TTTTTATTTATATTTTTTATTTATATTTTTTATTTATATTTTTTATTTATATTTTTTATTTATATTTTTTATTTATATTTTTTATTTATATTTTTTATTTAGTAATTACACTATTACTAATGTTTTCTTTGTCCTCGTCCTCGTCTTCATCTTCTGAGTAACTATATAATTCATAACTTAATTCTGAATTAAATTCATAATTTTCATCATTTTCGGAATTATTATTATGTAATAATTTACTTAATAACTCATTTGTTTTATTAATATCACTACTTAAGTTATCGTTAGTATCACTAGTTTCATTAATATCATTTGTGTTTTCATCTTTACTAATTTCTATAGTTTCTTTTAAATCAAAAAATTTATTAAAAACATCATTGTCCAGATTAATAAATTGCTCTTTATTTTTTAAAAAAAAAATACATTTATTATTAATATTTAATTTTATAGAATATTTGGTAAAAATAGTATGCTCATTATATTTTGTAATATTTGTATCTTCCTTACACCACAATTCTATATTTTTATCGTGTAAATCCCATGTATAAATTTTTTTAAAATTTGTAGAAGTCTTATAACCACATTTCTTATAAATATTTTCTTCATTAACATTTTTTACTTTTAATAGTTTAAAAGTTTTATTTTTTAATGTAATACAAGATATCATTATAATAACTTAACACTTGTTAATATTATTATTAACTACACTTTAAGTTTTTATAAAATATATTTTTCTCATAATATTATATTTTTTATAAAAAATATAATATAAAAATTTATAATAAGTTCTAATTAAATAATAATTTTTTAAATAATATACAAATCAAATGATTATATATATAATAAAATGGACTTTCATATATGTTGTATTAATTTTTTTATTACATAACTTATATTTATTTTTTCAAAATAACTTGACTTCAACTAAAATTAAAGATTATTATAATACTTATAATACTTATAATAACTATAATAGCGAGTCAAATAATAATTCACAAATAAAAAATGTTAAAGAAAAAAAAACAATACCTTCGGCCAATTTACAAATTAACAGCACAAGTTTAGAAGAAATAAATAAATATAGTGATTTTGCTAATTATAATAACGGATTTTCTAATCAAGATTTTACTAATTACAATAATGGATTAACTAATGATATGAAATCTGAACTCAATGATTTTTTTAATAATTTAAAATTATAAGTTTAAGTTTAAGTTTAAGTTTAAGTTTATATTAATATTAAAAATTGAAAAATTTATTTAAATATTTCTTTTAATATTAATATATTATGTTAGAAAAAAATAATTTATTTAAACATAAAAATACAGCTAATTCTTCTTTGGTTAAATTTAGTGATTTTAAATTTATAGCAAACAAATTTCCACTTGCTAATTATGTAAATAATAACAATACTAAATATTTTAATGTATCTAATTTACCAAATAATGCCAGCTATTATATTTTAAAACCTAAAGGACGCAAATCTTATTTATGGTTTACATATTATAAAAAAGATTTATTATGTTTACTAATATTTATTAATAATAAAAATTTAGAAGATGAATCAAATGAATTTTATAAATTTAACATCAATTATGATAATACATTATGTTATAATAATGTATTATTAGTTGGAACATATTTTTACAAATATTATTTGAAAACTACACATGCTAATAAAAGCAGTAACTTTAATAGTACGTATCATTATTTTATACTTGAAGATGTAGTAAATTTTAATGTATTTAATAATGTAATTACTAATTACTCAAGTAATAATTTTACATTTAAATTAAATATATGTAAAAATGTTTTGCGTTACATAGTAAATAGTCATTATAATGTATATTTAGGAATAATTTTAGATGATTATGATACATTATTCAAAATAATATATAAATTAGACTACGAAATATATTGTATTTCATGTTATAATAGTAATAAATATTTAGGAAATTTTATTATAACTAATAAATTATTAAATAATAGTGAAAAAAATTATGGTTGTAATTTTAAAGTTACTGCGTGTATAAATCAAGATATATACAATTTATTTATTTTAGAAAATAATAAAGAAACTTTTTATGATTATGCGTTAATTGATAGTTATAAAACAAGCGTTTTTATGAATAGTTTATTTAGAAAAATAAAAGAAAATAAGAATCTTGACTTATTAGAAGAAAGTGATTGCGAAGAAGAATTTGAAAATATTACTTTAGAAAAATATGTCGATTTAAATAAATCATATATTATTGAATGTATTTATAATAAAAAATTTAAAAAATGGATTCCAAAGAATTTAGCAAAAAATAATTATATTATTGATAAAAATAAAGTTAATTTAATTGTCCAAAAAAATAAAATATATTTATAGTATATAAAAAAAATGATCTCGGGTTTAGAAAATATGTTCATTCAGGAAGGTGGTAAACAGCGTAAACAGCAGAGTTATCAAGGCGGCAAACGTCGTAGAAGTGGAGGCACACGCAGAAGAAGAGGAAGAGGAAGGGGCAAACGCACACGCAGACATTAAATATGTGTAAACATTTTATAATTTTTATAATATAATTTTATAATATAATTTTATAATATAATTTTATAGTATTATTTATATTATAATATTATTATTATATAATAATATTATTATTATATAATAATATTATATTATGCGTGGAGGTTATAGATATAAAGGTTCATATAAAAATTCATATACAAGAAAAAGAAGAGTAGCTGGAAAAAAATATAAAAAATCGCAGCGAGTTAAATATAATTAATATAATAACTTTTTTATAATATTATTAAACATTTGGACTCATTTACTAATGTTGTTTGCTTTGTATTTTTATTATTTTTACGTGGTTTAAATAATAAATAATTCCAAAAATTAAGACTAGGACTAATACTAGGACTAATACTAGGACTAATACTAGAACTAGGATTTAAATGTGATTCATTATCATAGTTTGTAATATTATAAATAATTTCTTGTTCGCTAGCTAAAATAGAATTTTTTTCATCATTTTTTATTGTTAAGTTGAGAGATTTTAAATAATTAATATAGTTATTATATTTTTCCTGGTTTGTGCGGATTATTTTATAATTTTTTTCATTATAAAATGCTCGTCTTTTAGTAAATTGATTTAAAAATACCTCATGATTGTCTATTAAATCTATAATTAATGGATTACTATGTTTTTCTCTCAAAATTCTGCCAACTGCCTGAATAATATCTGATTTTGGACTTGCTAAAAATAAACTAGTTAGTGATTTAATATCTAATGCTTCAGCAGCCATACTAAACGTAGCCAAAATGATTTTTTTTGATTCGCTTTTTTTTAAATCTTCGTCTTTCATTCCGCCAATATAAAATCCAACAGAAGCAAAATTCTTATAACATAATGCTTTATATAAATAATTTAATAAATTTTTTGTTTGTGCCAAAACAATAAATTGCTGATCAGGATTAATAAACATTTCACTTTCTAAAATATGAACAATAAAATCGCTGCGCAAATTAAAATTAGATATTTTGCTAACCATTGTACTATATTTTACTTGACCTCTAAAGTCTCTTTCCACTTCATTATATTCATCATCTTCCACAATAAAATCAATTGCTTTTACTAACACATTATCTTGAGAACTATTTTTAGAATGTTTATAACATATATCTCCTAAATACATCTTAAAGACATTTGTTAATCCGTCTTTTCTTTCCATTGTGGCACTTAATCCAAGACCATACAGCGTATTACATTTTTTTAGACAATTACTAAATACTTCACTAGACATATGGTGACACTCGTCATATAAACTTAGTCCAAAACTATCAAATAGTGATTCGTGATAATTTTTCATGCTAATACTTTGTATCATTGCTAACACAATATCTTTATTTTCTATATCAACTACTTGACCTTGTATTGTCCCAATACGAGCACCGGGTAAATATTCTTCAATTCTCTCTATCCATTGATTTTTTAAGAAAGTTTTGTGAACAAAAATTATGGTTTTTTTCTTTAGAACTTCTATAATTTTAAGACCTAATACTGTTTTACCTGCTCCAGTCCATAATTCTATAAGTGCTGTTCCATTGCCTTTATTAATATTATCTGGCGTTCCAAAATCTATTGCTTTTAAATATTCATTTAAAACTTTTGTTTGATAATCTCTCAATTGTCCATTAAAAGTTAGATTTATAGATTCTCCAAATGATATTTTTAATAATTTAGGATAACCAAACATCTTAATACCCCAGCATCTTGGAACATATATTTTTTTTTCTGATTCTTGATAAATTGGAAATGACTTGGCTTCCGCATAAGAATTTTGAATAAAAGGTTTTACTGTTAATTCATTTTTAATAAATTCTACTATTTTAGGAGTTAAACAAATTTTATAAATAGTGTAACCTTTATTTCCTAAATAACTATTTAGTCCATTTTTTTTTAAAGCTTCTATAAGTTGTGCCAATTCTATATATGTGTCTCTATTTTTAGGACTAATTTTTTTTATCATCATTTTAAATTATACTTGGTAATATAAGTTTAAACAAATTTGTTAAATATTTTATCAATTTAATAATTTAATAATTTTTATATTTTATAAAATATTTTATTATAAATTTATTATTTAATAAATAATAAATTTATAATAAAATATTTTATAAAATATTTCGTTATACTATAATGAACTCTCTTAATATATCCACTAATTTTAAAAATTTAAAAAATATTACAACAAACGAAATAATTTTAATAGTACTTATATTATTATATTTAATAAGCAACGTATCTACACCATACGAATTAGCACCATATATAAATAATATATATACATATTTCTCTCTTATTGCTATTGTTATATTATTATTTTTAAAAACTAATCCTTTAATTGCCTTATTTTTTGGTATAGCCGCATTAATATTTGTATTACGTTCTAATAAAGTAGATCATGGAGTAATGGCTCCAAGCACACACAATAAATCATTAGCTATGATAAATTTAAATAGTAATACTAATAATAGTACTAATAGTAATATTAGTAATAATATTACTACACAAACCACATTAGAAGAAGAATTAATAGGTTTAATTCAAAAACAACCAGATAATATTATAAATACTAATAGCTATCATCCCGTATCTTGTGAAACACATAATGCTTCAGACATTTAAATGTCTCTTCATCTAGTTCTAGTATACTTAGAAGGATATACTACAAACATAAAATTTCCTATACTATAAATAATACCAACAAATAATATACTAACAAATACCTGTAATCCAATATTATTATACAATGTTGAAGGTGAAAATAAGTTACTACCTTCTGTAAGCATAGAATTTAAACTATTTAAATTGGGTCCATACATATTGTTAGAAGATTCTATAGATATACCATTATCATCTACAGGATTACATTTTATATATAAATTATCATCTTTACTATTTAGAGTTTTCATTAAATAGTCAGTATCATTGTAAATTTCTGTAAATTTTGATACTTCTTCTGGTTGATTTAATTTAAGAAGTTCAAGAAATTTAGTATTTTTTAATAATTGGTCTAATTTTGTATTAGGATTTATATTAGCACTTGGAACCTGCGATGAATAATATTGTGCTACACTTACACTATTATTTGCACGCTTATTATAATGATTAATTCTAATATATTCTGAACTATTATTACCATATTTTCGCTTTATAAATTCCATAAACTGCAACCATTCATTTTTTTTTTCTTCATCATTAGTAGACATTATATATTAATATATATGTTGTTTATTTTTTTTTTATTATTTTTAATAATATTAATAATAATAATAAAATATAACATTAACATTATTATTAATAATATTATTATATTAATATAATATAACATTAATAATAATAATAATATATGCCACTACTCAATGAAAAACAAAAACTTATTTTAAAAATATACATAAGATTATTATTATATGTTAAAGACAAATATGAAAAACTACAAAATTCATCAAAAATTTCAAGTAGTCTTATAGAGTATTTAAAAAAACAAATTCGTGAAAATAAAAAATATACTGATGAACTATGGTATAATCAAAATGATGCTTTAGATGATACTTTTACCACTCTATTTATAGAAAAAGGAAAAAATATAACACAAGGAAAAAATATAGCACATATATTAAGTTCAACACCAGAACCGGATTCACATGAAGATACAAAAACAAGAATGTCTAAAGTAGTGGAAAAATTACTTACATCTATTAAAAAAATAAGTTATACAAAACAACGTTCATATTTAGATAGTGAACTTAGAACAATTAATAAAGAAGACTTAAAAACTCTAGATGAAGTATTAGTTGAACGTCGTGCATATTTTGATGACAAGTATAGTAAAGATAGGACTAATAAAGACATAATAGAAACTATAAAAACTATTGATCACATACGTACTCTTATTGATGTAGAATCAGGTGAAGAATATTAAAAAATATAACAAATATAGCATAATCAATAACATTTATAAATCATAATTTATAAATTCTAACTTAACAATTTTTATTTTAAAAATTGATATTTATTTTAAAATAAGAGTTATAGATAAAATAATATTAATAATAAAAGTCAATAATTAAAAAAATGGACAAAATTAAATCTTTTAGATTATATGATTTTAATGTATATGATGGTATTAGCAAACATTCGCAAGAAAAAAATAAATTTTCGCAAGACTCATTAGACCATTATAAAGACAATAAAAAATTTATTATTCAAGCATTTGGTATTAATGATTCTAACAAAACAGCATCAATATTAATAGAAGATTTTTATCCATATTTCTACATAATGGTAGATGAACTATGGAACGAGCAAAGAAATACATTACTTCTTGCCCATTTAAAGAAAAAAGTGGGTTATTATTATGAAGATAGTATTGTAAATTTAAAACTTGTAAAAAGGCAAAAGTTATATGGATTTGATAATAAAAAATTACATAATTTTATTAAAATTTCATTTACAAATAATAATGCTTTTAACAAAGTAAAAAAACTATTTTATACAGATACTTATGATAAATATACTGGATTTGATAGATCACTAAATGATGAAGGGTATAGTTATAGTGATGAATATGGAACAACAAACTTTTATTTATATGAAGCCGATATTCCTCCATTATTAAAATTCTTTCATAAAAAACAAATTAATCCAAGTGGATGGATTAAAATACCATCAAATAAAATATTAAGCATTAATAATAAAACAACACATTGTGCTTATGAATATTCAGTTAAGTATGATGATATTTATTCATACAAAGAAAAAGAAACACTAGTAAAATATAATATATGTAGTTTTGATATTGAAGCTAGTAGTAGTCATGGTGATTTTCCTATTCCTATTAAAAATTACAAAAAATTAGCCACAAATATACTTGAAAATTATAATTCGTGTTCAAGTGAATATAAAGAAAATTATGACATTAGTATGTTAAAACAAGAAATATTAAGTGCTTTTGATTTAACAAATAATAAACTAAGTCATATATCAAAAGTGTATCCAAAAAATAAAAATTTAGATGCTTTTAATATTGAAAATTTAATTGAAAACTTAGGCAATTATATTCCAGCAAATTTCAAGAAAAAAAATACAAATGAGTTTTTAGAATTAAATGAGTCAGAGTCTGAGTCAGATGAAGATGAAGATGAAGATGAAGATGAAGATACTAACAAAGATACTAATGATTTAAATCACGAAGAAATTACAAATAATTTTAAGCGTAAAAAGAAAGTAAAATTATATAATAAAAAAGATGCTACATTAATGGATTTAATCAAAGATGATAAATGTGAATATAATACAAAACTATATGAATTAACAGAAGCATTTACTAACACTGGATTTCCCGAGTTAGAAGGTGACATTATTACATTTATTGGGTTAAGTTTTATTAATTATACAGAAGCAAAACCATATAAGCGAATTATTATTGTTAAGGGAGGTTGTAAAATCCCAGATAAATATTTATTGTGGGCACAAGAAAATAATGTAATTGTTTTAGAACGTAATACTGAAAAAGAAGTTTTACTAACATTTACTAAACTTATTAATAGTGAAAATCCACATATTATTACTGGTTATAATATTACTGGTTTTGATTTTGAATTTATGTATAATAGATCGAAAGAATTAAATTGTGTAAATGAATTTTTAAAATTATCACGAAATAAAGATGAAATTTGCATTTCCAAAGATTGGCGTACAAATGTTGAAAATATTGAAACAAATAAGATTATTTTAGCAAGTGGAGAATATAATTTAAAATTTATTAAAATGCCCGGACGCATTATTATAGATATGTGTGTCATTTTTAGAAAAGAATTTACACTAAGTTCAAATAAATTAGATTTTACATCAAGTTATTTTATTAGTGATAGCGTTAATAGTATAAGTATTGATGTTGAAAATAATACCACTAAAATTTATAGCAAAAATTTAACTGGAATTTCAGTTGGTAGTTTTATTAAATTTGATGAATTAGGATTTAGTACTAATTTATATAAAAAAGGCAAAAAATTTGAAATTAGTGAAATTAATAATCAAGAACATTCGTTTGTTATTAATAGTATTGAGGAATTAGATTTGGCAAACTATAAATATAGTTGGGGTCTAGCAAAAGATGATGTTTCGCCTCAAGAAATATTTTCCTTAGCAAATGGAACAGATTATGATAGATGGACAGTTGGTAAATATTGTCTTGCTGATTGTGATAATGTTATTTGGTTATTATTAAAAGTGGATGTTATTACAGACAAAGTTGAAATGTCTAATTTATGTGATGTTCCACTAAGTTTCTTGTTGTTACGAGGTCAAGGAATTAAATTACATAGTTATATTTCTAAAAAATGTGGCGAAAAAAATACATTGATGCCTGTAGTCAAAAAACAAAAAACTGGAGGTGGTTATGAAGGTGCTCACGTTTTTACACCAAAAACAGGAATATATTTAGAAGATCCTGTTGCTTGTGTTGATTATAGTTCTCTGTATCCATCTTCTATTATTTCTGAAAATTTATCACACGATAGCAAAGTATGGACTAAAGAATACGATTTAAGTAATACTCTTATTAAAGAAACCGGAATAAAAGATGAACACGGCAATTTTAAATATGATAATTTATATGATTTGGGTTATAATTATGTAGATGTAAAATATGATACTTATCAATATAAAAGACTTACTCCAAAAGCTGCAGCCAAGAAAGTAATTAATGGTTATAAAATTTGTAGGTTCGCACAATTTCCAGAAGGTAAAGCAATTATGCCTTCAATTTTAGAAGAATTGCTTGCCGCACGAAAAGCAACCCGAAAACGTATTTTACTAGAAACAGATGACTTTATGAAAAATGTATTAGATAAACGTCAATTAAGTATTAAAGTTACAGCAAATTCATTATATGGTCAAATGGGAGCAATAACTAGTGCTTTTTATGAGGCAGATGTAGCTGCTTCAACAACCGCAATTGGTCGTAAATTATTATTTTATGGACGATCAATTATTGAAGAATGCTATAATGACATAGCTATTAAAGTTTCTGATGGTTCATTAGTAAAAGTGAAAGCCGAGTGTGTATATGGTGATACAGATTCTGTGTTTTTCAAATTTAATTTACGCAATCCAGAAACAAATGAAAAAATATTAAATAAGCAAGCACTAATATATACTATTGAGTTGGCCAAGCAAGCTGGGGAACTAGCCAGTTCCTTTTTGAAAAAACCTCACGATTTAGAATATGAAAAAACATTTTATCCATGGATATTATTATCTAAAAAACGCTATGTCGGTATTTTATATGAAAATAATCCAGACAAAGGCAAAATGAAATATATGGGTATTGTATTAAAGCGTAGAGATAATGCACCTATTGTAAAAGATATTTATGGCGGTATTGTAAATATTATTATGCAAGAAAAAAGTATGGTTAAATCAATCAAATTCTTAAACGAGTGTATAGAAAAATTAATAGCAGGAAACTATGTAATAGATAAATTATTAGTAACTAAGTCATTACGAGGTTATTATAAAAACCCGAAGCAAATTGCTCATAAAGTATTAGCAGAGCGTATTGGATTACGAGATTCAGGAAATAAACCAGCATCTGGGGAGAGGATTTATTATGCTTATATTAAAAATCCTAATAAAAAGGCACTTCAAGGGGAAAAAATAGAAACCCCCGATTTTATTAAGCAAAATGAACTGGAACTTGACTATAATCATTATATTAGTAATCAAATAATGAAACCATTATTACAATTATTTGCTCTAAATTTGGAAAATATGAGTGAATTTAAAAAAAAACGCGGAATAACATTACAATCATGGCATAATGAATTAACTAAATTACGTGAAAAATGGGTCGAACCAGAAAAATATGAGAAAAAAGTAGAAGAACTAAAATGTAAAGAAGTCAAAAGTTTATTATTTGATAAATATTTGAAAGAATGTAAATAAACCTAGCGCTATTATATAAAATAATAGTTATCATAAATAATTTTTTTTATTAATTATATTATTAACAATTATATTATTAACAATTAAATTATTACTATAATATAATTAGTATAATATTATGGTTAATAATATAACATATAAAAATTTAAGAACTTATTCTTATAAGTTTAATAGACAAAAAACAAATAAAGTTCTTAAAAATGTAAATACTAAATCGCATTTTAGAAATTTAATACTTAAAAGCGACTATCAGCAAAATAAAAAGCAAGTATTCAAAAAAGTAATAAATGTTGATGCTGCTATAACAGACCAAAAAAATAGTGGTCGCTGCTGGTTATTTGCCTTTTTAAATATTGTACGTTTTAAAATGATACAAAAATACAATTTATTACCTAGTTTTGAATTTTCCCAAAATTATTTATTTTTTTATGACAAATTAGAAAAAGCAAATTATTATTTAAATTTTATATTAGAAAATTATTCTGTTGATTTAGAAACATTAAACTATAATACTGATACATTAAAATCAATACATATGTTACAAAATTTAACCGATGATGGCGGTCATTGGAATGTTTTTGTAAATTTAATTGAAAAATATGGTATAATACCCAAATCAAATATGGATGAAGATTTTCATAGTGCTAATTCTAAAGAGTTAGAAACATTTTATGATGATTTTTTACGAAAATGTGGTCATAAAATAAAAACAACATCTAAAATTGAATTAGCAAAAAATAAAACTAAGCTATTGGATGAAATGTTGTCTGAGTGTTATAAAATATTGGTTTTATTTTTGGGAGAACCACCAAGTACAATAACTTGGGAATATTATGAAAAAAATACTAAAAATAGCAAAAATGAAAAAAATCAATCTTTAAAAGCCAAAACTATAGCAAATATTACTCCTTTAGAGTTTTATAAAAAATATGTCCCCTATAATGCTAAAGATAAAATATGTTTAATTAATTATCCTTGTAAGCAAGTTCCTTTTTACAAATTATATAATATAGAAATGGCTTTTAATGTTATTGGTTCTAGTGAGCAAAATTTTATAAATGTTCCAATTAATATAATGATTGATGCTGTTAAAAATTCAATAAATAATGAAGAAGCAGTATGGGTAGGAATAGATTTTGATAAATATATTTCATTAAAAGATGGATTTTTAGATAAAGATGGATTTGATTATGAAGATGTATTTGGTTTTACTAATTATATGAAAAAATGTGATGCTTTAAATTATAGGCAAAGTGGTCCAACACATGCTGTAATTATAAAGGGATATAATTTTGAAAATTCAAAAACAAATGGATTTTTGGTAGAAAATTCATGGGGAGAAAAAAATGGATTTGAAGGAAATTATTATATGGCAAACTCATGGTTTGAAGATTATACATATGAAGTTGTTGTAGATAAAAAGTGTGTTCCTAAAAAAATACTAAATTTATTAAACCAAAAACCTATTATTTTGCCTTATTGGACTCCATTTAGTCAAGTATTAATGGGTGGAAAATAAGTAATGTTTAAAAATAACAAATATTATTTTTAAATAATATATAATATTATTTAAAAATTTAGCTACTACTTATAGTATTATATTTAAAAATGGAAAGTTTAACAAATGCGATTAATGTTCTTAACATTAGTATAAATAATACAAATGAAGAATGTATGATATGTAGAGATGAATTATCATGTAATCAGTGTTATACTTTACCTGAATGTAATCATACTTATCATACCCATTGTTTAGTTAGTTGGTTTAGAAATGGAGATTCGCGTTGTCCATATTGCGGAAATAAAGGTATTAATAATACAAATAATGATACTTTACGTAATGTAAGAGGTAAATATTTTACTACAATATATGAAAAACAAATGTTAGCAGATATAAAAAAATATGTTTATTTGAAAAAAAATGATACTATTAAAAGATGTCTGGAAACACGTAAGCAATTTGATAAAATTAAAGTATTAGAAGAAAATTATAAAATTGAAACACAGAAGTTGAGAGAATTACAACAATCACTCAAAGAAACACCCGCACTATATAGTGAAGCTAAGAAAAATATAATGTGTTATAGAAGTAAAAAATGGAAAATAAGTAGACAAATTAGAGTAGAACTTTTGAAAATTATAAATACTAGTTATATTATTCCTTTAATAATACCGATGAGTGTGTCAATATAATAGCATTATTAGCGTAAAAATAGTCCAAATTCATAACTATTTTGTTCGCTTCTACTATGTGAATTAATATTAGCATCTTCATTTTCCAAACTCTCTCTATTTGTTAATAAACTTTCAATATGTAGAGCCAAATAAAATCTAAACTCATTACTATATAAAAATAATTTTTTATTATTATCAGGATTTATATAACTAATAATATTAGAATTTGTTAAAATATTATATCTACATACTGGACATGTTTGGTGTTGATACAACCAATTTTTAATTGCGTGTGTCTTGAATATATGACCACAATTTTTTATTATTGTTACTTGATCATTATTTGTAAATTCTTCTTGTGTTATTGGGCAAGTATCATTTAATGGAACAGCAATACAAGAATAATTTATTTTTGCTGTGTTTATTTTAATAAGAGTACGCATATTTACATCTGATAAATTTTCAAAATCTTCCAAACTATAATTTAATAAATAGGCATTTTGTGAATTACTAGTATTATTACTATTATTACTATTAGTACTATTATTACTATTAGTACTATTACTAGTACTGCTACTATTACTATTAATAGTATTCAAATAATTATTATAGCAATAATAATTGTTTAATAATAATGTCATTATATTATTATTAGCACTATTCAAATAGTTAATACTATTATTATAAGAATTAATATAATTATTAGTACTACGTAAAACATTATGTAAAAGTATTTCATTAGTATTTGAATTATTATTCATATTTGAATTATTATTCATATTTGAATTATTACTCATATTTGAATTATTATTCATATTTGAATTATTATTCATATTAATATTATAATAGTAACAACAATATTTTTAATACATTTAAATATATTAATATTAATACATTTAAATATAGTGTCATAAATAATCTAGTATATAAAATATGTCACATATTAATTATAATTATTTATTATCAAATGATTTATTAAATAAATATACTAATAGAGGATTATCAGGATTATGTAATTTAGGAAATACTTGTTATATAAATTCTTGCTTACAAATTCTATCACATTGTTATGAACTACATGAACTTATTAATATTATAAATACTGATAGTAATACTAATAGTAATATTAAAAATTTAATTTTACAAGAATGGACTAGTCTTAAAGACTTAATGTGGTCTAAAAATTGTGTAATTAGTCCAAATAGATTTTTAAATGCTATTCAACATATAGCAACAATCAAAGATCGTGAATTGTTTTCAGGTTATGTTCAAAATGATTTACCTGAATTTTTAATATTTTTATTTGATTGTTTTCATGAAGCATTAGAGAGAAAGGTAACTATTACAATAAATGGCAACTCAGAAAATAACATAGATGAATTAGCCAAAAAATGTTATACAATGATTCAAAATATGTATTCTAATAGTTATTCCGAAATAATAGATTTATTTTTTGGTATACATGTATCATTAATTATTTCAAATAATGATTCAAACAATGATTCAAGCAACTCTAGTAATTCTAAAGAAATATTAAGCATTACACCAGAACCATTTAGCATTATTAATTTACCTATACCACATAGTGACACTAATAACCAAGAATTTAGCATTTATGATTGTTTTGATTTATATACACAAGTAGAATTTTTAGAAGGTGAAAATGCTTGGTTTAATGAAACCACAAATAGTAAAGAAAATGTTAATAAATGTATTAAATTTTGGAGTTTACCAAATATATTAATAGTAGATTTTAAAAGATTTAATAATGCTAATAAAAAATTAAACAATGTAATTAAAACACCTTTATTAGGTCTTGATATGAGTAAGTATGTTGTTGGTTATAATAGAGATAAATATATTTATGAATTGTTTGGAATATGTAATCATAGTGGAGAATGTTTAGGCGGTCATTATAGTGCTTATGTTAAAAATTCTAATCAAAAGTGGTATCATTATAATGATACAAATGTTGATGAAATTAGCGAATCTCAATTAATAACTCCAAAAGGTTATTGTTATTTTTATAGAAAATTGTTATAATTTATAATATTTTATAATACTTTATAATATTTTATAATAAAATATTGATTCATATTTGATTAAGAACTCTAATAATATTATATTATTTATATATAATATTATGTCATTATTTAATAATATAACGCAAGATTTTTATGATAATTTAAATAATTTAGGCACTAATCCTTTTGTATTAGTAGTGTTAATAATAATTATTATTATTTATTATGTATTATTTTCATTTTTAGGAAAATCATGGGATGATGATTATAGTGAACCATCTAGTACATTTGTAATTTTTGAAGCTTTGTTATGGGGATTATTTATTCTTTTAATTTTTGTAAATGGTTTATCTTATTTCTTAAATATTGATGTTATTGCTGAAATTAAAAATATATTTTCTCCAGAACCGGAAATTAATATTAAAACAACAACAAATCAACCAATAGTTCAAATTGACACAAACGAAGTTTATCATGTTCCAGGAAGTAGATTTACATATCATGATGCTAAAGCAGTTTGTAAAGCATTTGATGGAGAACTTGCTAGTTATAATCAAGTAAATGAAGCAAACAAAAAGGGAGCAAGTTGGTGTAGTTATGGATGGACAAAAGACCAATTAGGACTTTATCCTACAAGTCAGAGTGATTGGACAAAATTACAAGAAAAAGAAGGTCATAAATATGACTGCGGATTACCAGGAATAAATGGAGGTTATGTTCCAAACCCTCATACAAAATTAGGTGCTAATTGTTATGGAGTGAAACCAAAACAAAGTGAATTAGAAAAAGAATATTTAAATAAAGACTTATATCCAAAAACAGTTAAAGAACTATTATTTGAACAACGTGTAAAATATTGGAAAGATAGAATTAGTAATATACTAATAAGTCCATTTAATAATAATAATTGGTTTAAAGTTGAATAAGCATTATATTTTTCTTATTAATTTTTATTTTCTTCGTGTTAATTTTTTATCTTTTGTACGTCTTCTTTTTGTTTGTTTTCTCTCAACATTATCAATTATTTTATAAAATTTCGTGAAAGTTTTATCACATATTACATTTTTATGTGAAGTGCTATCTAAATTACAAATTGAGTCATTATATTTATTTGTTTTTTTTGAGTAATTATTTGAATCTTCAAAATTAAAACCGGGCAATAATGCTAAATTACTAAGTTGTTTATTTTTTTTATCTAAATCATCTAAAAATTTCAACATTTTATAATCTTTTATATATATATATTTTATATATAAATATTCAAATAATATATTCAAATAATATATTCAAATAATATATTCAAATAATATATTCAAATAATATATTCAAACAATATATTCAAATAATATATATAAATGGCTTTACAACCATTACCGTCATTACCGCCATTTAAAATGGTAAATATAGAAGATTTAAAACTATATAAAAAATATGATAAATATGATGATTATTTAAGAGAAACAAATAAAAGCTATTATGATAGTTTAGATAAACTTAAATTACAAGAAAAAAATGGCATTAGTGTTGATGAACAAATGGAAGATGCTATTCGTTTTTTTGCATCAAAAGGGGTAGGCGAATTGACCCAAATATTACAAAATTTTAATATAGAAGATGATATAAACAATGGTGTAAAACAATATTTTGGATCGGCTTATAGTAGTATGAATGATAGTATGCGAAAAACAATAGCTAAGAATAAATTAACTAAGAATGAATTAACCAAGGATGATTTAGACTTAGACTTTGGTGAGATTATAGAAATATATGATAAATTAAAAAACCCTGACCCTGGCGATAGGTATAATAGAGATAATACATATATTTATAATACATTGAATGCATTTACAAAAACCACACCATCTACAGATAAATTTTGTGTTTTTAGATGTTATCAAAAATTATTTAATGGAGTACCATTGTTTACCCCTGAAGGTGATTTGGTACCTTATATTTATTTAAATCAATTTACATCAACATCTATATTATTACGATTTAGTGATTATTGGTGTACTCCTCCTCCCATTAACACCTTTTCAAATTCAACAGACCCATACAGACCAAATATGGGAGATAATACTTTAATTTGTATAGAAATACCTGAAAGCACTCGAGGTATTTCTCTAATTAATTATGCTGGAATGATTCCAGATATGCTTATGTCTGATTATTCTGAATTTGAATATTTGCTTCCACCAGGTGGTTTTTTATCACTCACTAATCGAACATATCGCTACACTAGTATTACTAGAACAAATTTAAGAACCGCATTGAATATAGACCCAACGGAAAGTGACCCATTTCCACATTTACCTATAACATTTGAGATTCCTGTTTATACGTATATGTCGAATGTTGCAAGTAATCCTGATTATAAAACTATAACTTATAAAAAATACAGTTATATATTACCCAAAGTTAAAAATATGTTCTCAAGAGCTAGAGAATATATAAAAGACCGAATAAATGTTATTAAGACTAAGACTATGACTATGACTAAAACTAAGAAACAAGATGATGTTCATTTTAATTACATTGCATTTAAAGAAGGAAAAGGGAAACAAATAAGAAAGAGAAAGAGTAGAATACAAACTAGAAAGAGAAAGAGTAGAATACAAACTAGAAAGAGAAAGAGTAGAATACAAACTAGAAAGAGAAAGAGTAGAATACAAACTAGAAAGAAAAACACTAGACAAAAAAGAATAAAAAATAAAAAAATAAAAAATTAATTGTAAACACGTTTTATATTTGTGCTAATATTATGTGTTCTCTTTGATTTAATAAATTGTATAAGTTCTTCTTTTATTGAATTTGAATCATAATTTTCAAAAAATTCTTCAAAACATTGTTCTAAAAATTTAACACTTAAAGGATTTGCTATTTTTTGTTGAATAAAACTTAATTTACCATCACTAATATTTATATTTGGATACTTAGTATTTTTAAAATCATAATAATTAATAATAGTTTGTGTTAATTCATTTTTTTCATCTCTTAATTTTGAAATTTGACTATTTAATTTTTTATGCTGGTTGTCCAAGACCACCCAATTTTTAATACTTTCTTCTATATTCATAATTATTTTAACTTATTTATTTTAACTAAGCAATTTGTATTTAATTATATTTATTTAATTTATTTAATTTATTTATTATAATTTTTTATATGAAAAAAATTATAATTTATATAATTTATATAATTTATATAATTTAGTTAATATTTATTAGTTTTCAAATAAAAAATATTTAACCTCTGCTTCTAGATCTCGAACCTCTTCTTGATCTTCTTGATCTTCTTCTTGTTGGTCCATTGTAGCCATATCTTGCTTTTCCTAATTGGGTAGCACCAAGTAAACCGGCAGCAACCGCTACATCCATTAAATAACCGCCTTTTCCTTTTCTTCCTCTTCTTGTACGCGAACCTCTTCTTCTTCTGCGACCACCACCCATAGATGGAGGATTCTGTTGATAGTGCTGTTGCTGGCCGCCCATTGCTAGCATTCCTGCTAAATCTGACATTTTTATATATTATAAAAAGATAAAAATTTTTTATTCTAAATAATAATTATTATTTAAATAATAATTATTTAAATAATTATTATTAAAAATACTCCTAAAGACATATTATTTGGAAACTGCTTGCTTTTTTAATTTATTGTTATATTGAATTAATAAAATTAAAACTCCTAAATGTAAAATAAAACTAGTAAATATAAAAAATAAAAAAAAACATAAATATATATGTATTTCTCTCAAAAAATATTCTAAAATAGGGTTTAATATATTTTGCAATTCTTTTTTAGTTTCCTCTGCTTTAAGAAAATTAATACAATAATCAGCCAATGTATTTTTAGATGCCATAATTAATTATTATTTATTTTAATATTTTAAATTAAAATATGCGTGGAAATATAAATTCATTTTTCTAACACTTAATATAAATTAATACATGAATACTCTAATTTATGATATTACAGAAAACTTTAACTTTAATAATTTAAAAGTAGAAAATCCGTCTCTAATAAACGCCAATAATTATTTTAGCAAAATATATAATAATAGTAATAAAAACTTTTATATTAAACTTCCTAAATGTAAAACAAAGCATGGAATTATTAATTCAAATAATAAATGTTTTTGTGAACTAGAATTTAATAGCAATGAAAAATTGGTTGCTGAATTTTTTGAAAATTTAGAAGAATTTTGTGTTCAAGAAATATACAAAAATAAAACATTATGGTTTTATGATTCAGATAATATAAAAAACGAAGATATTGAAGAATATATAACACCTATTATGAGGTCATATAAAGGAGGGAAAAAGTTTCTAATTAAAACTAATATAAAACAAGATAAACTTATTATTTATGATGAAGACGAAAAAAAAATAAATTTACTTGATTATGATGTTAATAATGAGTTAATACCATTAATAAACATAAATGGCATAAAATTTTCTAAATCTACTTTTATTATTGATATTGTTTTAGTGCAATTTATGATTTTATATCCATGTGATAGTTTTGAAAATCAAATACTAATTAAATTAAATAAACAAGAGCCTAATTTATTAAAAGAAGTTGAAGAAGCAAAAGAAGCAAATTTACCAAAAGCAGCAAATTTAGAAAAATATAATTCAAAAACTAATAATTTAGATTATTTAGAATCATCTGAAAATTCAACAATAAATGTTTCAAATGAAAGTGATGATTGTAAAATAGATAATAATAGCAACAATGAAACTAATAGCAACAATGAAACTAATAGCAACAATGAAACTAATAGCAACAATGAAACTAATAGCAACAATGAAACTAATTCTTTTAAATATTTAATTAATAGTTTAGAAACAATTGAATGTAATAATGATGGTTCTATTGAATTAAATAATTTAGACACTATTGCCGAAAATACAGAACCTATTGAATTAAAAACACATGAAACAATATATTTAGAAATATATAAAAAAGCTAAGCAAAAAGCAAAAGAAATAAGAAAAAATGCTATTGAAGCATTTTTAGAAGCCAAAAATATTAAATTGAAATATAATTTAAATAATATACTAGATGATTCATCTAGTGATGAAGAAAATGAGTTATTGAATCTTAATTAATATTTTAGTGTAAACAATATTAATAATATTTTAGTGTAAACAATATTAATAATATTTTAGTGTAAACAATATTAATAATATTTTAGTGTAAACAATATTAATAATATTTTAGTGTAAATAATATTAATATTTAATTAATTAAATATTATTGAAAATTTTTTATTGTTTATTTTATATAAAATGACAGCTATGAAGAAGTTTACAAAAGGAGTCAAACCGGAGTACGTTATAGGAATTATTGCTTTAGTTTTTGCTGGTTTAGCTTTTTTTAAATATTCTGAAGACAAAAATATACATCAATCACCAATGACACCTGGACTATCAAATTTAGGATTTTCAGATGTTGTTCCAAACCAAGTCTCCAACCCATCATACAATGAACAACAAAATGTTATGAATAATGTAGACACTATTTCGTCTAATAATAATTTAGTAGTAAATAGAGCATCATCTAATCCTTCCGATTTGTTACCAAGTGATATGAATAATTCATGGGCAAATTTAAATCCTGTAGGAAATGCTGATTTAAGAAATGTAAATTTATTAAATCCCACACAATTAACCGGAATTAATACACAAGGTTCAAGTTTAAGAAACCCCAATTTACAATTAAGATCAGAACCTCCAAATCCAAGAATGAATACAAATTGCCCTTGGAATATTTCTACTATTGAAGGAGACCAATTTAGAAAAACATTAGAAATTGGTTCTTAAATAAATACTTCGTAAAAAAGTTCATACATTTATTAAATTTCGTAAATTTTATTATAAAATTTAATATTAATGAGCACACTATTTAATAATAATATTTTTAATATTGTTATAATAATATTTATTATAATAATTGGTTCAAAATTATATTTTAATAGCGATAGTTTTAACTTAAGATGTATTATATCAGATGTAAATGGTAATAAATATTGTGTTCGCGATAGAAATAAATTAGAATTAGCCGCGGATAGATTAGCACACGTAAACAATAATTTAAATAAATTAGTAAATCATTTATCCAAAAAATATCCCACAAAAGAGAATGTTCAACGACTAGTAAATGGTTATAATCCAAAGAAAATATACGAAACATTACCTACTAGTGAATTTACTGCGTATAGTGAAAATAAAGGTGAAAAATTAGCATTTTGTTTAGATACTGAGAAAAATAGTAAAGGGCGTTTAATTGACATGAATACGTTGATGTATGTTGCCTTACATGAAGTTAGTCATATTGCTACCAAATCAATTGGTCATAATGATGAATTTTGGAATAATTTCAAATTTATGATTACAGAAGCAAAAGAAATAAATATATATAATCCTGTTGATTATAAAAAAGAACCAGCACGTTATTGTGGTATGAATATAAGTGATAATCCATATTATGATGTTAAATAATTATAAAAAACAATTATAAAAACAATTGTAAAAAACAATTATAAAAAAACAATTATAAAAAACAATTATAAAAATTTATAAACTATATCATAAATATTATAATCTATATTTGTGTCTTTAATTTTTACTATATTTTTACTATAAAAATATAAATTATAGAGTTTTGTATAGTCTTCCAAATTAGGAAAATAACTAGTACACGCAAACTCTTTTTCAATGTAAGTAATTATTATTTCATTAATAGTAAAAATGGTATTTTTAACATTATGATTATTTAAAAACAATTTGTATATTTCTTCTCCTCCAATAATCCATACTTCATCATAATTTTTAGACCTGACAAAAGTTTCTAGGTTTTGTAAACTTTCAAAAGTTTGCACAATATTTTTAGTATTGGTTTTATTAATTTGGAGAGATTTAGACAATATTAAATTATCTCTATTTGCTAATCCATCAATCTTATTTAAACTTTCATATGTTTTCTTCCCCATAATAACAGCATTATTTTTATTTCCAATTGTTAATCTTTTAAATTTAGCCATGTCTTCTTTAATATCCCATAATAGCGTATTATTTTTGCCGATTCCATTATTTTTACAATAGGCAACAATAATATTTACAATCATATTTATATAAAATAAACTCTTATATTTATATAAATGTCAAATATATTTAAGTCAAACATATTTAAATTTTATATTAATAATACTAATCAATTAAATAAACTATATTTGTTTATTAAGAATAAATATTTAATAAACCAAAATCAATCAACTTTGCCAACTTTACCAAGTTTACCAAGTATTGAAGAATTAAATACTAATTATAGCGATTCTTCTGTTTTCTTAAAAAGTGATGTATTTCAACAATATTTTATAAAAGATTTTAACGAAAACGATTTAATATATATAGAAGAATTTAGAACCAAACTTATTTTTGTTGATAATGTTATAAATAGTGATGATACTATTGAAACAATAAAATTAAAGTTTATTCAAGCCACTAATGAAAGTGTAAATGAAGATGAAAAAATTTGCTTTGAAGAAATCTATATGTATGGACTAGCACCATCAACATTAAATAAACTTGAATTATTTAATAATTTAACAAACAATAATAAAAATGATCTAACACGTAAAATGTTAATAAACTATTTTAAAAATATTGATGAAGGTAGTACTATTATAAATACTTTAGAAATTAAAGAACATTATACTTATGATGATATAAATGCTATTACTATTATTAATATTAATGAATATAAATCAATAGGTCAAAGTTTTATAAAATATTATGAAAACTTTATTGTAAATCCCTATAATTATGATTATGAAAATAGTTTAACAAAACAATCAAGTGATCTTATAACACTAAATAATTATAATATGTTATTTGAATATAATGTACACAATACAATATATGTATGTTTGGCAAGTGATTTTTTTAAAATAGAGGAAAATATTATAGATGAGGAATCATTTATTAAAATATATTTTAAATTATTATATATAAAAAATATTATTAGTATAAAAGATTTTATTACACGTAAAACCGAATTAATAAAAAAAAGTAACGAATTATTTAATGATGAAAATTTTAAAGCAAAAAATGAGTTTTTATTTTTATTAGAATCTATTCACTTAAATTCAAGCACTTTAAAATATGAAAATAATGGAGTAAAAGCTATTAATATAAATATTCATAGTACTATTAATTCAAATATTTCATTAGAAACAATATTTAAATTATTTAATAGCAGTGAACTATATCCATTTATTAAATATAATCCAGGTAAAAAATTAGAAAATATATATCGTCTATATTGTGATAAAATAAACAATAAAAAAAAAATACCAATGTTGAGTAGAACATTAATATTAAAGTATGCTAAATTCTTAGGCAAAGCCCATACAATAACATTTTATGTTAATTCCAAAGAAGAGTTATTTATAAATAATGTAAATGAATTTATAATTGAATTAGAAGATAGTGGTATTATTAATGTAAAAATTGACTTTAAAAATATTATAAGCATTACTAATATAAATATATTAATTGCTGATAATGTTAATAGCCTAATTAAATTTATAAAAAGTTTAATTATTAATAATACTATTGAATTATTTCACGAATTAAATAGTGCTAATGTTGAAATAAATTCAATAAACTATGTTTATAATATTAATATTAAAGGAAGTCTTAGTTTAAAAAATATAAGTAATTGTATAAGTTTTTTATTTAATGTTATAAAAAATGATACAAAAGAAATAATAATGCGTTATAAGCACGTATCAAATTTTAGTATAATGAACTCAGAAGACTCATTTATAATTGAACTTATTAAACAAAAATTTACAGAAACAGAAATATTGAGTAAGTTAGAAGAAAATTATAAATTATCATATGAAGAATCAAGGTCAAAATTAATAAATGTTATTAACTCTTTAAAATTAGTTCAAAATACATTTAATTATAAAAAATTAACTATTAAAAATAATCCTGGATTTTTAACAACATTTAAAAAAACTACTTCAAGCAATCTCTCAATTATTATAGAAAATATTGACTCTATTAATTATTTAAAAACCTTAAATGTATATATTGATTCTATTGTTAAAATTTTATTTAATCAACTAAAAGATAGTTCATTGGAACAAAATATTAAAAATATGTGTAAAAAAATAACACAACAAGAAGTAATTGAAGAAAAAAATTTAGAAGTAGCCAAAATTTCTGAAAATGAAGAAATTATAAAAAATGTTGCTCATTTATTAGAAAATGAAGATGAAGATGAAACAACTTCAATGAACAATGATTTATTAAATATATTATTAGATGAAGACGAAGATGATGAAAATGAAGATGAAAATGAAGACGAAGATGAAGACGAAGATGAATCAAAAGACGAAGATGAAGAAATTATAAAAATAACAGAAGATTTTAAAGAGTTAACAGAAGAAAATATAAAAGAAGATGTTATAGAAGACGTTATAGAAGAAGTAAAAGAAGAAGTAAAAGAAGAAGTAAAAGAAGAAGTAAAAGAAGAAGTAAAAGAAGAAGTAAAAGAAAAACCAAAAGAAGAAGTTGACGAAGAAGGTTTCAAAGAATTTTCAGAAAAAAGCAATCCAATATTAAAACGATTAATAAATAAAGAACCGACATTATTTAGTACTGATAAAAATAAATTTTATACTGAATATTCTCGATTATGTCAAGCAAATATTAAAAAACAACCAGTCATATTAACACAAGAAGAATATGAGTTTATTAAAGAAAATCATAGAAGTTCATATACAGAAAGTTTTCCATATGGAACAAAAGAAGGAACAACTTATCACTATATATGTCCAAGATATTGGGATTTAGAAAAAAATATTAGTTTATCTCACGAAGAAGTAACAAGTGAAAAATATGGAAAAGTTATTACAAAAAAAAATAAAGATGGAACTTATGATGGAAACATAATGGAATTTACTGATCCAAAGCATCATCTTGATGAAAAAGGAAATTATATAAATCATGTTCCAGGGTTTTTAGATGAAAAACATAATAGAATTGTTAATAAAAATAGTTTTTGTTTGCCTTGTTGCTTTAATAATAAGTTATGGAATAAACCACAACAAGAACAGCGACGCAGTAAATGTTTAAATTATGATTATAACCTCAATCCTGAAGAAAAAAAAGAAAATTTTAATTACATTAAAGGACCAGATAAATTTCCATTGGAAAAAAATAAACCAGGTTTTCTTCCAATAAATATTCAAAAGTTGTTACAATTTGATAATTTAGATTGCGTAACAAAACAAGCACCCAATTTATTAAAAGTTAATCACAAATGTTTATTGCGTTATGGAGTAGAAAATAGTACTAATCAATCTTTTATTGGCTGTATTGCTGATTTATATGAATCAGTAATATTAAAAAATAAAAAATCAATTTCTATTAGTGAAATGAAAAATATTATTAAAAATAGTATTACTATTGATACTTTTATAAAGTATAATAATGGTAATTTACCACATATTTTTATTTCTAAAAATTTTAATGCACATAGTGACACAATAAGTATTGATAAATATAAATCAAGCAACTTATATAAAATTCTATTAGCGAGTACAAGTGAAACTCAAACTAATTATAACAATAAAATAATCTTGTTTAAAAAAATAATTAATAGTTTTGAAAAATTTCAAGAATATTTAGAAAGCAATTTAACAATTGATTATACTTATTTATGGGATATTATTTGTAAAGAAAATCCTTTGCTTTTTCCAGAAGGATTAAATTTAATTATTTTAGATATTACTAGCGAAGATGCTACAGATAATATTAAAATTATATGCCCTAAGCAAAATTATAGTGAGGAATTTTTAAATAATAAAAAAAAAAATTTATTGTTAATAAAGAAAGACGAGTATTTTGAACCTATTTATTTAATAAACAACACAATTAACAATTATGATTTTACAAAATTATTCAAATTTTCTAGTAATAATGAAGATAGTAATTTAAAACATTTTAAACTAGTTTTAAATAAAATTAAAAAAGAAATAACTAGAAATTGTATTCATAAAATAGATACTAAAAAGTATGATAGTTCAATTTATAATTTTACACCAAATATATCATTAGACAATATTATTAAGATTTTAATAAAACTTAAATATGACATTACTTACCAAATTATTGATTATAATAATAAAGTTATTGGAGTAACAATTAAAAAAGAACACGCAAATGGTTATAGTGAGCATGGATTTATTCCATGCTATCCATCAGCATTATCAAGTATTCATGATGAAATTTCATACAAACTAATAGATGAAGTGTCTAGCGAAGAATATAATGATTATACTAATACAAAAGAATTATTACAAAAAGTATACAAACAAAGTGACTACAAAATTATATGTAATCCAATATATAAAATACAAGAAAACGGAGCAATAGTTGGCATTCTTACTTCTGGTAATCAATTTGTTAGATTAAGTGAACCAGAGCAAAATAATGAAGATGACTTAAAATTAATAAACAATAAAGATTATGTTTTTGTTGATAAAGAAATACAAACTAAATATTTTGAAAATAATTATAAAGATGAATTAATAAATAATATTAAATTAGAAACATTATTTTATAATAATTTTAAAAACACTTTTAAAAAAATATTAAATATTAACACACATAATAAAAAGAAAAATGATTTGTTGCGAATAATAAATAACAATTCAATGTTATATTTAGATAAACTTTCAAATTGTTATGATATATTAAAAAGCATTGGATCTAATTATATTATATTTTCAGACATGGAGCCAATTTTAAACAATATAAAATTATCTTCATGTTTTGATGACGAAAAATGCCCAAATATAATTTGTAAAAAAATAAATACTACTTGCTCATTAATAATACCAAAAGTTAATTTAATCAATCAAGAAAATAACGAAGAATTATATTACACTCGGTTATGTGACGAATTTGTTAGGTATAACAAATTTAGAAATTTTATTTTTGAAAATAGCAATGTATATAATTATGGTTCAGTAGAATATAATATTATAGCTAATGAACTTTTATTATTTCAATCATCATTAACACAGGATTTTTTTAAAGATTTACACTATGCTAATAAAGAAAATAATTATGTTATAACAACTGATACATTTGATACATTAGGATTTGAAAATACAGATAACATCTTAAATTTAAAAAATGTTAAAATAGAAAAAGGAGAAAAAATAGTAATAGAAGTTGATACTACTAAAGATAAAGAAATTGGTGAAGAAAATAAAATGTTTATAGACAATCCCGAGCAATTTAAAGAGCAAGATGAATTAAAAGAACAAGAATTAGAAAAAATTGTACAATATAAAGATGAAAATGAAGATGAAGATGAAATTAAATTTGAAGATGAAGAATTGGAATTAGATAAAAAAATAACTTTATTAACTAATTATACAGATAAAAACTATTATTGTTCTTTTAGTATTAATAAAATAACAGAAGGGTTTAGTTCTAATTTTAGAACCACTATTCATCAATTAAGATATTCATTTGATAATAAAATTTGCTCTTTTCAATTAATTTTAATAATAATCAAATACCATAATAAAGAACAAATTAATTTAACTATTGAACAATTGAAAAACAAATTAATTGATTTATATAAAAATAATAGTAATTTTGATTCATTATGTATTATTTTACTAGAAAATAATAAAAAAAAAATTATGGAGCAAGTTATAAATAAAACAAAAAACTCTGAAGAGAAAATAAGAGCTTTTGAAGAATGCGTATTAAGCAGCGAATATTATGTAACATACATTGATATATATTTACTATCAAAATATTATGACTTACCTATAATATTATTATGTAATACTATTATTGATTTAACTATTACAAAAGAAAAGTATATTGTATTTAATATTAGTAGAAATAATAAATATTTTTTTATTAAAAATCGCAGTGTATATGATAGAAATAAATTTCATAATTATAAATTAATTATAAATGCTTCATCTGTTGATTTTAATATTGATGAAGATTTATTAGATACGCCTGACTATAAGTTAGCTAGTAAAATAAAAGATAGTGTTAACAATTATGAAGATATTTTGGGTAAATATATAAATGATTATAGTGTAAATAAAAAAAAACTAATCGCAAAATTAAATGCAAAACAAAAAAAGCAGAATAAACTAGAAAAAGAAGAGCAAAAAAAATTAGAAGAACAGCAACAAGAGCAAGTTAAACAAAAAGAACCACAAGAGGAACCACAAGAAAGACAAGAAGAAGAACAAGAACCACAAGAACCACAAGAAGAACAACAAGAAGAAGAACAACTAAAGAAAAATAAACAAACAAAAAATTCTAAACCTAAACGCACACGCTGTCCAAATGGCACTCGTAAAAATAAAACTACTGGATTATGTGAAAAAACTTAATAATGTTGTAGTAATAAATATTTATAATATGTAATAAATATTTATTATTAGGGTTCAATTATATTTAAACAAATATTTAAACAAATATTTAAAAATCTAATTCATAATCATTACTTGTTCCATTATTAATATTTTTAATAGAAGCAACACTTGACTCAATCAATAAACTATTTGTACTACATTCATTGGGAGTTTCGCTACTTATTTGATTTAATAATGCTTGTTCATCACTTTCATCTTCACTATGTGTAGAAGGTTCTTGTGGTTTAATAGATATTAAGAAGTCGTTATCAACCAATACTTTAAAACAATTGGTTCCATAATACCCTTGTTGTCCACACATAATATTTGCCGATACACCTTTCATATTATCTAACTCACCATGTTTGGCAGCTTTTAAAAACATTTCAGGAGTTTCTTCAAAAGAAGCTTTAGCAATAGCACCAATATCATCATTATTAATACCATGTCGGAAAATAGAAACCATCTTATCATTACAAGTCATTCTATCTGCCAACATAATTAAATGATGATAATTAATATATGTGCTATCAAACTCAATAACTTCTGAAAATTCGTCAAATATACTTTGTCTAGCAGCTTCAATACCAAATGTATTATAAATTTCAATAATATGATTTGATGTGGTTCGTGTTTTATCCACAAAATCAAGTGCTAAAATATCTAATAAATTAGTACCCATTGTATCTAATACCCACAAATCTTTTTTAATATATTTTGTATCAATTTCCTCAAAATTGTCTGAAATTTTACGCAATGTTACTTTTTCAATATTTTTTATTCCACGTAAAATTAAGTTGTCTAGCAACTCTTCTTGTAAATTTCTTAATAAATATATTTCATCACTTTGGTCAAGTGATTCTAATACATTTTTATTCTTCTTTTTCTTTAATAATTGAAGATTTTTATTAATGCGAATTCTAAAAATCAATTTTTCTGAATTATAATCAGTATACATACATGTTAAATTGTTATAACTATTCATTAAAGCAAAATGTAGATCATCCATAGTAATATTTTTATCTAACATTTCTATTTTATTCATATACATTCTAATAATCCATTTTGACTTATCTTTACTACTATCATAACTAGAATTACAATCATCTAATAGTTTTTCAAATTCGTTATATTCTTTCATTAAATCAACATCTTCACTCATTAATGTATTTAAATCATCAGGGTCAAAACATATTTCAATTGATTCTACCAGTGAGCGTAATTTTGTATTCTCAATCTTAGAAATATATTCTTTTGTTTTATTTTGGTCATAGCAATCCAATTTATTTAAATAAATTGTACATGATAAACTCTTTGGATTATCACTCAACGATAATATTTCTTCAATACGAGGAACACCACGAGTAACATTTGATTTTGAAGAAACACCAGCAAAATGAAACGTGTTTAATGTTAATTGTGTTGTAGGTTCACCAATACTTTGTGCGGCAATCATGCCAACCATTTCTCCTGGTGCTACTAGTGCTTTTTTATACGCATTGTTTATTATTGTTATTAAAATATCAAGTGATTTGCGAGTTAATCGTTTGTGCATTAACAAATCTTTTGGACTTAAATAATAATAGTATAATACTTTGAATAAGTCATTTGGTTTACAATAGTTTAACATATTCAATTTTTCAAAATTAGCTTCAATAATTTCAAAAACCTCTAAAGGTGTAATATCTATGATTACATTTTCTTCTTGATTACCAGCAATATTATTAATAATATGTGTAAATGATACTGGTACATTTACAGATGGTTTATAAACACGATTAAATATTTTAAGAATTACATCATCACGTGCTTTAAGTATAAAATCAATATAATATTTACACTTTTTATCTAATTCTGTTTTTTGCCTCTTAAATTTACCATAGGCTTGTTTTGTATATAATGTACCATAAAGCGAATCTTTAGAATAATCATTTGGCATTTGATAATGACCATAAATCTCTTCAATAGTCATACTAACAAAAGGAACCTGTTGCGACTCAACTCTTACAGGATCAAAGTTGTCACCACCATAACTATATTGAATAATTTTATTTTTATTATTGCGAACAGTCATATCATAATGAACCATTAAATCTTCTAATCCTTTAATCAGTCGTCGTTGAATATAACCTGTTTGACTAGTTTTACATGCAGTATCAATTAAACCAACGCGACCACCCATAGCATGAAAGAATAATTCATCTGGATTTAATCCACCAATAAATGAATTTTCCACAAATCCACGTGCGTTTGGAGAATCATCATATTTAGTATAATGTGGTAATGTTCTATCTTCAAAACCATAAGGAATTCGTTTTCCATCTACATTTTGTTGTCCTAAGCATGAAATCATTTGTGATATATTTAAATCACTACCTTTAGAACCAGCATTTACCATAATAACAAAGCGATTTGTACTATTCAAATTTTCACGACCTAACTTACCGGCTTCAAAAGATGCCTTATTTAAAATATTATTAATACGTGTTTCAAATTCATCTACATTAGAACGCCCTGTTTTGTTATCAAAAATACCCAAATGTGTTTCATCTATTAAAGATTTAACTTCTATTTTTTTCTTATTAATAGTTTCATTAATTTTATCATTTGTTTCTTTATCGGCAATAAGATCACTAATTCCTACGCTGTATCCGTGAATTTTCATGTATTCGGTGACAATGTCTTGTAAATTATTAATAAAATCACACGCAGCATCAACATCATAATCATTATAAATCCTATGAATTAATCCACGTGTTGTATCTCCTAAAATACTTTTTTCAATATGACCACGTTTAATAGTTCCTTTATTAATTTCTAAAACATTATTGGAATTACTATAATCTTCTTTTTCATTATATTGTTTTGTCTTGTATTTTAAAGTAATATTTGGAATAATTTGACTTAATAATGAAAAACTGCTTCGTTGTAGTTCATCAAAATTAATTTTTTTTAAATCAATAGTTTTAAGATGTGCCATTAAGTTCATTGCCGTGCGAGAGTTAAAATTAATGGTTTCACGTGTAAATAAATAAGTACTTAATAATGAATCTTGAAAAATACCAACAATTGATTTATTATTTGCTGGACTAATAATTTGATATTTTACTGCGGCTAATGTTTTAAGTTCTATTTCAGATTCGTCGTCTTGTGGCATATGTAAATTCATTTCATCACCATCAAAATCTGCATTATATGGTTTTGTATCAGCAACATTCATTCTAAAAGTGTCTCCTTTCATCATTACTTTAGCAATATGACACATCATTGACATTCTATGAAGAGTTGGTTGACGATTAAAAAGCACGGCATCACCATCTAAAATATGTCGATGAACAATATCACCTAACTCTAAATTAATTGATTCACGATCAACATAACGCAAACTAATGCAATCTCCGTTCTTTCTTTCATAAATTTTTGCTCCTGGATGTACATCTGGTCCATTTAAAATTAATTTGTGTAAATAATTTTTATTTTTAGAGGTAACAATAATAGGTTTTGTTAAATTTTTAGCAACTTTTAATGGAACACCTAATTGACTAATAGATAAATTAGGGTCGGGTGTAATAACTGAACGAGCACTAAAATCAACACGTTTACCCATTAAATTACCTCGTACTCTGCCACTTTTACCATTTAATCTTTCTTTAATTGCTTTTAATGGACGTCCTGAGCGTTGAGCAACCGCAGCAACACCTGGAATTTTATTATCTACCAATGTAGCAATATAATACTGAAGAACAGTAGTCCAATCATCTATTACATTTGATGCCGAATTTTGCTCTATTTTTTCTTGTAACATTTTATTGGCTTTAATAATATTAATAATAATATGTGTTAAGTCATCTTCACTTCGTTGCTGTGCGTCATGCTTAATTGAAGGTCTTACTTGTGGTGGTGGAACTGCTAAAACTTGACATATCATCCATTCTGGACGCGACCAAATTGGACTAAATCCCATAAAATTTACATCTTCATCTGAAATCTTTTTAAAAATTTTCAACATCATTTCTGGAATAACTTTCATAGTCATTTTTGTATCTTCTTTTTTGAAATCATAATTATTAAATTCCTCTTCTTTATCATTCCATTCAGCAATAATAGTTGCTAAACCTTCTTTTCTTATTTTTGGTTGTAAACAACCACAACCATTATGTGAATCCTCTCCACATCGATGTTTTTTACTTGCTAGTGTAAATACTTTATTCCATCGTGTTTCAGCATTTAATTTCAATAAATAATTATATTTTTCCTTATCAATAAGCAGTTTGCTACATTTAATACATATACATCTACATATTTTCATAATAGTTGATAAATATTGAATATAATAAACTGGTCTAGATAAATTAATATGACCAAAATATCCAGGTGTTTGAACATAATCTAAACCATCTGTTGGACAAATCATTCCTGGATCTAAAACCCCCATTCGTGGGTCAAATAGTCCACCTAAAACTGGTTTGTTATTTATATGAGTATCCCTATTTGTAATTTCTACAACGGAACCTTTTTGTATTTCATGGGGACTTAAAATACTAAATTGAATACCAATGATTTTAGATGGTTTTTTATTTTCAAAATCAGTCATTCTTTTATAATAGTTAAATAATATTTAAATAATATTTATTCAATTTTTAATTTTATAATGCCTTTATAGTTTTTATTTTTTATTTAATTTTTTGATTTTTATTACATTTAAAAAAAATTTATTAAAATATAAAATTGATTATTATTTAATAATATTTATAAATACTATAAATAGTATGCCTCATAAATATAATACTAGAATTAAATCAGGAGCTCTTGTACCATTTCTTTACATTAGGGGTGATGATGACGATAATACTAATGATGATGATGATGATGATTATGATGATTGTAAATCTGGTCATGACCTAAAATCTTATATAACTATTGATGATGATGATGATGATGATACAAGTAGTTCTAGTTCTAAAGACAATAATACTACTTCTGAATCCAGTGATTCTGATAATTCTGAAAAAAATATTTCAAATAAAAAAAATAATGTTAAAAAAATAAATAAATGTGATTATTATAAATTTTTAAGCGAATTATACCCATCAACTTATAGTAAAAATAAATATATTGATGAAATTAAAAAAACTATTGCTAATAAGCGTCATAAAAAGTCTGATAGTACTTTTGTAATTAGTCCGTGTAATTCAAATAATTTATTTTCCAATAAGGTTATAAAAAAATCTAGAAAAATTTCTAAAAAAAAAGTAAATAATTATAATTATCTAGATGACGAAAATAATACTAACAATAGTGATGATGACAAAGATAGCAATGATGACGAAGATAGCAATGATGACGATGATACTAAATACGAGAAAAGTTTATTAACACATGGATTTAAAAAAATGTTTGATAATGTTAATGGTTGCGATAAAAATATTAACATTATTTTGAATTTAAAAAAAGGTAAAAACAACATTTATAATAATGAATCTACTAACTCAGACCAAATGTTGAGTAATTCATTATTTCCAAAAATGTATTATAGCAAAAATAAATATCATAACGGTGAATATGAGGAAGATGAGGAAGATAATGATGATGATGATGATGATGATGATGATGATGATGATGATGAAAACAAGAGTAAAAGTAAGAAAAATAAAAATGTAAAAAAAGAAAATATTACTATGAGTAATGAAGATGAAAATGAAGATACTATTGTACCAGCACCACAAAAAATATCTAACAAAAATTATAAAAAATTTGAAAAAATTTTAAATAATGAAGAAAAAGAGTCAGAATATTTTAAAAAATGTTTATCTAAAAATTTACAATTAGAAACCATTGCTAAATTAGAAAAACTTAAAGAATTAACAACTATTAGCAAACCTTATTTACTTCATTTAGTTGACCTTGATATTCCAGACCAATATAAGGCGTGTGCTTTAAAAAAAATTAATACGATGCGTTCAATGGGTTCTTATGGAAATAGTGAATATTATAAAATCAAATCTTGGGTAGATGCCTTTTTAAAAATTCCATTTAATAAATATAATAATTTACCAATTAGTTTTGCGGATGGTATTGAACAATGTCATGATTTTATGGAAAATTCTAAAAAAATATTAGATAATGTTACTTATGGATTAGAAGATGCTAAAATACAAATTATGCAAATGATTGGTCTATGGTTAGTAAATCCAAATGCTGTTGGTTGTGCTATTGCCATTAAAGGACCTCCTGGAACTGGAAAAACCACATTAATTAAAGAAGGTATTAGTAAAATTTTAAATAGACCTTTTGCACTTGTTGCATTAGGTGGTTGTGGTGATTCTGGATTTTTAGATGGATTTGATTATACATATGAAGGCAGTAAGCATGGAAAAATTATTGATATATTAATTCAATGTGGATGTATGAATCCTATTATTTTATTTGATGAATTAGATAAGTTGAGCGATTCTTTTAAAGGACAAGAAATTACTGGAGTATTAACACACTTAACAGATAGTACACAAAATACTAAGTTTAGTGATAAATATTTTTCAGAAATCAGTATTAATATGTCAAAAGCATTATTCATTTTTAGTTATAATGATGAAGCATTGGTTAATCCTATTTTAAAAGATAGAATGTATAAAATTGAAACAACAGGATACAAAACCAAAGACAAATTGATTATTGCTAAGGACTATTTATTACCAAAAATTAGAGACGAAATAAAGTTTGATAGCACTTCTATTATTTTCAGTGATGAAATATTAGAATACATTATTAATGATTTTACAGAAAAAGAAGATGGTGTTCGTAATCTAAAACGATGCTTAGAAATTGTTTATAAGAAACTAAATTTATATAGATTAATGAAACCTAATATAAATTTATTTGAAAATAGTGAAGGTTTTAAATTAAAAAATAAGATTAGTTTTCCATGTATACTAACTAAGCAAATGATTGATGATTTAATTAATAAAAATACTACAAAAGACATTCCATATGGTATGTATGTTTAATAAAAACTTTATTACATTAGTTATAATATTTATTAAATGTTAATAAATATTATAAATATTTTTTATTTTATTAGCATACCCTTAAATTGTTTAATGGCTTCGTGCTCTTCTTGTAGTGATTGCCATATTTCTTGGTATACTAATTTGTGGCGGTCTTACTATTGCCTCTGCTCTGCGAGTAGTAGTATTTCTTAGTGTTGGTTGTATTTCAATTCCAAATTGTGACATTCTATAATCATTTAATGAACCATTCATATAACGTCTCATCAAACTATTAACATTACTAATACGACTAACTGTGTCAAGTATATAATTTCTTAATGCCAAATATCCATCTATTTTAAGTTGTGATTGTAAAAATTGAGGTTCATTATAAAATCGGATTATTCTTCTAACTCTAAGTAATGTGTCCTCTAGTAAGGGCAACATATTTTGTTCATCATTAAACTCATAATGTATATTTACGTTATTAATAAAATATAATAAACGTCTTTCTGCATTAGAAAAACGTATATGCATGGGATACTGATTTAATAGACTAACTATTTTTTGTAAATTTTTATCACGAAATCTGTCTTGAATTCTTGACGCAGAAAATTCACTAAATATTATATCTGATAATTCATGTGGTATTCCGCGTCTATCTAAATCTCTTAGTGCTGACCTCGTCTCTCTAAAACTTCGTAATGAACCAGCTTTATTTTTTAATTTTTTAGGATGTTTTCTGTTTTTATATGTTTTTGGCATAGTTATTATAATAGTATAATATTATTTTAAAAATATTATTATAAAAAAATTATAAAATGTTTGTATAATGTTTGTATAAACTTGTAACTTAGTAGCTTCGTGTTCTTCTAGTTAGTGCTTGTGCTCTTGTAGTACGCGGTGGTCTTACTATTGCGTCTGTTCTACGTATTGTTGTATTTCTCATATTAGGTTGTGTTTCAATTCCTAATTGTGCTCCTCTATAATCATCTAAAGCATTTTGAGTATAATTTTGCATATTATTTTCTAAATCTTCCATATTATCTATTGTTAATCCTATAAAAGCAACAATGTCATTATAACCATTAGCAGCTAATTCGCTTTGTAAAAATCCTGGTTCATTATAGAATCTTAGCAAATGATTAACTCTTTCTAAAACATTACGGATTTGAGTTATCATAGTTAGTAATACAGATGGAATATTTTTACGTCTATATTCATATGATGTAAATACGCTATTAATAAAAGCTTTATATTGTCCTACTTTAATAATAAGAGTTGGGGCTATTCTAGCTATGGATTGTGCTATCTCTTCTAATTGAAGTTGATATCCTTGTATTGACGCTAATAATTCACGCGATTCTGCTTCTGCGTTTTTTCCTGCTTGTATTTTAGTTTTTTTTATATAGTGTTTCTTTTTAGAATAGTGTTTCTTTTTAGAATAGTGTTTCTTTTTATGTGTTTTTGGCATATTATATAGTATTATAATATTATATAATATATTTTTTTATAAACATAAGTAACTTTTTTATTTAATTATTCATCATATAACCACCTAAAATAATATCTCTCATCTTTTGTATTTTTAAGATTAGAAAATTGTAAAAACACACTGGCATCTCTACATAAAGCTAATAATTCTCTCTTAAACTCAATGAATTTTGTAGTATCAAAGTTATTATTACTATAATAATATGGATTTTGTATTATTGCGTGTGTTATAAACTGTCGTTTATCGGGTTGTAATTCAAACGCACCAATATAATATGGACCTTGTTTTAAATTTAGTGTTTTTGGAAAAAACCCTATATAAAAATAGGTTCTAGAACTATTTATGTTTCCAAAATCACGCATTTTAAACATATCTTGAAACATAAATGTTGGAAAATGATTTGGTTGATGTATCATATCATATGTCCATGTTTTAGCCCATTCAATGGATGACTCTGAAGTTAATAATTTTAAATCTTTAGAAGTTGGTTGTCTAATATATTTCTCATATGAACTATAACTTGTTAATAATTTGTGTGTAGTTGTTTGTCTATCTGTTTGACTATCTATTTGACTATTGTTTTTATAATAATTATCTACAAAGTTAGTTATATAATTTTCTACATAGTTTTCATCAATAATATTTTTTTTATTATGGGTTTCTTCAACATCAACATTTAATGTTATATTACGTTGTTTTATAAAATCATAAAATGATTTGCTAGTGCTAGTACTATCACTATTACTATCACTATCACTATCACTAATATTAGACATTAATAGGGCACTTCTTTTATTTTTGTATAACTTTGCTTTGTTGCTTAATTTAATATTATGTGTTAAAATAAAAGCATTATTACAAATAATATTTATAAATATTAAAATAATATTATAATAATTCATACTATAATATAATAAAGTAATATTTTTAAATATTAACAATAGTATTATTTTAAAATATTAGTAAATTTATGGTAGTAAATTTATGGTAGTAAATTTATGGTATTAAGTTTATGAGACTATTAAATTCATTTTTTTTTTCAACACTCAATGGTTCATAGTCAACTATATAATTTGTAGTATGCTCTTTAAATGGGGTTGTATTTTCTTGTAAGGCTAATGTTGGTGAAAAATAAATATTTTTGTAATCATTATTTTCTTGTGTAAATGAAATTAATGCTTTATTTGTTCCGCGTGCTAATAAATAATTTTGTTGCTCAGGACTAATACAAGCACATCCTTTAGATGTGCTATAATCTGTATTATATAAGCAACATTCCGGCAAAAATTTATTGTCTTGTAAAAATACTTTTGTAGGATCAATTTGAACATCATTATATGAATTTAAATTTAATTGCGGGTGTTTAAAAACCTTAGAAAGTTCTGTAATATTATCATAATTATGTTGTACAAAATTACTTGATAAATAATTATTATAACTTTCTGCCGAGTTATTTTTATGAGAATTTTTATAACTTTCAAAGCCATATATTAGACCCATTACAACAAATATTGTTAACTTATCAAATATTAATACAAATATAATAATACCTACAAAAATTTTCATTATTTTATTTTTAAATATATAGTGATTGAAAACCTTTATTTTATTTAATCTGTTATTTATATGTATACCTTGTTTTAATAAATATTCATACAATTTATGTATTGACTTATATAATTTAGATGTCATTTTTAAAAATTGTTATAATTAATATATAATAATATAATATTATAGTAATATAGTAATATAGTAATATTATTATTTTTATTTTTAAAATGCTTTTTCAACAAACCTATTAAATATTCCATACATTATACAAACAAGTATTAACCATATTATAGCTACTAAAAATCCTATAGTATAACCAAATAAAACACCTATAAGCACATATGCCAAAAGAGGACCTAAAAGTGGAAAAGTAGCCCATATTATATAAAATATTATAATTAATATCATTAGAGTAACTAGTAATATTATTGGCGACAAAGCAGCCGGTATAACCATTGTTAACAACCATCCTGTTACAAAAACAACAAAAATTGCTCTAAATGATTGTACTAATAATGTGAGTGTATAATACGTTACAGTTAATGAAGACAATACTTTAGCAAAAAAATCATTCATATTCATAAAAAAATATTTAATATTTTCTAAAATAATTTGTAGTTTATTCATAATCAATGTAAAAATTTGTAAAATTAAATTATACATATATACAATAAAGTTTTGGAGCTCTATGAATGCTGTATGTATTGACCCAAATATTCCTTCAATAGAAAGTGCTGCACTCTCTATTGGTTTTTTTGCTTGTTGAGCTAATTCCGCATTTAATGTATTTAAACATTCATTAAAATTATTAATTATATAATCTAACTCTTTACCTTTTGATTCTTCACTATTTATTACTGAAGCAAACGGCATCAATAGCGGATTACATTTATCTTGCTGCCAAGAAGTTTTATATGATTTTATAGCACTTATGATGAAAAAATATAGTGCTACAAAAATCACAACTATAAAAATAATAATAGTAAACCATATATCATTACTATGAAGTTCACTATAGCTAGCATTATCAAAATAAGTATTTATTTTGTCAACTATTTTTTGATTAGTAGTTTCCATATTAATATAGAATACTAAAATTATAATAGTTATTAATTTATCAAATAATACAAATAGTTTGATAAATTAATATGTTTTATTTGTATAATTTATATAATTTGTTAAGTGTTTATAAACCTCTCCCTGTAAATAGTCTAAATGCTGTTCCTGGAAGATCGCCTTTCAATGACTCTCCTAACTGAACAGCTGATGTCATTAAATATAATATTACTGTCATCATTGAACTTATTTTACCAAAAACATCTCCTACATTAATAAAAGTATTACTTAAACCACCCATTAACATATTTAATCTATTTCCTATATCTTCTACAACATTAAATGTACTTCCTTGTTGAGTATTTAATCCTAATTTTAATGATTCTAATACTTCCGTAAAAACATTTCCAGCTTCAGAAAAAGTATCAAGTGTATGAAATATAGGACTTAAAAAAGTGTTCATAAAAGTTCCTTGTGTTTCTTTTGTACATTCTTGAAATGTTGTAACAGGATCAAAACCAACTAATCCAGCAAAAGGCGTTACTCCTGGATTACATTTATATTCATCCCAATTATTTCTTAATTGAACTAATCCAATGCTTAATGTTATAGATAGTTGAATTATACAAAAAATTAATACAATTAAAAAAGCATTACCTGTATCACCTAATCCCATTAAATATTATAAATATAAATATAAATATAATATAATATAATACAAATATATTTATTTTATATTATAAAAATAACTAAAAGAATTAAATTTAATAACATTAAACATTAATTTTGCGTATTATTTTGCGTATTTTTTGAACATAAGGCAGCAAGTGTTTGGTTTGCACTATGAACTGTTTGTGCTCCTGAACTTTGTGCTCCACCTATTTCTGAAATAATATTTGAATTGTTATTATTAACAGAAGAACAAGCACTAATAAAAGGTACATTATTTTGTAAAACATTTGCATTATGTTGGTTATTTTCTATTGATGAAGCAATATTATTTACAACTTGTGATGGTGTATTGCCTTCTATTAAATTGTAATTTCCTAAATATAACATTAATAATAATAAACTTATTAATATTGCTATTACTAAATTATAAATTGTGTTTAATTTATATTTTAAAACCATTAAGTTAAACTAATATATAAAATTTAATATTTTAAATTTTTATATTTCAAATATTAAATATTAAAGTAATTGTTAATAATATAAATATAATGGGTGACTCAAATATTTTAAATCCACAACAAAGGTTAGATTTAGCAGCATTAATTAAAGCCAATGATACTGATGATTGTACAGAAGAAATTCGTTCAAAAAAACAAAGTCTTCTAATCAAAAATGATGTAAAACATATGATTTTATTAAAGCAAAAATATGAAAGATTGAGCAAATCTAATCCTAATGAATTTGATGCTATATGTGTTAAGCAATGTAATTTTTTATTTAATAATTATACTGATTTGTATAATAAAGTAAAAAACGACAATTTAGATTTAAATATTTTAGAGAAAGTTTTAGATATATTAAAAAAAATAGAAGATGGAGAATTAAATCAGCATGAAGGATCATACTTAGTTGGAAAATATTTAAAAGAAATGTATATAGATAGTGCTCTTAAAACTAAAGAAAAATTAGAAGCCAAAGAGAGAAATAAAAAAACTCCTAAAAAACCATTTGCTAATGTAGAAAAAAAAATAAGTTATAAAGATTATAAAATATTAAATAAATTAAATTAATAAACAAATCCTATTTAATCACAATCAACAAATTTTTCTTGCTCTTCTTCCAGTTGTGTGATTTTATTCTTCAATACTTCTAATTTATCTTGTAAAGTTTTATTTGTTTCTTCTAATTTTGCATTTTCTTGTGCTAATGTGTTATTTTTGTTTGTTAAATCATGAATAAAACGTTTTAAACTTCTTAATTCTTTACTTTGTATATTAACAATATCTTGTGGACTACAACAATGTCCGTACATCTCAATATGTTCTTTTTGACTTTTAATAACCCAATTTTTATGTTTTTGACAACCAAAATGATTTTTTACAGATTGCGAATTAACTGGATATATTCTATCCATACAAGGACATCTGAATTTTTGACCATGTTCTTTAACTAATTCAGGAACTGTTTTATCACGTAATCCTTCTGTTTTTTCGTCATATTTCAATGTATACTCGGATGCGGTTTCAACAATAGTCTTGGTTTCGTTATCACAAATCATAATTGTTTCACAAATCATAATTTTTATAAATATTATTAAATATTTATAACATTTTCATAATCAATTTTATTTTAATATTAACTAAAAATATTAATAAAACATTATGTAAATAATATTTAAAAATAATATTTAAAAATATTTTGAACATTATTAGTATTATAACCAAAAATTCATTTTATAAAAATGATTTCATTATTATTTAAGAGAATGAAACATAGTAATATTACTTATAATGCTAATACTAGAGTAACACTTATTGATAATTCTCTCATAAAAGCTTTAGAAATTGCTAATAATAGAAAACTTAAACTTGCCAAAATTAGAGACACAACAAAAGTAATTGAAATGAGTGAAAGTCATGATATCAAACCTCATATTAAAACTACAGATACTATTCACTCTTATGCTAGAAAAAATTTATAAAATCAATAACTAAGTTATTGATTTCATATTTTAATAATTATTTTATAAACTTTAGCATCTCTCAATTTATTTATATTAAAACTATTATTTTTACACTATTAAGTTAAAATAATAGTTTAATAATTATAAAATATTATAATATATTAATTATGAAAAACACTAATAATTATACTTTTATTACATATGGATTACTAACTTTATTAATAATATTTATTTATTCTATTAGTTTTAAATATAAATTTAAAACAGCACAACACTTATCATTTAGAAGTATTACTAATGTAAATTCTAATAAAGAAAATTTTAATAATAAAGAAAATTCTAATGCTAAAAAAGATTCTAAAGTTACAGAAGGATTTTCAAGCACTACTAATGATAATACTATGAAAAATGATGATATATTTAAAATAATAGAAAATAAATTAAAAGGTTTAGTTCAAGAATTAGGTGGAAACGAAGGTAAAACCGAAACAAAGAAAATTCTTGTTAATACAAAAAAAATATGTGATTTAGAGTGTGCTAAATGTATGATGACTATGATGAGTGAAAAAAAAGCAATGAAAACAATTGATTTAGAAAATATATTAGCCGATGAAACCGATGAAAATTGTATAAAATGTAAAAAATATACAGAACTATCTAGTTCTATTAAATCCATTATAGACAATTTATAATCAATAAACTATAATTGTTATTTAAACACCTATTTTATCGTGTGGTTTTCTGTATACGTAGCGTTCTTCAAAGTCACCTCTATTTACAGCATCCAATGTATAATTTTTGCCTCCCCAATGTGGATCCATAGGATTTACACTTTTAGTACCTGGTTGATGAAAAATTTTGTCAAGTGGAGTATTTAATCCAATATCTTGATTTTGAGAATCAAAACCATTAAACATATTAGTATTAAATACTTCATTATTATCTTTTGTAGCATCTAAAATTTCATCTTCTTTTGAATCATTTTTTAAAAAATCTTTAAGTTGTGAAGGTAATCCGCCTTCATTTTCAAATAATGATGACTTTACTTGTATTAATTCATTATTTTGTGTGTCGGTTGAATATTGTAAATATAATACTGGACAACTCATATTTTTATTATTTTGCCATTCTATAAATTTAGTATATTCTTCTAAATTATTAAAGGTTATTGGATTTACTCCAGCAGCTATAATTTTTTTTGAATTAAATAAATAGTATTTTCCATCTTTTTCAATTAACATATTAGGGCATTGTGTATTTGATGCGTTTGTATTATTTTCCAGTGGTTCATAATATTTATAAGAATTTATATAATAATATAATCCAAGCACCATAAAACTAGCTATTATAAACAAATTTAATTTATTATTAATATTATAAAAAATATCAATATTCGTTTTCATATTCATATTATATTATTATTATATTAATAATATAATATATTATTTTCACAAATATGTAATATTATTTTCACAAATATGTAATATTATTTTCACAAATATGTAATATTATTTTCACAAATATGTAATATTATTTTCACAAATATGTAATATTATTTGTTTACATTATTATATAACATATATATAATAATGCCTGTTAAAATATATAATAATGATGTAAATAATCAAGAATTAAATAACTTATTAAAAAATAATACATTATTTGTAGGTGTGTTTAGTGAAACTTGCTCTCATTGTATAAATATGAAACCTGAATGGAATAAATTTAAATCACTTATAATGAAAGAAAAGTTAAATGGAACTATTTTAGAAATTAACGCCAAATTATTATCTTCTATTAATAATCCCTTAATAAATAACAATGTTCAAGGATTTCCTAGTTTATTTGTAATTAGTAATAATAAATATGTAGCTAATTATGAATTAGAAAGAACTGGAGAGAATTTCCTGAAATTTTTTAAAAAATATATTCCTGTTATGCGTTCTAAAAGAACAAACACTATGACTTCAAAGAAGAGTAAAAGATTAAAAAAAATAAATCCTAATTTTATAAAAAAATCAAAAAATTATAGTTCAAAATTAAAACTTGGAGAGAATATTTCATTATGTAAACATGCTAAAAATGGTATAAATGGATGCTCAACATGTTGTTCTCAATTTAAAAAAAGAAAAACATATAAAAGATGTATTAAAAAATGTATGAAATAGTTATTTATCTTATTTTTGGATTAATACATAGATCCATTGTTGGAAAAATGTCTCCAGACATACATTTACTTTTAGATGATACTTTTGCACAATGTCTTATATTATTTTCTTTACCAACATAACAATATCCATGTTGTTCAGAACTACTAGGTTCGGGTACTTTATCTTCTTTTTTAACAATCAAATTTTTAATACTATTTGATACATCTTGCACACGATTTTCTATTTTTCTTTCATTTTTTAAATCACCTTCTTCGCCTTCATTTTCATCTTCATCTTTATTTTGATTTTCGTTTTCTTTAGTTGATGTTATTTTATCTTGTTTAATAGTTGATTGTAAATAATTAATACCAGATGTTGAAGTGGTTGCTATAAAATTAATAGAATTATTAAAAATATCTGTTATAAATTTTAATAATATTTGTAAAAAATTTGATGATTCTGTTGCTATTGTTTGTGCCCCTTGTGACGTATGTTGTAAAGTTGTTTTAGCAGTGTCACCTGATACCATTGCTATTACATATGCTATTGGAGATAATAATGCGGTCACAATATCTGTACCTTGTGCTAAATATTTAAATATATTAAATCCCAAAAATGCTAATAATAGTATAATAAAAATCCAAAAAAAAACACTTTTTACAATATTTGTTTTTGGTTGATTGTAACTTGGTTCATTGTAACTTGGTTGGTTGTAACTTGGTTGGTTATTTGTCATAGCACCTAGTGGTGTATTTGAAAAAGTATTAAATGCTTCCTTAAAACTATTTATAGTGGAATAGTTATTATTCATTATATATTATTTTATATTATTATAGATTAACAATAATTTATATTTGTGTAATTATAAATTATTATACTATTTATATAGGAATATTATGAAATTAAATACAAAGAAATTTAAAAATACATCTAAAAACCTATCACTTAAATCTAGACAATTTATTAAATCTAGACAATCACTTAAATCTAGACAATTTCTTAAATCTAGACAATCTCTTAAATCTATAAAATTACATTCTTTTTCACCACTATTAAATAAACAATTAAAAATACATTCATTAAAAACATTAAGACCTAATTCTTTAAAATTATGTGATGGTTTGTTGAATTTAAGAATAAATAAAAATGATCCTACGTCTTGTAAACCCTATAATAATTCTAGGGTTCAAGAACTATTACTTCATAATTTAAAATCATCTAAACATTTAGATGTGTCAAGATTTATACCACCTGTACAATTATTATCAAATTGTTGGTTTAATACTATGTTTGTAACATTTTTTTTTAGTGATAAAGGCAGAAAATTTTTCAGATTTTTTAGAGAATTAATGATAACAGGTAGAAAATTAGATTCTACTTTGATTCCTTCTAACATTGCCAAACTTTTTTTTATTTTAAATTTATTTATTGAAGCATCATATAATCAAACTAGTAAATCACATGAATTATTTAAAACAATGAATGCTTTAACTGATAAATTAAATACTAATTTTTTTATATATCACATATATCAAATTATCAACAATAAGCCAAATTCAATAAATCCTAATATATTATTTAATAACAATAATAAATTATATGATATACCTAACATAAAAGATGCTGGAAATCCACTTACTTACTATGAATCTATTTTAAAATATTTAAATTATGACACTTTAAAATTTATGAAACAAACTTTTACTAGCAACTCAAATGTTAAAGAAATTATTACAAAAAAATTTCAAAGTTTATCAAATATTATACCTGATATTATTATTATAGAAGATTTTCAGAGCACATGTACATATGAAACTTCATATACATTAATGAGTACTAGTAGTGAAGTCATTAATTATGTATTAGATTCAATTATTATAACAAATAAAGATCATTTTGATCCTGCAGCAAATAGTCATTTTGTAAGTCTTTTAACAGTAAATTCTCAAGAATACAAATTTGATGGAAGTAGTTTATCAAAGTTACAACGCTTTAATTGGAAAAAAATGATAAATACTAATAAAAATTGGAATTTTAAAGAAAATCCAAAATATGTTCCTGAACGTTATAATTTTACAAAAGGTTACAAAATAATGTTTTATTATAGAACTTAAATTGTATTATAAATTATAATACAATATAAATTTAAAGATTTAAGTTTAATATATAATATACTAATGCCAAACGAAAATGTAGTTGAAAATTATTTAAAAGAAAATATTGGAAAAAATTTATCTTTACGAAAACTACATAAAGATTTAAAAATTAGTCGCAGAAAAATTATCTCATTTGTTAATAAATCCAAAAATATTAGTATTGTAAAACCATTAGATGTAGGGTCAAAAGCTTTTTTTTTACATGTTTATACATATCATAAAACTAATTAAAGATTATTTAACAACTCCATTTTTTCCATTGTTTTTTCTAAATTAGATTTTCCTAAATTATTAAATAAATAATCTGTTTTTGGTGATTCTTCATTTTTTTTAATTTCTTTATATATTGTATTTATTTTCAATACAATAGCTTCTGTTTCTTCGTGTTTAGTTATAATAGCAATAGTAAAATTAATATTTTCAATTAATAAAGCAAAAGCAAAATATATAATATATTTTCGTTTTTTTTTTACACTATTATTGTATTTAATAATAAATAATTCAAATAAATTTTTTATTATTTTATGTTTTAAGTTTAAATTATTATTAGCATTATTATTAGTATGTGTTATAGTATATTTTTTATCTATAATATTAGGATCACTATAATAAAATAAAATGTCCCATATTATCCATATTATATCATGAGTATTTCCTGATGGAGCATAACTTCTATTTTCACATACACATTTTTTCTTTTTTTTTATACATATATTTTCATATTCTATTATCCATTCATACCAATAATAAACATTTATTATGTTTTTATTTATTAAATTAAAAATGAGTTCATTTATTGGTATTATTAACTCTTTAGGGTCATCTTCTTTTAATATTTCTTCTATGTAAGTTACATTTGGAGCTTTAAATTTTTCACTCATACAAGTCAAATCAAAAGAATTATTTTTATCTAATTTAACATCACTTATTACATTTTTCTTATTAGAATAACATAATACACATATTATTTCGCAAAATAATTTCCTTATTTTTTCATTATTTCTTAATGCTAATATATTTTGACTATAACCACTTTGTAAAATACTTATAAAATTATTATAACGCATATTTAAATACAATGTTAATTTAGGATTACCATTATGTATATATTTATATACATAATATAATATGATGTCCCATAAATCTAAAAAATGACCAGCACATATAAATTCTGCACTCCAATAACACGCATTTTCTATTTTTTCATCATATAAATTTTTTAATAATTCTAAACGGGCTTTTGATTTTTGAAATTTTGAAAAAGTAATATTTCTAAAAGAAACACGTATATCGTTTATATGATTAGTGTCCATTATTTTGGGTTATAATATTATTAATTTTAAGTTACATAAAAAATATAATATTAATACATAATAATAATAATATTATTATGAAATTATTTTCATTTTTAACAAACATAACAAAAATAGCAGCGGAGAGAAATATTTATGTGCTATTAAATGAAACACTAAAACACTTTCTTAAATTGCCATTATTACACAAACTATTTTTACTTATGCTTATATTAGTATTTATATATTTAGTAAATAGAAGACCTTTAATTTATGAGAATTATGACGATATGACATCAAATAAAAGATTTGATAGTAAATTTGATGATGCTGTATATGATGCTTTTTACGCGAAATATTATGATAAAATTTATGAAAATAAAGAGCGAGATGTAGAACAATTAAAAATTATTGTAAGTTATGCCAAAAATAAAAAGTTTGTTAAATTTTTAGATGTAGGCTGTGGAACTGGATATCATGTACATTTGTTAACTAAAATGAAATATGATGTTGTTGGCCTAGATAAATCTAAAAGTATGATTACAAAAGCACAATCAAAATATGCTAATTGTGAATTTATAGAAGGTGATATACTTAAAAATAATTTATTTGATTATAATTCATTTACACATATATTATGTTTAAATAAAACTTTTTACATTATTAAAGATAAAGACACATTTTTTGAAAATTGTGCATTATTATTAAATCAAGATGGCATATTAATAATACATTTATTGATACGAGAGAAATTCAAACCTTTTATTCTTCCTAAAGATGATACTATTTTATATAATCCAGAAAATCATAATATTCCTATTGTTAAAAATATTATAAAATTTACTTCTAATTTAGAATATGTGTGTAATTATGAAGTATTAAATAATGAGACAAATGAGACAAATGAGACAAGTCAAAATACTATTGACAATTTTAATCAACCATATTCATGTTATAAAGAAAAATTTGAAAATTTTGATACTCATAATATTCGTATAAATTCAATTAATTTATATATGCCTACTATTGATGAAGTAATAAAACTTGCTAAAGCAAAAGGATTTGTTTTAAAAGATAAAAAACCATTGGATTTTATTGGTCACCCCAATGAATATTTATTTATATTTAAAAAAATAACATGAACTTAATTAAGCATTTTATCGAACATATTTACTTGCTCTAGCAAATGAATCTAATACAAATAGTATAAATATTCCCAAAAATAAATATAATATTAGTTCTTCTGTAATGTAATTTGTTTTTTCATTGTGTTGCTCTTCTAATAAATGAACAATATAATCTAATTTAGACAATAGTTTATTGTTATCATAATTATGGGAATCAATATTTTGAGATAATGAATTATAATTTAATTTATAACTATCACTATAATTAGATAAATTATTTTTTAATAAATTAGAACCATTTAATACATTTGAATTTTCTAAATTAGAAGCACTATTATTTGTATTAGAAGCATTATTCATATTAATATAAGTATTAGTATTAGTATTGGAATTTTGTAATTCATTGTTGAAAAAATTATTTTGCGGTATATTATTTCCAGCTTCTCTCATTTTTTGTATTTTTGCTAATTGCTCATTCAAACTATCTGTAAAAGATGTACTTATTGATTCATCAATGGTATTAGATTGGTAATTTGTATTAAGGTTTTCATCTTCTTCATTATTTTCATGAATTTTTGACATTAAATTCCCTAAACTGGTAATCTTATTTTTTAATACTTCATTGTTTTTAGTATTTGTTATATTGGATTCATCAAATTCTACACTTTTCTTATTTTTTAAAGTTTTATTATTAGATTTTTTATATAATTTAGATTCTGATAAATTATTATTTTCAGAATCTAATGGAGCCGGATTTAATTGAAACATATTATACTATTATAAAAAAATAAGATTATATTATTTTCAAAAACTACTAAATAAAAGTATTTCTTTTGTATTAAGTTATTAATTAAGTTATTTTTACTTATTTAGTAATAAAATAAATCACCCATATTTAGTATTTAGTCTTTAATAGTATTTTTTTCATCATATATTTTGTAGTCATATAATTTGGAGAAATTAAATTATATTTAATATATAATAAATACATTAATAAATATGTATGATTTATTTAAAAATTATAAAAAATTTTTAAAAAAATATAAATTTGATATTTTTATGAGAGATTTGGGTACCAATAAATTATTAATTGGTGTGTTTATGATTTTTATGAATATTGGTTCACGTTATATTGAATTAAAATTAACAAAAGGACAAGAAATGATACTCAAAAACATTGCTCGTGAAGTACTAATTTTTACTATTGCTTTTATTCATACTAAAGATTTAATAATATCATTTATTATTACAGGTATTTTTATTATATTGGCCAATTTTGTATTTAATGAAAAATCTAAATATAGTATTTTGCCAGAAAAATATAAAAAATTAGCTTCACTAATAGATACTAATAATGATAATGTTATTTCAGAAAATGAGATAAATAAAGCATATGATATATTAAAAAAAGCACGTGGTCAAATAGATAATTATAATAAAATAAAAACACTGGAATCTTTCAATAATATGAATTATTAGTCAATAATGTAATAATATTTTAATTATATAGTATAATATACAATATAATTATGAGTTATATTCCTGTGTTTTCAACAAATAATTATAAAATTCAAATAAATATTTTATATAATACAAAAACTGCTAAAGATGATGATGTTGCTAATGATGATAGTAATAGTACTAATGATGATAGTTTAAATAATAATTTTTATATTATAGAAAATATGAATGATATTTTAATAGAAGAATTTTCTACAAAAATAAATTATGACTGGTTTAAAGCTAGTTATAAAAGTGATGATAATCCTTTATATATTGTAAATGATTCTTATTACATTGATGCTAATGTTATAAATACTATTAGAAAAAATAATAGTGCTAAATTTCCTAGTTACAATAGTAGCACTAATGTAAATGTTAGAAAAGCTGACTTTAAACATTTATATGATAGATTTAAAGAAAAATATGAAAAAAATAAAAAAACTTCAACACCTGATTATGAAAAGGAATTACTTACAATTTTCAAAGTTACATTTAAAAAGGTTGTTGACTCGTTAAAAGATAAAAAAATATCAATGCCAAAAGCTATTCCTAAGATAGATAGGTTAGATTACTTATTTAATAATGAAGGTTTTATTGATAATGATATAGTAGGTGGTGAATTATTTCATAAATATATACAAAATACATATGACACTACAACAGATAAGGTGTTAAAAGAAGCACTTCAATTATTTTATAATATTGCCAATAGTAATTTTGCTAATAAATTTAAATATGAATATTTTTTGAGTACAGAAATAATCAATAATATTTTTAAAGTTATACAAGAAAATAGTAGCAATGACCAATCTCAATATCTATACGGTAGACAAAAACCTAATTTAAATAATAATGAAACAAAAGAAAATATTTATAATAAATATTTTAAATATGTATTTCCTAATAAGAAAGATATAAATAATTTAAGTGATCCAGATAAAGATAAAATTTTGATGTTTAATAATGTTTATTATATAATTAAAAATATTTATTTACTGGATAATACTATTATTAATGTCACTAATTATAAAGTATCAAATAATACACAAGAAGATAAAAAGAAATATTATATTAGTCAAGTTAGTTTACTAGATTTAAAAGATAATATTACTCATTTTGAAATTGAAAAAAATAAAGTAATAATTTATCTAAAAGCAACATTAAAATATATTATAGAAAATCCTATATTACAAATTAATTATTTAATAGATGATTTAGAAAATGTTAGACAAAGTTTTTTGCCACAATCTAATATATTACTACCTAAAGATATAAATACTAATTATTCCAGTTATGATAAAATATATATTCATAATAATATTAAATATGCTGAAAATACTCAAAATATAGATACTATTGTAGCAGATGCCCGCAAAAAAGACTATATAAAAAATAAAGAAGAACTATTTTTAAATAATAAAGCATTAAAATTATTTAAATATTTTTTCAAAAGAAAACTAAAAACCATATCGGATAACGATAAGGATAAAATAGTTGAGAAAAATATTATATATTTAATACGTAATATTTTTAAATTTTATAATAATAAACAATTTAAAAAATATTATATAGCAGATACATATATTGAAAAATTTGACAATAATTTGCCTTCAAAAGAATATTATAGTATTACTAAGGGCACTACTATAGAAGAAAGTGATAAATATGAAATAATTTTTACTTTATTCACAAAATTATCAAGTAAAGATCCAACACCTGATGTACCTGCTGCTGCTGCTCCTGCTGTTATAGAAAAAAAAATTTTTAAAGAAATTGAATCATCTGATGCGCGTTTAAGTGAAAACAAAATTTACAAAATAAATGTAGTATTTAGATGTTATTTAGATAAAACAGGAAAAAAACCTACTTTTGTACGTACATTAGTGGCTGAACAATGTTTGTCTAGAGCACAAAAACTAGATAATGCGTTTACAGATTCATTATATAAAACATTTAACTTACCTGAAAATTACTTATATAATAAACTTGCTAATATTACACGTAAACAAAAACCTAATGTAGTACCAACAAATAAAGTGTTAGAAAACAAAGTGTTAGAAAACAAAGTGTTAGAAAACAAAGTATTAGAAAACAAAGTTAATCCATATCCTCAAGAAGATATTATGCTGAATAAAAAAGGAGGAAAAGTAATAAAAAAATATAATCATAATAAAAATATTACACTTAAACATAAAAATAGTGAAAATGTAAAATTTATTAATAACAATATTTACCAATAATATTATAATATTTTATATATATATAAATTATTATGGATATTTTAAAGACTTTTAAAAAAAGATTATCATTTAAAAAACCACTTGACTCAATATTATTTATAGTTGCTTTGTTAATAATATTTTATTATTTTAATAAATATGTATTAACAAATATGAATGTTGAAAATTTTGAAAATGATGGAAAAAAGAAAGTAGTATATTTCTATATGAATGGTTGCCCGCATTGTGACTCATTTTCTCCTATATGGGATGAGTTTAAACAAACTTCTCCATTAGCTACTCATAAAATAGAAAGTGCGGATGCTGGAGAAATGATGACCAAATACAATATATCTGGTTTTCCTACTATAATATTATTAGATGAAAATAATAATAAATTAAAAGAATTAGAAGGACCTAGAACACTTGCGAATTTAAACGCAATGATTAGTAATTATATTTAATTAAGTTTTATTGTAAGTTTTAAAAAGTATAAAAAAAATTGATAACATATATATTTTATGGTTTATACTATAAAGTATATATTATAAAGTATAATATGGAATCTGTTTATAATGAAATTATTAGTGATTCTGATTTATGTAATGAAACATATAGCCTAGATGTATTAAGAAAAAATATTAATAATTTAAATAAGAAGGTAGTGCTTAGAACACAACACTTAACAGCACAATTTTGTGTAAAATTTATTTTGGACACTGCTATTGAACCAGGAAATCAAGCTAGTGGCGTTTATAGTAAACAACATATTCTAAAAATGCAACCACATATTACTAATGAAGAATTTGACAAATATTATTTGGAATATGTTATTAAAGGAAATAGTATTAACACCTAATACCAATAAATAATAATAAATTAAAATAATAATAAATAATAATAAATAATAAATAATATATTATTATTTATATGGTTAAAGTTAATTTTTTTAAAAATATGAAAAATAATATGTCTTCAAAAAAAATTTTTATAATTTTAGGATTAATAAGTGTAATAATTGTAATATTATTTTCTTTAACTAATGAATATTCATTAGAAAATTTTAAACCTAAACCTAATGTTGAAATGGAAATATATTTATGGACTGGTCCTTATGGTTCATTTGAGAATGATTTAGTTCAGCGCTGGTTAGATTTTAAAAATGAGTATGGTAATATTCCCAATGTTACTTTAGGAAGAGCAAAAGCGAGTGAGTTTACAAAATATTTAGAACTAGATAAATACCCGGAATTGAATATAGATACTAATAGAGCTTTTGAACCTTTAAAATCGGTTGATCTTACTAAAGATAATAAAGTAGTTCCATTTGTTTCAGTCTTTTTTGTTGGTACTGATCAAGGTAAGGCATATAAACAAACTTTTGGTTTGTTAACAGGTAAACAGGTGACATACGATGCTCTTTCCAAAACACTCAATGGTCTTACTACAATGTTCAATGATGGATTATATGAGAGCGATGTTAATATAGCACCTGCTACTCCTGTTGTTCCTGTTGTTCCTCCTGCTGCTCCTGCTTCTACTGCTTCTGTTGCTTCTGCTGCTATTACAAAAATACCATGGGCTTAATAAAATATATTGAAAGTGTTTACTTGTTAAAAAAAAATTGATATTAACTATTAAATAATAATATAGATTAACAACATTAATATATATTATTAATAGCAGTTAAAATATGCTTACTAAATTAAATGATTTGATTTTGGTAAAAATTGTATCACGACCATCTAAATTATGTAAAACTCCTTATGTTGCCGATATAGAACTTCACGATGGTTCAATTGTTCAAGCACATTGTGCTTCTATGGGTTGTTGTGGATTATCTGAAAAAGAATCTTATGTATATGCGTCCCCTATAAAGTCTAATGCTAGTCAAACAAAATCTAAAGTGTGCTCTTATAAAATTTATTTAGCAAATTTTTGTGAAGAAAAAATTATTAATAGTCAATTATACATTAACAAGCAATTAATTGGTGTTGACCCAAAATTAGCCGAAACTTTGGTAGAAAATGCGTTAACAAAAAATTATTTGAAAACATTGACAAATATTAAAACATATAAGAGAGAGGTTAAATTACTTAATTCGCGTTTTGATTTTGCTGGAATAGATGAGCAAGGTAAATATTTTGTGTTAGAAGTTAAAAATGTTCCTCTTGCTGATTATGCTGATGTGTCTTCAAGTGACCGCAAAAAAATGATTAAACATGGAGACTTTACTAATATTCCTATTAATGAAAAAATCTCATATTTTCCAGATGGCTACAGGAAAAAGAAAGGTGCGGTTGTAAGCGAACGTGCTTTAAAACATATTAATGAATTAGCAGAAATTACTTACTCAAAAATTATTAGACCTATTATTTGTTTTGTTATTCAGCGAAACGATGTTACTAGTTTTCAAGTATCTGTGCTAGACCCTATTTATAAAGAAGCGTTTAATGAAGCAATTAAAAAAGGTGTAGAAGTTATTGTATTAGTTGTTTCATGGAATGCCGATGGAGAGGCTACTTTTGTAAGCTGCGATTTGCCTATTAATTATTAATCCTAGATTGTAGTGTATAGATTTGTAGTATTGTACTATTTTCAACATTTGTACTATTTTTTAAATAACTAGTGTATTTTTCACTTTCTTCAATTAGTTCTTCAATAGTTGGTGTTCTTAATACTGGTCTTGGTTTTGATGGAAACGTAAATGTTGCTGCTGGTGCTGATGCTGGTGCTGGTGCTGGTGCTGATGCTGGTGCTGGTGCTGGTGCTGATGCTGGTGCTGGTGCTGGTGCTGATGCTGGTGCTGGTGCTGGTGATGGTGCAGGTGCTGGTGCTGGAGCAGGTGCTGGTGCTGGAGCAGGTGCTGGTGCTGGAGCAGGTGCTGGTGCTGGAGCAGGTGCTGGTGCTGGAGCAGGTGCTGGTGCTGGAGCAGGTGCTGGTGCTGGTGCTGGTTTTGGTGGTGGTTTTGGTACTGGTCTTGGTGTCGGTTTAGCGGGTTGTTTAATTTTATCCCAAGTTTTTTTACAAAAATCCATTGCTAAATACTGGAGAGTTGTAAAAATAGCTAAGTTTATAAGATTCTTATCAATCTTTGACTTGTTAACTTGAATACCAAATAGTGAATCTAGATTAGTAGTAAATTCAACCAGATGCTTAGACGATGCCCTAAGATCTTTATAAGCATAATCACCCGATGTAGGATATGGAATTTCAATTCTATTAATTACTTTTTTATTACGCTTTAAATAGTACCCACCAGAAGATACCGGCCAATTATTTGCTTTATCAATAAGATTAAACCGAATACTATTTGTATAATTAATTTTACCAATTTCTCTATAACCTTCATTGTAAAGATTAGTTGCTGAATTATGAGTATTTGTTTTTGGATCAAGATAAACCCTTTTTTCATTTCCATTTTTAAATTCAGCAATTATAATTTCTCCTTTTTTCCATATTGTCAGTTCATTTTTCTTTGTGTATGTAGCATTAGCAATCATATTATTAGAAACAATTTCTTTAACTAATTTGCCATTTTTGTCATTAACTATTAGTGTAAGTTTAATATTTTCATTAATATATGCATAATATGTGCTACCAAGATTCTCTAAAGGTAATTTTTCTATCATATTTGATACAAGCAAAGGACTACATTCTAAAATTATAAGAGTACCATGATTTTTATTTACCGCATAATTATTCCACATAGTGTTCATAGTTACAGATACTTCATGTGCCATATATGTAATGTTATTATTCTTTATAATAGTAGGAAAATCTAGTAGAAGTTCATTGATTGCTTCACCTTCAATTTTGCTCAATGTTGTTGCTGTACCTCCACCTTCTTGTGTAAGACCAAATAATGCAGCAATACCACCAAAACCAAAAAGCCCATTTTTATCATCACTAGCGTCTTTGCGATTATTAATAATAATATGCGCTTGTAGTGTTTTACGATTCATACCTGGTCCATTATCTCCAATCATAATAAGATATGTATTGCTCTCTGGTTGATATATCATATGAATTTGAATTTCAGATGCTCTAGCATCAAGTGCATTATCTATTAATTCACGAATTAAATCCATATTACTAAAACCTTGGTTGGTAGTGTTATAAAGAGTTCCAACGTGACTAATTGGTTCAAAAGACATGATTTATAACTAATTTTAAAACAAAATAAAATACAATAATAATTATTTCAATTTTTTTTTAAATAATATTAAAATTATTTAAATACATATTTGCTAACATAATAATATTATTAATTTTATTATGTATAATATTTTATTATTAGTATTGAGTTATAGTTTGCCTCCGTTAAATAATATTTATAGTGGGTCAATTAACTTTCCATTATTAGGTAAGCAAAATATAGAATTTGAACGATTAAAGAAAAATACTTCTCATATTAAATTATTTGGTTTAATAAATTGTAATGGTTATATTTATTATGATGAAAATAATGAAAATAATGAAAATAATGAAAATAATGAAAATGTAAGCAATAAATGTATTAACATAAACTATGAATTAGATAACAATCTTTTAAATATAATTCGCAAATATAGATGTACTATTGAGGCGCCTTATTATGATGTAAGAAGCGATACAATTTTATTTATCTTAAAAATAAATATGCTTGGGCTAACAAAAAGTATTAAATTGCTTAATACTAAAAACTAAAGAAAACTAAGTTAAGTTATAGTAGCTATGAACTATTATATGCGCAATTATTGGGGCAACAAACCATAATTCGCCTAAATTAGTATTTAATTTTTTATCCAAATTAGCATTTAAAAATGGAATGGCAAGTAAGCTTGTCCCAATACCTATTAACAATTGTTGTGCGACTCTCTGTTTTCTTTTATAAATAGTTAAATAATGCCTAGGAGTATGGACTAGCGTTAAATAACATTTACTTATAATTGGTTGCTTTAGCCATGCTAAATGAAATAGTGAACTTAAAGAATATTTATAGAAGTTATTTTTTATGTTGAAATCATCAGCAATATGATAAATAGAAAAAATAATTAATAACATTTTTCGTTGAAAAAATGAACAATAATATATACATAATCCGCTAAGAAAATTACTTGCTAATGTTTCAAAAGGACTAACAATTAAACTTGTTGACCCGTGGCCAAATGTAGGAATTAATAAAGGATATTTAATTAACATTATTATTAGTATTATTATATGTTATAAAATTAATAATAATGTTAAACATATAAAAAACATTTTTTTTTATACAAAGTAAAAACTACAAAGTAAAAACTCTTAACTATAATTTATCTAGTAATTCAGAGTTTTCTTTAATAAAACCACTTACTAGTTCAAGTGGCAATTCTCTAAAATCTACTAATTTTTTATTTAGTTCATATTTTTCATAAGCATTTTCTTTTTTAAGTGCTTCTAAAAACAATTCGTTATTTTCGTAATATTTTTCACAAGTTTTTGGTCCACATTTCTTAAAAATGGGCATAATATTATCTGATTTATCTCCTAACACAATTTTATAAAATAAATTTTTCTGTGGTTCGCTAAACACTTTCTTTGCTTCTTTTAAAAATTTGTTTTGAAAATTTACAATTTCAGTATGCTCATCTAAAAGTTGTAAGTAATCATGGTCATTGGCAATAATATATATTTTGGCATCCGCATATTTTTGGCGAATATGATTTTTAGTAAGTGCAATAATATCATCGGCTTCTAAATTAGGAAATTGTAATACACTATTAACGCCGGCATCATATAAAAGTTTATTATTGTCTTGATAAATGTGTTTGAAAAATTGACCTCCATTAAATTCCTCACCTTTGTCTCGCGTACCTTTATATTCTGAAAATAAAGCATTTCTCCAAATAGATTTGCGAGGACAATCACGAACAGCAATAATAGTTGTTTTTTTCTTATGTATTTTTTGCTTCTTTTTAAACCCCGTTAGCGATTCACTAAATGTTTTCATAAACTTTTCTACAAACTCTTCATTTTCGTATGGATTAGTTAAAGGTAATTCTGGATTAGAGTGTCCCCACCATTGAACAATAGCAAAATATCTATAAAATATCCAATAACTTGTATCTACTAATATGAATATTTTTGCTTCTTGATTTTGCATTTGTGCTTGTGTTTGTTCCATTATATATAATTATGTGTTAAGTATTTATATTAATCACATATAATAATAGCATAATATATCAATTTTTTTTATATATTTTAATATATGTACAAATTATTTAAAGTTATTTTTAAATTTTAATTAGATGATTAATGAATAATAATACATATAAAAGCGGGATCCTTATTGCGTGTAATGTTATTAATGTTATATATCATGTTCCTCAAATAATAAAAACTTATCGCACAAAATCAGTTAAGGATTTTGATTCATGGTACTTATTTTTAGGTAATCTTCATAGTTTTTGTTGGGTGTTATATAGTATTGAAGATAATAATAGCTTAATGATGTTTAATAGTTGTGTTACAATGTTTTCTATTTCTTTTGTTACTTATTATAAAATTTGCTCATTTATTAATGAGCATTATAAGAAGAATATTATAAAAAATGAAAAAAATATAGATACTAATAATAAAACTATAACAATAACTAGTGTTTCTTGTGAAGAATTAGATAAAACTTAATCTTCTTTTATATAACTATTATTACATAATTTTTTTATTATTTTTTCTTCATTGTCTTCTTTATTGTTTGCTATTGCTACTAATGTATGTGTATAATAATTTTGCTTAGATTCATTATTTTGAAAATCAGGATTTTCTTTTGTCCATTTACTTAAAGCACAAAATTGTTTTGTTGATACATCTTTTATTGCTTTTCTTATTTTCTCTTTATTAACATCTTTTTCCCAATTATCATCATCTTTAATATATAATGATTCACGTTTTATATCTGTACAATGAATTGGACGTTGATATAAACCTAACTTGTTCATATTTTCAATTATTACATTACTTAGACCATTAACTATTCCATTTTGCTTGGTATAATCTAATTGTTGTAAACTTACTTGTATGGATTTAATAAAGTCACTCATATTTATAGCATCTTTACAACGCTCATTTAAAAATACTTGAATATTAAATTTATTATTATTGTTATTGTTTGTTATAAAATTATTTCCTATTTTAGGTAATAATTCACTTATTTGATCTTGTTGCTTAATTATAATTTCTCTCATTTCTTTATTATCATTAAGTAGTTTAATAATTAAATCATTTGTTAATGTTAGTTGATTATTTGAATTATTTGAATTATTACTATTATTTCTATTATTACTATTGTTTGAATTGTCAACTATTTTTATATTTTCTATAAAGGCACATTTTTTCTTATGAGCATATAATCCTTGTCTACTTTTATATTTTTTACCACAATTACACACTATTTCATTTATATTTGTATTTGTGTTTATATTTGTATTTGTGTTTAAATTTGCGGATTTTTCTCCTATATTTGTCAACACTATGTCAACATTTGTATTATATTTATGTTTTGCTGTATTAATATGTTTATTATAATCTTTTTTATCACACGTATTATAAAGACAGTTAATACATACAAATTCTTTGCGGATTTTTGCGGATTTTTTTGTAAACATTTACACCGCTATTATTTAAATAGAAAATAGTATTTAAATGTTTTAGAAAAATATTCGGATTTTTGCGGATTTTTTGTAAATAATTGTCAATATATTTTAAAATGTTGCTAATTTTATAGAAATTATTTATATATTGTCTTAGCATAATTCATAATAAATAACAAAAAAATATTTATGTTCGGATATTTGCGGACAATTTTTGTCAACAAATGTCAACAAAAATTTGGCCGAAGTTTTGAAAAAAATGGTAAAAAAATTTATGGTTAGGAGTTTTTATCTTGAAAATTATGAATGTTCAATCCTTTATGCTTTAAAATTTGTAAAACTGCGTTTTTTGCTCATTTTTTTATAAAAGGTTTAAAATTCAAAAATTGGACATTTATAAATGTCCATTTTCAAAAAAATTTTGAAATTTATTTTTCCAAATTTTTCACATTTTTATAATTTTATAACTTATGTATTAATATTTTTATATTTATTATAAATATTAATACATTTAACATAAGAGAGATTGCTTTGTTAGTATTTTACCTTTATAATGCGTCCAAGTCCCCCCAAAATACTAAATACTAAGTAAATTATTAAATTTATTCAAATCAGTCATTATTTTTGTTTGAGTTGCTTTAAAATTTTTGGATAATTGTTTTCCAAAATTATTTGCTGTATGTAAACTTAAAATCACTTTATTAAATTCTTCTGTAAAGTTAAAATTGTATTTATTAAATAATTTACTAGCGTCTATTAATAATTGAGTAGATATTTCATCTTTAATATTTACTTGAAAACACTTAATAGTGTCATTTATAAATTCCTGTTTTGTTGTAGCATTTAAATTATTAAGTGCGTCCTTTTCTTGTATAATAGTATATAACAACTTTTCTATGTTGCTATAATCTTGATTACAAAATATAGAGTTTAGAAAAACATAATACGCATTTTGATTTTTCTTATTGGGAAATGCGCATATACCAAAATCTATTATACCTAATTTATATTTTATAACTTCATTATTTGTAGAAGTAGCTTCATTGTTTATATAAAAAAATACATTTCCACTATGAAGATCACAATGAATAACTGAATGATATAAAATTCCTAATATACCAAATTTGTTAAGTACATATGCAAACTCTTCTTTAATGGTTTCACTCATGTTTTCTATGTCTTTATATTTAAGTCCACTAATATTTTCCATTACTAATAATTTATTGTATTTTTCGGTTATATGTCTATAAACTTTTGGAAACACATATTCTTTATTATTTTTATATTTTTCACTAAAAATTTCAATTGCTTCAAGTTCTTTCATAAAATTCATTTGATTTAATAAAATTTGTTCATTATCTATAAGTAATTTTGTTATTTTGAGAGAGTTTATGTATGGAATATATTGAGACATATATGATATGTATAGCAACTCGTCAAAAACATTTGTAAATCTCTCATAAATATCTTTTTTCAACATTTTAATAATTACTTTATTATTAGACAAATCAATACCTTCAAAAACAAGTCCTACTATACCACAATTTATTGGAATTTTACTTTTTAAAGTTATTGAAAATTCCGCTTCTAACTTATATAATAAGTCATAATCTATTTCATTGGTTTTATATGGAACATTGTCAGTATACTTAAGTAAAAATTCTTGCTCATCATTAGCTAATATATCTTTGTCTAAACATAGTGCTTGAAATATTTTCACATATACAATATTTTCTTGTTCCAATTTATTAGATATTTTTTTTATTAATTCTAATCTAGCAGTAGGTATTTTATATAAACAATTAATACATTTAATAGTGTAAAATTTTATAATTTCGCACATAACTAATGTTATTAATTTTGTAATTCGTAAAAATATATACATAGAGTCTAAGACCATCGTTTAATAATTTAATAAATACTAAGTTATTAAGTTATTATTATTAAAAATATATTATTGTGAATTTAAATTAGTTATAAATTCTTTCAAATTGTAAAACATTTTTTTAAACATTAATCCAATAAAATTGTTCATATAAATAGGCAAATCATCTGCTATTGTTAATTGAAAATCAATCGAAAATTTAACATTTATTAATTTAGTAACTTCATTTTGTTGTGTTATTTCATCATTTATACTTATATGGGTTTTCCCAAAATTGAAAGTCATTGCTTCATAGTTTTCAGTATTTAAATTTATAGATTTTAAATAAGTGTCTATTAAGTCTTTATGATCATATATTAAATCTTTATTGTAAAAAGTAATATTTTTATTTAAATTGTTTGAATATTTAGTAGTTCTAAACAAGACATATTTTTGCTTAATACCTACTTCTTTGGCGATTTGTTTTAATAAAATACATACATCCGTTTCGCAATTATTTATTGTATCCAAAATATATATTTTTTCAATTAATTCAACATTTACTTTTTCAAGTAATTCATAAATTGCCGTACTTAAAAGTGTATCACTATTTACTTTACTAGTGTCTAAATTATTAAACTCAAATTGTAAGTTATATGCTTTGTTTGTGCTATTAGGTATTTTTATTTCACTTAATAACATATTTCCTTTACTACATATTAATTTTGGTTGATATGAATAGTCCTCACTATAAACCATTATAATTTAATTAAACTTGTAATTATATATTTAAATATTTAAATATTTAAATATTATATATTTAAATATTTTAAATAGTCAATTCATTTTTGTAATAATTTTCTTAATATTATAAATGTTAATAAAAAATCTAATAAATCATTGGCATTAAATTCTTTATTAAAAAAAGGTTCTTTTAATAATTTAAATTCTAAAAAATGTTGGTACTTTTTCTCTCCCCTTAATGGAATAATATGCGTATAATAATTTAATAATTCACAAAATTTTGATTTTAATAATAAACTATAATATTTATAATTATATTTACTTTTAACTTCAATTCTATTTAGACTATCTTTTTCATTTGTATAAAATAAATTTTCTTTTGTTCTATATTTATTATATATAATAAAGTTATGTTGAATAAAATCTAAATGTCCATATATTTTAGAATTTAATGTTTTATTAATAGCATTAATTGATATTAAATAGGCTGCTGTACTTCCGCACGCAATATGTGTATTGTATGTGTCCTTTGTTGGCAAAATACAATCGCTATGTAATTGTATAATATCCCAATTGCTATCCAATAATTGTATTTCATATAATGATTTATTAAGGCGTTCATAAAATTCTTCTTTATTATACAATGGAAAAGCATCATCTTCCATTATTAGAAAAAACGGCACACTAGCATTTGTTTTTTTGTTATATTTAGACTTTATATGCTTACAACATAATATATGACTTAAAGCACAACCAATTACGGATTTTGGGGCAAAATTTTTAGCATAGTTCGAAATATATAGCTTGTATTCGGGCTTCAAGTGTTCATCTTTTAAAGCATTTATTCCACTAAATCTCTCTACTATTAAACCAAGATTTAATAAATATGGTAATTGTTTAGTATAATTATTTATAGTAGTATCTAAATTTATTATATATGTTTCTAAATTACTATAATCAGAATTTATAGGATATTTATTTATCATATGGATACTCGTTTAATATTATTAATTAAATAATTTTAAACCAATAAATTTTAAATAATATATTATAATTATTTAAAATTTATTAATTATTATAATATATTCAAATAGTATAATAACTAATGGTTCTTATGTATACTATTGCTGTAACAAAAGATAAAACAACTATTTATATGAAAGTACCATATGATTGTTTATCGTATAAACAAAAAATGCACCGAGGAATTCTTAAATTAAATATAAAGAAATCTAGCATTAGTGTAAATAATGATTCAAAAAATGAGGAGTTAGAAATTGCATAAGATTTTTACATTACTAATTGTGTTAGTAAATCTGTTAAAGATTTAGGGTTTTGAAGCAATTTAGTTTTAGTATTTGCCTTATTTTTTTTAGCTCTTAATTTATGTATTAACCAAGTATGTGGATTATTCATTATTGGGTCAATTTGTAAATTTAATTGAATAACTTGTGAGCGACAATGATTACTACAGCACATACAATCAAATCCAAAATATAAAGTAGAATATTCAGAAATGTCTTTATTACAAAAATCACAAGTAAATACCATACTATTTTGTATGTATAAAAATTTTTTAAAATATATTTATAAAATTTTTATACTATTTTTATATGTCTAAACTTACAATATTTTTATCACTACGCTGTCTGCGTTTAGATTTTGTAGGTATTTTAGCATTTGTTAAATCTCTCAAGTCTTCAATACTAATAGTGCTAGATTCATTATTTTTTTTTTCATTAACATCAACTTGCTTAGTTTTTAAACCACTTAATAAAGACGCAATGTTTTGACTAGAAGGAGCAATTGAAGGACCTTTCATTTCTGGACGTGTAATGCGTTGTTCATTATAAGGATTACCTTCACCATTATCCATTTCCATACCGCGTGCTGACATAATATCTGGGCGATTTATTATATTTTGCACTCTTTGACTGCGTTCGGGTAATTTAGACTCAATAGGTGGTGGCGGAGGTCCTGAATTTACATTTGGTGGCATTGATGCTCCAAATCCAGGATTAGAACCATTATTTCCAAATAGTCCATTCATAAATCCCCCTAATCCAGGTTTTGACTGACCCATAGTATTAACCGCAGCTTGAGTAAATTGTTTCATTAATTCGGGATTTTGGCGCATAATATCATCCATTCCGGGCATCGAAGATTTAAATAGTGTATTTGACATATGAATCATCATTCCTGAACCAGCTAATTGAAACAACAATTTTAATTCAGGAGACATTTTTGCTTTAGATTTGTATTTTTCATGTAATTCGGCAAAAATTTCATCATATTCATCAATATTCTCATTTATTTGCTCACCCCAACCATCAAGTTTAATGTCAAAAGGATCAAATTTATTATTTAAAAATTCTAATCCAGTTATACATGCCATTAACATTTTTCCTTGAAATTTAATAGCGTTTGATTTTTCCTTTTCAGCAATAATAGTTTCATATTCTCCAATCATTTCATTTAAATTAGAATCCATATTATAACGTTTGCTAAGCGATACCCCTTTTTTCTCTAGATCTTCTAACTTGCGTAAATATTTGAACTTTTCTTTTAATTCTTCTTCTTTTGTTAATTCAGGTTTTTCTTGTGCTTTATCTAAGTTAATAGGTACATTATTAAATTTACCAAAACCATCCCAAGTTTTATTTTCATTCATATTTGCTGTTGATTTTCCTAAATTTACTGTATCATTATCATTATTTTTTGTAACAGGTTTAACATTTGAACCATTGTTTTTAGAATCACCAAATAAACCTCCAAAAATAGATTTTTTATTGGCACTTGTTGATTGATTATAATTTATTTCCTTTTTATTATTTGAATCTATAGTAGTATTTAATTTTAATTTGTCATCAAATTGTTTTGAAGTGCTATTATCTGTTAAATCATTTAATTCATTTTCTAAACTAGTAATGTCTTCAATATCTATTGATGTTGATGTTTTTTTATCAGTTATATTTTTTCCATTCATTAATAATTCAATACCACCTCCAAAATTTGATGATGGTTTTTTTGATATAATTTCTTCTACATCTGAATCATTTATTTTAAATTCTGGAATTTGAAAATTATCAATATTCAAAGTTTCGGGTTCTATTTCTACAATATCCATTAAAACTATTATGATAAAAATAGAAGTTTAATTTTTAAATACTCCGCAATATATATTATATATTAATTATTAATAATATGTTATTAATAATTAATAATAATTATTTTAGTACGTTAAAGTTTTCTAAATAATAAATTCCTTGTAAAAAACAATCTGCCAAATCATCTTTTTTTGAATGTTTAATAAAGAAAGCATGTTCGTTACACATATTTTTATGCTCTAATAGTTGTTTTGTATAATAAATGCTAAGTTTTTTTCGTTCATTATATGATAATTTTTTGTCTTTAACTTCTTTAACTTCTTTAACTTCTTTAATTTCTTTAGCTTCATCAATTTCGCAGAAATCTTTATAACCAGTTACATATTTATTTTCTTTACTTTCTTTACTTTCTTTATTGATAAATGGTTTTAATTTATTTGTGGCCGATATAAATTTAATATTATAATTATTACAATCTATAAAATATTGAGATATCATGCCCTGAATAGTTTTCATTCTATTAGCAATAGGACTTATTTGATTTTCCAAAATAATTTGGTCAATACTAGATAAGTCAAAATTTTTAAATAATTCATTTAATTCATTTTTTATACTAATTCCTATATCTATTAAATTTACATTGTTTGCGTTAACAGTTTCAATAACTTCAAAACATGTAGAATTTAAATATTCTTCTAATAATTTAATTAGTGAAGCTTTATTTATAGGTTTTTCTATTTTTATTTGATATTGTTCAATAAGCACAGAGAGATTAGCAACAGATTGTTTATGTAATGTTTTAATATTACATGTTGGTAAACTATATTCCGTTTTTTTTGTATGATTTTTACAATAAAAAATATTGTCTTTATGGAATTTGGCTTCTTTTGAGCAACATTTTTCATTACAAGAAATTAATTTATTACATAAATTTATTACATCCCATTTTATAATTTTAAAATCCTTAAATTCATTAGCATTATTTTTTTTATCTATAACATCACATTCTAAAATTACATATGCTAAATTTTTAATACCTATATCTATGCTTAATATTTTCATAAATATTATATTTATTATTACAAATATTATATAATTAATTATATAATATTTATTTATTTCTATATATTATAATAAAAGTTTATTTATTTATTAGCAGCTAAGCATACTGAATAGTTTAATCTATAAAGATAATACCCTAATGTAAAGGTAAAAAAATATGATATTGCGAAAGCTAGTATTTTGTAATCCTTTTTATATATGCCTATTAGTGCTACAATTATTGCTAAAAATGCTAATGCCAAAGCCCCCCATCCTAATACATAAAAATACATACAATGACCTTTATTTAAAGGTGTCATCAAACCATCAAAAAAATTCATAGTTTATAATATTATAAAATATTATAAAATATTTTTAATTAGCATTAATTACATACTTTGATACGTGTTTTTGCGCATCCAATTGTTGACTAGATAAATATATATTTTTCAAATCACTTGTTTCATAACCATATGGTTGGTCGCGAGATAAAATCGAGTTAAAAATATAGGGCGTTTTATTAGACACTAAAGGTTCAGAGTTATAATTTGTATTTATTCCACATTCAGCAATAGAAACATATTGATTATTTTTTATAATAGTATCAGCATTTACTTGTAAGTATTTCCTGTAGTCACTATTATTTTTTATATTTTTATTATTTTGAAAAACACTATCGTTGAGTGCCGATGAATAATAATTGCTAAATAATCTAGAGTCATCCATTAAAGGAGGAAAATTGAAGTGAATATTGTTTGAACCACTATAGCAAGTTCCCCAACTCATAAAATTAATATTATAGTATGTAATAATATTAATTTTTTATAGATTTTAAATTAAAACTTATTTTATAAAAAGTATTGCTTATTTTATTATAAATTTATTGTTTTTGTAGTAGTTTTACTAAATCAGACTTTTTCATTTTTTGAGCACTTTCATTATCTATTAAATTTTTTGTTACAACCAATGTTTTTAAATCATCTACCTTCATTTTTGAATAATTTTTTCTTTCACCTGTTTTATCATTTGTATCTTGAATATTTTCTAAATTAATTATTTTTGGGTTGCTATTTGTATTATCTAATGTAAATGAATCTAAGTTTATAGGTAAATTTTTTAAAAATGTTTCATCATCAAAACTTGATATAGTTTGTTCGTTTACTTCAATATTTTCTGAACTTGTTAAATCTTCTAAATCTTCTAACTCTTCTAACTCTTCTAATTTATTATTAACAATAGTTAAATTTTCTGGTTTATTTTTTTTTATATTATTTATGTCATCATCAACGTCTTCATCTTCATCTTCATCTTCATCTTCATCTTCATCTTCATCTTCATCATCATCTTCATCTACATCATCATCTTCATCATCGGCTTCGTCATCATCATCATCTTCATCTTCTTTATCTTCGTCATCTTCGTCATCTTCGTCTTCGTCTTCATCACCTTCGTCATCTGATACAGATATTTTTTCCCCTAAATTAATTTTTTTAATTTTATCAAATTCTACGTATTCACTTCTAGTATTTTCAACATTATTAGTATTACTAGTAGTAGTAGACATAGATTTATTTAATAAACTAAAATGTTGCATTTGAATATTATAATTCATAATAAAATTTTGTAAAATTTTACCATGCTCAATAACACTTTTTTCTAATAAATTTAGTCTTCTATAGCAATATAACATAATTCCTCCACTTATTAATAAAATTAATCCAAAAGTTAATAAAAATCCCGAATCCATAAATTTAAATAAAATTGACATTTATATTAATGTATAATTATATTATTTTAAGTATTGTTTAACGAATAATATATTTAATTTTTCATATTTGTAATAATATTTTCTGGATAATTTAAATCTTTGAGTACTTTCATTGCTCCTTTTACTTTTGAAATACCTTTTTTAATTTTATAAGTATATTCAAAATCTTTAGCATTAGTATTTACTTTCATGTATAAATTATTATTTTGTTTATTTAATTTTTTACATAATTTAGTGTAATGTGTTGTTAAAACATAATCTATATTGTTAAATTTATTTAAATAATTTAAATAACCATAAGCACTATTAATTGCTTCATCTGGATTAGTACCGCTATATAATTCGTCAAATACACAAAAGTGATTTTTGGAACTATTGTTTTCAATTGCTTCTAATATATTTTTACATTGCCTAGCTTCGGCTTGATATAAACTATCACGTCCTCCAGTATCTGGAATGTTTATATAACAATGAATAAAATCATATATTTTTACTGAGGCACTATTATAAAATCCACACCCTATTTGTTGAGATAAAATAATATTAAACAATGTTGATTTTAACAAAGTAGTTTTACCAGAAGCGTTTGGACCAGTAATAATTATATTTTTATCTAGTGAATATGAATTTTTTACAATTTTAGTTTTATTAGTTTTACTATTTGTGCTATTGCTGCAAATTTCTTTAGTGCAAATTTCTTTAGTGCAGATTTCTTTAGTAGAAGTTTCTATAGTATTTAAATTAGCAAAATAAGCATCTTTAAAAGAGGTAGGTTTAGAATTATTATAATTACAATAATTCATAACTTTATTATTTATAAAGTTTTGCAATGTTTCTAAATTTTTCAAATAACCATTAAACCCAAATGAAAAATATAAACTATCTATAATAGTTTCGTTTTTATTTAAGCAATAAAAACATTTCATTAAATGTCCTAATTCTAGTAATTTATTAATATTTAAAGTATATGGTGTAATTTTATTCAAATCATCTAAATAAGATGTAAAAATACTTATATTTTTGTTAATAGCATCATTAAAAAATTTATAATTAACTAAATCTTTAGAATATTTCAAGAAATTTTTATATTTATTTAAAGAAGTCACAATATATTGTTTTAAATCATATAAAGTTTCGTGAATATATTTAATATTTGTAAAATATTTAATACAACTAGTGAAATTTAAGTACATTTGAAAAATATAGAACCCAAAACTAAAAAGCAAATAAATTTTATTTGTAAAATTAGTTTTACTAAATGAAGTAAATAATTGTCCAATAATGTGATTGGAAAATACATTTTTTAAGTGTTCAAAATATAGTCCAAATGTTATTTTATGTCCTTGTAGTTTAATTATAAAAAAAGGGAGTAAAAGAAATAATATTGGAATAAGCAAAGAAAAAACAGGGGATGAGAGATTATAGATACTTAAAAATTGTAAACATAAACTATTGTTATTAAAATTACTTAATAATGGTATATCAATATATTGATAATTATTTATAAATCCGTTATCAAATATAACATCTTCACATTTATTATATAGTGCATCATCTTGAACAATGGTTTTATTTTCGCTAAATTCTACTTTTTTTAAAGTATTATAATTCTTTAATAATAATTGCGTTTCTAATAAAAATTCTACATTGTTTGTATAATATTTAGACCATTTATTAATAATAATTTTTTCAAATATATTCTTAGGATCAAAAACATGATAATATAAATTATATGATTCATTAGTGTTGTCACATATATTTGATACATCACTTAAAGGTGATTTGGTTTTTACTAATTCTAAATCATTAATAATATTGTTGTTTAAAAGTTGAACACTTGAATTCTCCAAATATTCAATAGGCAACTTGAAAGAATCTACATATTTTTCTTTAGTATTAAAATTAGAGTCTTCATAAAAATTCATTAGTGTGTTAATAAAATTCATCTTATTAATAATAATAACAATTACTTTATAAATATTAATATAACGAAAATAATTAAAAAAATATTATTATAATTTATTAATTATAATATTATATGTTAATTTATGATACACAATTTATTAATAATTATTATAAAACTTTGGAACATGAAAAATTAGAACATTGTGTTCAAAGTTTATTAGATACATTATTAATAACAATTAACAATGATTTATCATTAAATAATTATGAGCAAGAATCTGATAATAAATTAAAGAAAAAATCAAAGTATAAAAAATATGATACTTATAATGGGACAAAAGATTTCAATTTATTAAATAAATATAATAAGTTAATACAGCCAACTATTACCCCTGTTAGAAAAGTTCCAATTGATAAAACTAAAATAAATATTGCTAAAAGTAATATAAAAGCATTATTAAATAAATTATCACCATCCAATTATAATAAATTAGAAAAAGAATTTTTAGTTATTTATAATGAATTGCTAGAGTCAAGCATTGATGAAAGCATAGACGAATTATATTCTATGGATAATTATATAATTGATTATATTTGTTATAATAATTTGTCTTATAGTTCAATATATGTTAATATTTTTTTTTCATTACTTGCTATTTATAATACTAAAAATTATAAGTTAGAAAACATATTTTTATATAATTTATTAAAAGAAAAATATGATGAATTTTATAATTTTGAAAAAACTATTAAATGTACAAATAATAAAGATGAGGATGAGTTTTCATTAAATAAAAATAATGATAAATATAAATGCTTTGTAGTTTTTATAATAAATATTTATAAAAAATTATTTGTTTATGAATTAGAAAATGTAGAAACAAATGATTATTTGTTTAAATTATTTATTAATACACATATTATTGAAGAATTTGTTTTGCTGTTGACTGAATTTTTCATAACTAATTTACAAATTGAAAACAATAGTGCTTATTGTGAAAATATATTAGAGTTCTTAATAACAATATATAACGAATTCTTTAAAGAAATAAGAATTATCAAAAAAATAGATTCTAATTTAAAACTTTATGAAACTATTAATTTACTATTGGTTAATAAAAGTAACTATATTTGTTATACAAATAAAATAAAATTCAAATTAATGGATATTCAAGATAAATATAAAAAATATATTTTGGTTTAATTTTAACAACAAATATAATAAATACAATAAATACAATAAATACAACAAATATAATAAATACAATAAATATAATTAATATAATAGTTTAAAAATACATTTATAAAAATAAATAATAATATATAAATGATTACATCTAATATTGATAGCAAAGTAGAGTATGCTATTATAAATAATATAGATAAATCTGATTTAAATCACGAAGCATTTGTATATAATGCGAAAATATATAATAAACATATAAAATTCGTTTTAGGAACACCTAGATTTGATTTTTTAAGCAATAATATTATATATTTCAATATTTATTTAGCAAATAATGGTTCGGTTGTATCTAAAATAGGTATATATGAAACTAATAATAGTGACTATACTTCATTACTAGATTCTAATGGAGATGTAGATTTAAACAAAATGTCTGAACCAATTATATTTTCTTTTGCTAAACCATTAATTATGAATAATTATGAGTTAATTGATAAATTTGAAACTATGTCTAATACAAGTGATTTTAATAGTAGCGATAATGATTCCAATATTAGTAGTATTGAAAGCATTACTAGCGATGAGGATGATGATGATGATTATGATGATGAAAAACCACAAAAACTTACAACTATAGGCTATGATTTAATGGAACTAAACAGTCAAACAAAAGAGGAAAGTGATTATGAAATGAGTAAATATGAAGAAGATCCATCACAAAAATGGGTTAATAATTATTTAAGAAGCAATAAATATGAGATACTAGATAATGAAGGAGGTGGAGATTGTTTTTTTGCTGTTTTACGAGATGCGTTAAGAAGTGTAAAAATAGATACATCGGTCAAATCAATTCGTGAAAAATTAGCAAATGAAGTTGATGAAGAAATACTAGCAACCTATAAAGAGTTTTTTGGATTATTTTATAATAGCATGAAAACATCAGAAACCAAATTAAAAGAACATAAAAAAAAACATTATACATTAAAAAAGATGATAACAGCAAGTAGTGATGGCCCCGATAAAATGAAATTGATTAGTGATGCTAAATCTAATTTTGATAGTATGTCTTCAATTAGTGATCAAAACAAAGAATTAGAAGAATTAACAAGAGAATTTGAATTTATGAAAGATGTAGAAACAATAGACGATTTAAAAAAAGTAATAATGGAAGTAGGCGGCAAATATTGGGCAGATAATTGGGCACTAGTAACATTGGAGCGATTGTATAAAGTGAAATTTATTGTGCTATCACAAGACCATTTTTTAAGTGGTGAAAAAGAACTAGTGCTACAATGTTCTGAAGCTGATAAAAAATTACAAGCACAAGGTATTTTTGAACCATCTTATTACATAATGACCGATTATATTAAAGGTGTTCATTATAAGTTAATAACTTATGATAAAAATATAAAACGCGGAGCATTAACATTTAATGAATTACCATATAGAATAAAAGAATTGGTTTTAGAAAAATGTATGGAAAAAGGTGCTGGATTATATGTTTTAATACCTGATTTTAAAGCATTTGCTAATACAAATGGAGTTCAAACATCAACTATTAGTAAAACTAGTAAGTATGATTCTTTAGTAAATACTAAAACTCCTAAATCACAAGATTATAGTGATTCAATAATTATTCAAATATATAGTAAATCAAAACACGAAAAAGTAGGCGAAGGTAGTGGAGAATCTATAAAACCAGAATTAAAAACATCGAAAAATGTTTTAGAATTAAATAATAAGAAAAAGTATCCAGAATGGCGTAAAAAATTAGATAATGATTATTTAGTTCCTAATCTAGTAATTGATGGAAATAATTGGGCAAGTGTAAAACATTATATGTTAGGTTCTCGATTTAAAGAATTGGTTGACTTATATAGCAAATTTATGAAAAATGGAGAAGTTGGAACAAATAGTGAAGATGCGTTAAAATTATATAATTCTAATATAGTTAAAAAGTCTGTTAAAAGTGTAATCCTTAATGATGAGGAATTTAAAAAAATAGAGTCGGGTTTATTGGAAAAAGCATTGTATTCAAAATTTACGCAAAATGATGAATTGAGAGAAATTTTATTATTAACAGGTGATGCATTAATTAATGTTTTTAAACAAACTAAAGGAGCAAGTCCGGCACTAGAATTAATGAAAGTTCGTAAATTAATAAGTAAATAAGTATTTTTACAATATTTTTTATAACATATAATATTTTTATAATATTATATATTAGCATTTATGTGTTAGTCTATATTATTTATTTCATTTTGTGATATGATGCTTTGCATTTAGGATCTTTTAACGCATCTCTAAAATCCATTTTGTTGGCTCTTGAAAAATTTTTGACATGAGTTATCCACTTGCTAACTTTTCCTTTACGTGATTTTCCTTTGTGTATTTTGCCTTTGCGTCTACGTCTGCCACCATTTTGTTCTTGATCTTGTTTTTGTTCTTGTTCTTGATCTTGTTTTTGTTCTTCTTCAATAGTATTTTTATTAGTATCATTAGTATCATTGCCGCCTCTGTACATTTTTTTCATATATCTTTTGGATTTTCTTTGCGATCTTTTTCTGGAATTTCTTTTTCCGCGTGTTCTACGTGTTTTACGTTTACCACCTAGTGAAGAATATGCTAAACCAGAGCCAGATTCATATGGTTCAAAATTTCCTTGCTCTTCTTCTGTTAAAGACGCACCAGTCATTTTATATATATATTAAATATTATAATAATTAAAAATGTTATAATATTTATTTACTTCTAAATAATTATATATTTTATTTACTTCTAAATAATTATATATTTTATTTACTTCTAAATAATTAATTTATTTACGCATTTTAAATTAAAAAAATTTATCTAATAAGTTTATAAGTTTTATGTGAATTATTCTTATTTTTACGTGTATTATTTTTATAAATTGTATGGGCACATTTTGTATATAATAAATATTCTTGAAGTAATGAATGTTTAATTTTTTTTACTTTTTCTTTAAGTTCTTTTATTTTCATAGCTGAGTCAAACTTAGTGTCTTTATAATTATTCAATTCTTCTTCTAAATCTTTTATATTATTTAATAAAACTTTTAAGTCATTATTTAAAGTTTTATATTCTTCTTTAGAATATGACGCTTTTGACTCGCTTAATGATGCTTTTTTTGCTTTATATTCACTTTTCATAGTTTTAATTTTATTTTTTAAAGAAGCAATTTGCTCCTCTACATCATTAGCAATATTATCAAATTTTTTATTTAAATAAACCGCATCTCTCAATTCTTCTGTTTCAATATGTGTCATTAATATTGGGACATTAATCATAATAGGTTGTGCAAATTGTGTTGGATCTTTTTCTCTATTTAAATAACTAATAAGTCCAGTTAATTTATTTGCCAAAAGTTTAACTCCATTAGTACTTAATATATTTTCGGATGTCATAAATTGCTTTTTAAATTCTTCTTTATTTGTAGTTATTTTATCAGACTCATGTTCTATAAAAAGATTAATTAGCGAAAATAATTCAAGAGGACTATTAGTAAATGGAGTTGCGGTCATAATTAATAATTTACACGAATCAAAACCAGATACTTTATAACTATTGCTTATTAAGTTCTCCATAATTTCCATATTTGGACGCTCTGATGCTTTTAAATCTCCGCCATATAATTTATGTGCTTCATCAATAATTATAAGTGTTTTTTTTAATATGTCTGTTGACCCATTTCTCTCAAGTAATATATCATAAATTTTGTTTTTTCCAGCCAATAAATTGCTAAATTGTTTATATGACATAGGTTCTAACCAACTTTTTGATAACAATTTTTTGCGTTCATTAATATTTTCCGGAATAATTAATCCTTTTTCAATTTCTTCTAATATAATGGTGTGGCATATTTGGTCAAATATATTTTTCCAAACATCGCTCTTTAAAGTTGTTCGTGTGACCCATAATATTGAATAACCTTGTCTCTCAAAACTTGTTGTTGCTGTTGCTACGCCAGTACAAGTTTTACCAGTTCCAACTGAGTGCCATAACAAAAGTCCTTTATAAGGTGAATCAGGAGTAAAATAATGTGTTATAAATTTTTGTGTAGGATTTAATTCAATCTTATTTGTAGCATTAGCATTAGGATTAGGATTATGATTAGGATTTGGTAAACATTTATTTTCTATAACCATCTTTTCCCATACAAATTCTTTAACATAATAAGTTTTTTTTATATAATCTCTCATTTTAATAAAATTAAATTTTGAAAATTTATGTTTTCTAGAAGATTTATTAGAGTTCATAGACTTAGTAATTAATTTATAAGATTGATTATGTTTTTTGCCTTCATATAATACTAATGGATATATTTTATTGTCATCATCAGCATCATCATTTATTTTTAATTCTAAAGCATTTAACTCATTTTTCATTGCTTGTAAATTTTTAGTATTTTCAATAATATCTGGAATTTTAGTATATCGTTTTGCCCATTCAAAATTTAGTTGAGAGCAATATTTATTGTCCAAATTTTTCATATAGTCACATAAAAATTGACGCTTATTTGATTTATTAGTAGTCAATAATTTGCTAGGATGCTTATATTTTTTATATACATATATCATAAAGTCGGCACTTATAGGTATATCATTTGTATTTTTTTTACCGCATTTTCCGTGACATTTAATATAATCTATTTTGAAAAATTTGGATTTAGCATTTGGATTTTTATATTTATTAGCACCACCCATTAAATAATAATCACTATTCATAAACTCATTATTTAAGTCACTAACATTATGCATATTTTGTGTTAATTCATAATCAACTGCCAACATAGGTGCTAAATTATATAGTTGTTCTGATAATGAATTCATTGCTTTATCATATGTACTATAACTTAACGTAGCATCATTATATTTTTCCATATTTTTAAATAACACTACTTCTTCGTCTCTTGGTTCATCTTCGTCATTTAGTAATGCTTTGTTAGTATATAGTGAACTACTTACAATTTCAGGCACTGTTAAATAATAATTATATACATATAAAGGCCACCCAATATTTTCTTGAAATGGCAATCCTTTTTGACCACATGTTCTTGTGGCACGCCCTATTGTTTGCTTTAAGTCGGCAATAGTTAATGAAGGTTCAAAAATATGAACGTATTTTACATCAAATAAATCAATTCCTTCTTTAAAACCGCTATCAAAAATTATTAATCTTACATTTTTTCCATTTATGTTTGCTGGACGTTCATTAAATGTTTTTAAGACTTCTTTTTTTATTTTTTCATTAAAAGTGGTATCATAAATAGTATTTGAACATAATAAAGCAAAATTTTTATAATTGGAATTTTGAAGATCTAAATATAAATTTAATTTTTGTTTTTTTCCCTTTTTTGCTCTAATTATATTATTATAACCATTTGCCTGAAATGCCGAGGCTATTATTTTTGCCCCATAACCACCTTCTTTTACATCTGAAAATATAAAATGTTTGAATTTCTGACCATGGTTTACTTCATCTTGAGCATCTAGTTCTTTAATATTATTTAGTAATTGCATCATTTTAGGCGAAGCCTCTGCTAAGTCTAGATTTAATTTATTTGGATCATAAATGGATTTATCAAATTTATGATAACCAACAATTTTACTAAAATTGGCTGTTTTTCGCATACAACTAAATATTCTAGCTCTTGTGGCTCTGAATGTGCTTTTATATTTTGGGTTCTTATTTTTTTGATGTGTTTGATTATTTGTTTGCTTCTTTGTTTGACTTGCCGAATTACAAAATTCATTACTTTGATAGCATTCTAATATTTTGTTAAAATCATCACTATTAATAGTACCTCCTTTATCAGGATGATTTATTTTTAACCATTTTCTAGTTATAGATTTATCATTTAATTTATATTTACACATTAATTTTTTACAAGACATTTATACTTATTATATACTATAAATATTAATAATTTTAATAATACTTAAAAGAATTGAAAAAAAGAATTGAAAAAAAGAATTGAAAAAAAGAATTGAAAAAAAAAAGAATTGATAAAAAAAAATAATTTAATAATTAATTAACTTACTAAGTTATTTAATGACTTATACTTTATTAATAGTAGAATCTCCAGCAAAATGTGGAAAAATAGAAAAATTCTTGGGAACTAATTATAAAGTTATTGGTTCCTATGGACACATAACTCATCTCTCAAATTTAAATCAAATAGATTTTAAAAATAATTATAAACCAACATTTAATATTATTGATACTAAACAATCTCAAATTAGTAAAATGCGTAAAGTCATTAATGGTGCCAAAGAAGTGATTTTAGCAACAGATGATGACCGAGAAGGCGAAGCAATTGCGTGGCATATTGCCGAAGTATTTAATTTAAATATAGCAAATACAAAACGCATAGTTTTTCATGAAATTACTGAACGGGCAATTAAAAATGCTATTGCTAATCCAAGAACAATAAATTTAGATTTAGTTTATGCTCAACAAGGTCGCCAAATTTTAGATTTAATTGTGGGTTTTACTATAACTCCATTATTATGGAAACATATTGTTTCAAATAGTAAAAACGCTTTAAGTGCTGGACGCTGTCAAACACCTGCACTACGACTAGTATATGATAATTATAAAGAAATTAAAGAATCCCCTGGAAAATTAAGTTTTAATACTATTGGTTATTTTACTAGTCAAAATATTCAGTTTACATTAAATATAAATCATGAAACACATGAATCAATGAAAGATTTTTTGGAGCAAAGTAAAATTTACAAACATATGCTAACTAAGGCAAAAGAACGTGAAACTATTAAAAATCCACCGCAACCCTTCACTACATCTGGACTTCAACAAGCTGCCAACAATAGTATGCATGTTTCTCCAAAAGAAACAATGGAATTAGCACAAAAATTATATGAAAGTGGATATATTACATATATGAGAACAGATTGTAAAGTATATAGTCAAGAATTTATTGAAGAAAGTAAGATTTATATAATTGAAAAATATAGACACGAATATATTAATCCAGAAATAAATAAATTAATTCAAAGTAAGGATGCTACTAAGAATGCTACTAATGTAAAAACTACTCCAAATAATAACAACGCACAAGAAGCTCACGAAGCAATACGTCCCACATGTATTAGTGTTGAAAATTTAAACAATGAAGAAGCATTTAGTGCAAAACATAAAAAATTATACAAATTAATATGGTCAAATAGTTTAGAAAGTATGATGGCTCCAGCAGTATATAAAGTATTAGTTGTAAATATTAGTGCACCTCATGAGGCATTATACAAATATAGTGCCGAAGAAAATATATTTCTTGGTTGGAAAGCAGTGCTTGGACTAGAAGAAGAAAAATATTATGACTATTTAAAAAATATAAAAGAAGATGTAATAATTTATAAAAAAATTACTTGTAAACAAACACTTAAAGAATTAAAATCACATTATAGTGAAGCGCGTTTGGTTCAATTATTAGAGCAAAAAGGTATTGGTCGTCCATCTACATTTTCATCATTGCTAGAAAAAATTCAAGAACGAAATTATGTAGTTAAGCAAGATGTAGAAGGAGAAAAATTAGAAGTTATAGATTATGTACTAGTAGAAAATAACATTGTTACAGAAAAAGGAACAAAGGAGTTTGGAAATGAGAAAAATAAATTAGTAATAACACAAATAGGAATATTTGTAATCGAATTTTTGATTAAACATTTCAATACTTTATTTGACTATACTTATACAAAAACTATGGAAGATGAATTAGATAATATAGCACATGGAAAAAAGAAATATTATGAATTATGTGATGAATGCAATAGTTTTATTACTTCGTTAATAAATTCCCAAAATTTAATTATTAAAAGTGATTGTACTTTAGAAAATGGAGAGAAATTAGAGAAATTAAATATAAAAATAGATGCTAAACATACATATTTAATAGGGAAAAACGGACCAACAATTAAATTTGCTAAAGAAGATGGAAGTCTAGGGTTTTATGGTGTTAAAAAAGATATAAATATTGATAAACTTAAAGAAGGTGGTTACAAATTGGAAGAACTAATTGAAACCAAAGAAGAAACTACTAAATTGTTGGGTGTTTATAATGAAGAAAATGTATATTTAAAAAATGGAAAATTTGGTTATTATTTGGAATGTGGACAATTACGCAAATCTCTCAAAACAATTAAAATAAATGTCCCTTTTAAAGAAATAAAAATAGATGATGCTATAACATTATTAAAAGATTGTGATTCAGAAACTAATGGACTAGTTCGTAAAATATCAAATGATCTAGCAATTAGAAAAGGTAAATTTGGAGATTATTTATTTTATAAAACACCAACTATGAAAAAACCACAATTTCTAAAATTAAATGAATTCAATGATGATTATAAAAATTGCTCTTTAGAATTTTTAAAATCATGGATTAAAGAAAAATACAACTTATAAAACATACATTATATAATGCATTTATTCTAAATCTATAGATTGATTTATAACTGAAAACATTATTATAATGGAAATTAAAAATATTACAAATAGTGTTTTATTTTTTTTGTATAAATAGAAAAAATTTTGTCTCATTTATAATAGACATATATTAAAAAACATTAAAAATAATATATATAAATAATATTTATCTATATTATAATGTGGAAAGCACTAATATTTAGCGGAACAATATTATTAGCATTAGATTTAACATATTTGTTTTTATTTAAAGATTTTATGATGTCTGTAATAAGTAAAGTTCAAAAAACAGAATTAAAAGTTAATATAAAATCCGCATTAGCTTGTTATATAATATTGGTTTCTGGATTATATTATTTTATTATTAAAAAAAATGCATCTCCTAAAGATGCATTTTTATTAGGTGTTCTTATAAATGGGGTTTATGAAACAACTAATTATGCTTTTTTCAAAGATTGGTCACCATTATTAGTGCTATTAGACACATTATGGGGCGGAATATTACTCGCTACAACCACAATTATATATAACAAAATTACCATGTAAATCATCTGCTAGTAATAGTCATAGTTGTTGTACTAATATTTTGATAACGTGCTTGATTCCAATAATCAAAGGCGTTACTATAAAGAGTTGCGTAACCAATTCTAGCATTTTCGCGAAATAGTGCTTGATTTAAAGAATCATAATCATTATTGTTGTTGTTATTGTTATTGTTATTATCACTAATAGTATTAGCATCACTATTTATAACATTAGCATTACTAATAGTATTAGCATCACTATTTATAACATTAATAGTATCATTTATAGGATAAGGTTCGTTATTTATAAGAACACCACTACTATCATAAACTCTTCCGTAATGTTGTGCTAGAATTCTAGTGATTTCGACTTCATTATTATCTAGCAAATTTTCACGTAATCTGTTTTGGTTTCTTTGATTAATAGGTTCTCTAACGCTACTAGGTGATTGATTTGATGAATTATGTATATTATATAAACGTTGTAGTCCATTTACTAATCTTAAATATGTATGCTCATCAATAGCGGAAGAAATAGTGTCTAAATCATCTATCATAGTATGCATTGTTGATAAAAATTCTTGATTTTGTTCTGTGTTAATACTATGTCCAGTCATATTATGTTAGTTTAAATGTACTAATTATTGTTTTTATAAAAAAAATAGTTATCAATTTTTTTATCATTTATCATTTTTAAATTTTTAATCGTATGTAATATTGCCATCATAATCTATTTCACCGACAAAGCTCATGCTCGCGTTATCCCTTCTCTGAGCGCCGCTTCTATCCAATGCATACTATGATTGTTTTGATTATTTGGATTATCACTATTTACATGATAAACATAAGTATTTACAGGATAAGCATTTATATGAATACCACTAATGTCATTAACTCGTTCATAATGTCTTATTAACGCGCTACTAATATTTTGGGCTATATTATTTTCTTCATTAAATATTTGAGGTTGCTCATGGATCCGAGTATCTCTGTTATTACTCGTATTTGCTTGTGATCCTGAATTGTGTATATTATATAAGCGCTGTAGTCCATTTACCAATCTTAAATAAGTGTTCTCATCAATGTTGGGAGAAATAGCATCTAAATCATCAATCATAGTATGCATAGTTGATAAAAATTCTTGATTTTGTTGTGTGTTAATAGTGTGACTTGTCATTGATTTAGTATAAATATTAATAAATGTTATAAACAATATTAAAAAATAGTTATCAATTTTTTTAATCATTTTTATCATTTATCATTTATCATTTATCATTTATCATTTATCATTTTTTAAATTTTTAATCATCTGTAATTGACAAGTCAATATTATTAGGAGATATATCTACTCCCCCTTTTTTTGGTATAGGAGTTAATACAATATTTTCTACATCATTATCCAAATCTATTTGTATTAATTTATCTCCCTTAACTTTTGCCAATGTCGATGAACTTTCTATAAGTTTTGTATATATATTATAACTCTTTTCTAAATAATCTTTTGCGGGAATCGGTCTATTTGCTTTGTCTAAACTTAATGTCTTATATATATCAATACCTAATAAGTAATAATCACGCTGACTTATCATATCATTTTCTAATCTTTTTTGTATACCTAAATATAACTCAATACTACCTATTATACCACAAGTTAAAGCTATTAATGAATTTGTTAAACTAATTGTTCCTTGATATATATATGGTTGAAGACCTACAGCAAATATGCTATTAATACCATTTAATATAATCACTGGCATTCTGTAATATTTGAGTGATGATTGTAATTCAAAATAGCGTTGTTTATGTAAATTGCTCAAAATAACACAATTGATCCTAATATTATTTAATACATTGTCAATGTCGTCTGTCCACTCCATTTCTATAATATATAAATATTTTATATAAAAAACGAATTTTTATTAATTTGTTAATTAAAATTGAAATATGTTATAAAATTATAAAATTATAAAATTATAAATAAACGCATAACTATGAGTATTACATTGATTTATGGACCAATGTTTTCTGGTAAAACTACAAAATTAATTGAACTTTATAAAACAACAATGACCAAAAATAAAAATTGTATTGCTATTAATTATGAATTAGATACACGTTATGGAAAAAATAAAATTATTTCACATGATGGATTAGCTATTGATTGTTATAGTATTACAAATTTAGATGATTTTATTAAAAATAGTCCAACAAAAGAAATAATTGCTAACGCAGATTATATTTTTATAAATGAGGCCCAGTTTTTTGAAACAATATTTACAAGTGTTTTATATTTAAATGAAACATTAAGAAAAAATGTTATATTATGCGGTCTTGATTTAGATTATAAACGGCAAAAATTTGGTACAATGATGGAACTATTACCCAAATCAAACACTATATTTAAAATGACTGGAAAATGTGTAAAATGTGATGGTGCGTCTTGTTATAGTCATCGGATTGTTAATAATGCTAGTTATTTTCAAATTTTAATAGGAACTAGTGAATATATTCCATTATGCGAAACTTGCTATATTAGAGAAAACAATCTTTAATTTAAAAATTTATGATAAAAAATTTATGAGTTACAAACTTTATATGGAGTTCTGACTTCATAATTGTTCATTTCATTGCGAATTTGATTAATTTCTAATGATAAAGAAACATTAAAATTGTGAAAGTCAACTAACATACCATTATGATATCTAAATTTTAATTTAAGTTTAGCTATTTTATCAATTGGTGGTTGATAATAACTAATGTTTTCAAAATACCCATCATTTACTAAACCTTTATTGTCTTGAAATGTATAAATAGGAATTTTAGCAAATGCAGAATTTACTATACCTGAATTGGCATTATTATAATTATAATATAAAAAAGGTTTGATTTCATCACATTTATTGTATTTTTCTAATTCAATATATATACATTTATTTTGTTCTAAATCGCTTGGATTAGGAGCAATTAGTTGTTGATGAGTATGACTACCATCTGGAATACTAGAAGAAGTATATTTTATTTTATCAAAGCCTAAAATATAACCTAAACCCCAATTACTATGTTGAGCATATACATCTGTTTTATAGTTATCTTTAGCACAATCATAGTTAATAGGTAAATCAAATCTGAATGTAAATGCTGTTCCGCTAGTTCTGGTATGTAAAAAAGTATATTTGCGATTAATTGGGTTATAAGAAACACTAAAAAGAGTAGTAAAGTGACTATGTATTGCTCTAATTTTGGTTTGTAAAGCATCTTGTAATTGAGTGTAATTATAATAACCATCATCTAAAGTAATAATAGTTGATGAGCCACTATACTCGACAATCATTTTATTTGTTCGTAATTGCTCACTTATATTATAAAAAAAATTAGGCAACATTATGTTTGATAGTCGTAATGATTCAACATTAGTGTAATTTTGAGGACAATTTATTTCAAATTCGGAAGCACTTGGCCAACGTTCAATATCTCGATCATTACTATCAATAAATAATACCTTTCTGTCTAAAACAAAATTATGACTTGTCTTTATTAATGGATGATTATGATTCATAGTATATATTTTATAGTTATATTTATAAAATATATATTTATTTAATAACTTATATTTACAAATATTTATTATTTTTAAAAATTATAAGTATTAAGTAATAATATTAATATATATTAATATATATTAATTACATATAATTATGTCTACATCCGAACTCGAATCTTCAAGGAAAGACAAAGCACAAGGTATATTTGGATTTGGTTTATCTAATAATAATCATTTGGATTTACTAAATATTGTAGTTTTAGCTTGTATAGGAATTATTATAAAATTATTTTTTTCTGAAAATTATACTAAATTAGGAAATATGGGTCCTGCGTCATCTACAATATGGGGTTATGGTTTAACAGCTATTGCACTAAGTATTATGGTATTTATGGGAGTAAATATGTCAAATAAAATATTTAAAGCTGAAAAAGAAATAACTAAAGATGCTAATTTTATAGGAATTTCACTTTTAAACACACTTCCTATTGTTCTAACTTTATTTGTAATTATGTATACAATATTTTTAAATTTTTCATATTTTACTAGAATAAATACTGATAAAGTTACACGCGATTATCACACATATTCATTTATGTCATCATTTTTAATAATAGTTCAAATAATTTTAATAAGTACATATTTATTTAATAATATTTTAAATGACAACAAAAGATCAGATATTGCTAATAAAATAGAATTATCTAAAAACATAACATATGTATTGTGTGTTATTAATTTTATATTTATATTAATGATTCATATTAGTTTAGCATTTTTTTCAACAGATGAAGTTCAACTCAAGTAAATTTTATATATTTATTTGCAATAATAATTTTAAATGTTAATCCTATATTTTCTTTTGATTCCCATATACCAGATATTTTTAATATAAATTTGTTATTTTTCTCATCTAAAGTATTAACATATTTATAATTATTAAATTTCTCAATATCGTCAAATAATGAATATTTGAAATATTGGTTTTCATGTAATTCTTTAAATTTATATAATTTTGTTTTTGAATTATTAATTAAATTTAATAAATATTCTTCTAATTGATTAAGTTTGTTAAAAACACTATCATTAGTTGTATTTTTATTAAATAGTGCTTTATCATTTTCAAGTATTACATTATTTAATTCAAATAATATAAATATACTAGTTAATACTACTATATTTGTAGAATATAGTAATTTATAAAAATAATTGTATTGTAGCACACTATTTTTTATTGGTTCATTAATTATTATAGCATTATAATCAATAGTCTTTAAATTTTCACAAATCATATTATAAAATTACTACACTTAATAAAAATACTAATTATAGTTTTATATATTAACAATAATTCATTTAAAATGTATTATATTTTTTTAAATATTTAAAACTATTATTACTAATTATAATTATTAATAAATATTATAAAATTATGAATTTAAAAAAAAATTATATTGAAATTATAAATGAAAATAGTGACTATAATTTTAATAAAGAATTATTACAAATTTTAAAAACTAGTGTAAATAGTGTAAATAGTGTAAATAGTGTAAATAATGACAACGTAAATAGTGATACTATAAATAATGAGAACGTAAATAGTGATACTATAAATAATGACAATTTTACTAATTATATTTTTTATGGACCTTCGTGTTCATATAAATATAAAAATGCGTTAAAACTTTTACAACATTTTAGTCCAAGTAATTTAAAATATGAGAAAAAATTACATATTAATTTAGTAAAAACAGATTTTTATATAAAAATTAGTGATATACATTATGAAATAGATGTAGAAAATTTCATATACAATAGTAAATCTTCTTGGAATGATATATATACTATTATATATAATTCTATTGCTTCATCATATAATAAAAAAGGATATATTGTTTTTCGTAATTTTGATAAAATTAATTATGATTTGTTAGATTTACTATATAATTATATGCAAAAAGAGTTATTTTCATCTTTAACTATTAAATATATTATTATAACAGAAAGTATAAGTTTTATACCACACAAAATAATAAATATGTGTAAAGTTTTATATTTTTCAAAATTAAACAAAAAAACTATACAGGGATTATGTAATAAAAATAACAAACAATTTTTAAAATATTTAACTACAAATAATACCAATAATACTGATTTAATAAAACAAATATGTCATAAAGTAAATAACCCAAATATTTTTAGTCATTTAGATATTTCAAATAATTTACAATTTATTGAGCATTATAAATCTATATGTGATACATACATAGAACTTATAACTAGTATTAATTATAATATTAAAAATATTCGCACTTTATTATATGATATATTAATATATCATTTAAATTGTCATGAATGCTTTTATTATATAATAAAAACACTAATACAAAAGGAATTAATAGCCAATAATAAAATAAGCGATTTAATTTATAATAGTTTAGTTTTTTTTAAAAATTATAACAATAATTATAGACCTATTTTTCATTTAGAAAGTTTTACATTATATTTAATAGAGTTGATACATGAAAATAAATGAAGCCATTGAGATTTTAAATATTACAAATTATAGTATTTATAATATTAAAAATATTAGTCATAATGAATTAAAAAAACATTATCACATACAATGCTTAATATATCATCCAGATAAAAATATTAAGAATGAAAAAGCAACATTAGTTTTTCAAAATATAAATGAAGCATATAATACTTTAAAAGAATTAATAAATATTAACAAAGATGATTGTACTTTTGATGATATAAATAATAATACAAATGATTATAATTATAATTATTATATTTTAAATTTTATTAATTTTATTACAAAATATTACTCAAATAATAGTGATTCTATTAATTTGGAAGAAAATATTAATAATATTAAACATTATGCTAATAGTCACATTCAAAGTATTTTAATAAATTTGCTTGATAATTTTTCTATAGTTATTTTAGAAGATTTATATATTTTTTTGTTAAAATACAAAAAAGAGTGTGTTTGTGAAAATAATACATTATCACATACTATTATAACAACTATTAAAACAATATTACAAGAGAAATTATCTAAATATAATATTTATATTTTAACACCTAATATTGTTAATTTACTTAATAGTGATGTTTATAAACTAACAATTAATGATGATATTATTTATATTCCTTTATGGCATAATGAATTAAATTTTGAAAATAATATTATAAAGATTGACCCTTTATTAGATAGTAATATACTATTAGATAATGATAATAATATTCATTATACTTATACTAATACATTTAATAACATAATAGATTTATTAAATAGTGATACTAATATAACTATTAATATTGAAGATCATAGTTTTAATATACTTATTAACAAATTAACATTTAGCAAATACCAAATTTATAGTATAAAACATCAAGGATTAGCTAAAATAAATACTAATAATATTTTAGATAATAGTTGTAAAAGTGACATAATTTTTCATATTTATTTATCATAATAAGTAATAATAATAATAATAATAATAATAATAATAATAATAATAATAATAATAATAATAATAATAATAATAATAATAATAATAATAATAATAATAATAATAATAATAATAATAAAAAATTTATAAAAAAAATATGAATTTTTTATTATATACAAAATATGCTTATGCTATGTTATTTTTAATTTTTATTTATTTAATCAAATTCTTCTTTATTTAATTGACTTCTTTTTTATTCGTCAGACTTCTTCTTTACAATGCGTTTCTTTTTTGGAGCATCTTCAACATCTACTTGCTTGACTTCTTCCTTTACTTCTTCCTTGAGCTCTTCCTTTACTTTCTCTTGTACAACTTCATCATCATCGCTGTCAGGAACTTCTGTGACACTTGAAACCATCTTTACTGGTTCATCATCATCATCATCATTTACATGCGCAACCAGCTTTTCCTTATCTTTTTCAGATAATACAATATGACACTTTCCACTTAGACTAGTCTTTGGTTTAACTACTGTTTGAAATAATTTCCATGTAACACCAAACTTTCCATTCGCAACCCAAATACCACCGCATTTAATAATTGTTGCTACACTTGAACCCTTAACAATAAAATCTGTAATAGAATTATTATCATCATTTGGAAATAGTAACTCTTGAGATTCGCTATAAATTTCAAGTCTATCATTACCATCCTTAAATACACCTTCCCAATAAGGAAGTTTAACTTTTAATGATGGAGCACGAGAATGATCAGGTTCCTCGGTTGCTTTATCCCTTGGATATTTTAGCATAGGACTCCATAGTGCGTCAACAGCATCTGAACTCATTTTTGGCTTGCCTAGCCATTCTTTACAATTAGTAATTACATCGCTCTTAATACGAGTTTCAAGTTCTTGCATATTCTTAAGAAACGCACCACATTCTGGATTATCATATTCCTGATTAGGAAATTGAAGTGCCATATCAAATGTCTTTTTTCCAGTTTTGTCATCTGTATATTCATTAACACCCCATGTTAACATAAGAGGTGTACTAACATATAGTGACTTCATGTTATGCTTGTTAAGAATACCAATAGACTTGCCATTATTGGCATTTAACTTGGGCTTCGTATACACAAAATCAGTGGAAGCATTGAACGCAGCACCAGATACAATAGTTGCCATATTAAGTTTATAATATATTAATAATTATATTGTTATTTTTTTAAATCAATTTTTTTTTTTATTTATTTTTCATTTATTTTTATTATTTTATTTTTATTTATTGCTCATAATTATTATGTATAAAAAATAAATGTAAAAAAATATTTTTACTTACAAATTTTTATATTATACTTTTTATTAATTTATTAATGGTGCTATTAACATTGCTGCATAATATGGTGTAGGAAGAGCAACTAGAAACCAAATCAATGGTACTATTTTGGGTAGTAACATATACTCTAAAGCGTATTTAATACTAATGAACATATTAAAAATTAAAACATAAGCAATCATAATTATAAACGCATTCTTTGCTAAATTAATAATCATGATTAGAACTTGTGATTAGAACTTGATTTAAAATAAAAACTAAAATATTTTTGTTTTCAATTTTTTATTTATATTTTAATATTTAACGCATTATTAAGTATTAAAATAATTATAGTTATTTTTACATTTTTACATTTTTACATTTTTACATTTTTACATTTTTATATTTTTACATTTTTACATTTTTATATTTTTACATTCAAGCAACTGCTACTGCCGGTTCAACTTTAACTACTTTAGGGAAATGGGGTCCCATATATTTTTGAAGATTGAAATATGTAAGATCTACGGAATCTTCAATTTTTAGGAGTTGAGTTAGTTGCTTGTCTGGATTAATTTTGCGTCCATTGCTTTTGTCCTGAAGATTGTTAGCACGAATATACTTATTGATTTCACGTGTCACGTCAGTACGAGCCATTTCTGTTCCACAAGGTTTGTCTAAGAATTTAGCAAGTTCATCGCTAATTAGTGATGGTTTAACAAAACCACTTGGGGCACGATTGCCCTTGCGACGTTTTTTGTTGCTTAGTTTTTCGGCAACCTTTAACTGTTTTACAGTAATTTTTTCTAGACTGCGTAGTTCAGTTTTTAGTGCATTGAAACTAGTTAGCATAGTTTGAAATTTAGAAATAAATTCAGAAAATCCAGTGCTAATAGAATATTCAACAGCATCACTGGCAACAACAACATTTTCCATTTCACACGCTACAACTGGAACTTCTGGTTGAACACTTTCTTGTGCCTTTACTTTTGTTGACTTGCTGACTTTTGGTTTTGGTTCTTCGGTCTTGACTTCGCCAACTGGGTCAATTACTGGTTTTGGTGATTTTGATTTTTTGGTTGGTTCAGGAGTAACTACTACTGGCGATGCTTCAACTGGTGTGGTTGTTTGTTCGGATTTTTTCTTGTTCGAGGGCATTTTTTTATAATCTATAATAAAAAATTTCTTTTAAGTTGTTTTATTAATAAATATATATTATAAAAATTATTATTTTTAAAATGCTAAAATGGGTTAAAAATGAACGAATTTTTTATTTTTTTTTAAATAATTTATTTAAAAAATTATATTAAAAAATTATATTAAAAAATTATATTAAAAAATTATATTAAAAAATTATATTAAAAAATTTTTATACATTGACTGCTTCATATAACCAAGGCAAAGTACTAGCCGCATCACTAGATACCATTGTTAAAGCACATAATACATAATAACTTCCAAGCAAACAAGAATTTTCATTGATTCCTTTATTTATCATTAAATCAATAATAGCAATACTATATTTTCTAATTTGTGTAAAATTATATTGTGGCAAATTATTTACATTTATATGTTCATCGTAAAAAGGATTTCCACGTGGAGGTACAATTTCTCTTCTAGTTTCTTGACTTAAATTTGCTCTATAATTCCATATATCTACTAATTCTCTTATAAATCTTATTAGTCCATATTTATCAAGTTCTAAAAACCATTTAATATTTGTATAATTTCCTAAACTATCTATTCTTTGAAATAATGTTAAAATTTTCATTTCTGCTTGTTTATTTATTGAGAGATGTGCTAAGTCATCATAATTTAAATCAATATGTATTTTTAATAAATTACTTAGTCGAATATATTCTAATAATTGCTTTAAAACATTATATGAAAAATATATATTAGTAAAAGGATTTTGCACATTTAATAAATTACTACTATTTAATTCATTTGCCATTCTAGTTTTATTATTTTTTGTAACTTTCATAAACAAATTATAGAGAGATAATACATCAAAACCATATATGTGTGCATTATCATCTTTGAAACTAATAAATTGATTATATGGAATATTATTTAAATTGTCTAATGTGCAAAAATCTACATCATTAGAACATAGTGTTTTATTATGAAACCCAGGACCATGTAATTTAATATATTTTTTTGTTAAATTACAACGCACAATTTTTTGAATATTTATTATATTATGGCTAAAATATAAATAATTATATAGACGTTTTTTTAAATATTCTTTGTTTCCAGTAGTTTTCAATTTATAGTATTTTGCTATTAACTTTAATTGTGAAACACTATAATTTGTTGTTAATAAATTGTTATAATCTTTATAATTGGGTACATTGAAATCTTCATCAACTATTTTTATAAACGCTTTTTTACTTTTAATAGGCGAATTAAAATAATATTCTAAAATATTATTTTTAACTACTAATTCGGTTTCATTGTTACATTTTTTCTTTTTAATAATGTTTATATTCATATTATCAATATTTAAATTATTAATATTATTAATATTATTCATATATTATTATTAGTTTATTATTATTAGTTTATTTTTATTTTTATATTTTTATTATATATTATAATCATAAATCATCATTTTTAAATTAGTTAGCATATGTAATGTATTGTTAGTTTTGCTTTTATGTTTATGTGTTGTAATTTTACGCATTGTTAAATTCTTATTTTTATTGTTATTTTTAGTTTGCTTATGCGTTTTAATAATACCATAACTGCTCATATATTTATTATAATGTTTCATATGTTCTATTTCAATAATATTCATTATTTTAACAAAGTACGGATCTTTCGCATAGTCATATAAATTAGTAAATAATTTATTAATACTTATAACATCTGACTTTAATTTAATATTAATATTATTATTAGTAATATTATTATTATTATTATTATTATTATTATTACTATTATTATTATTATTAGTAAGTACATTGGTTTTAATAAGTTGTAAATTATTTAAATCAAATAATTGAGAATTTAACATATGCTCATGATTTAGCAACATCATTGTTTTGACTATAAAATAAGAAAAAATATGACTATTTTCTCTATAGTTTGAATTTGAGTTATTAATAAAACTATTATATGTTAAATTATTGTAATGAAGAATTTTACTTATTTGATATAAAGCATGAACTAATTCAAATTTGTATAATCTCTCAAAATTATAAATAAAACTAGACAAGTTTTTAGAATCTTGATAACTATTAATACATAAATATAATAGTGATGTCCAAAATTCTGTTACTGATTCATTTATACCAACATTAGTCATAGGTTTATTAGCAAAAGCAAAAATATTTATAAATTTATTATAGTGTTCATTTTTAGCAAAATTAAAATGAAGTGCTTTATCTATTCCATAACCATGAACCGATTCGTGAACAAACACTTTGAAAAAGTCTTCTTTTCTATAAATAAATATTAAACCACTATTTAAACAAGTATAATTAAAACCACTATTTACATTTTTTGCCCCTAATATTTCTTTGGCTTCGGATTCAGTTTTACTAATATTTAATTTCTTTAAAAAAGGTGTTAAAAAAAAAGTAATACTAATTCCATCTTTTGAACATTTATTTGTTTCATTATTCAAATTTTTAGATATTTTTATTAATATTTGTAAAAAAATTAACATATTTTTTACAATGTTATCCAAATTATTTATATTAATTTTATCATAAACAATAAAATCTAAAACAAATTTTTTATTATGTATAATATTTTCATAACTAATAATTTTACAATTATTCAAATTATTGCTAATATAAGTTATTATTGAACTATCTATATATATACTTTTACTTAAATGTTCTTCTATTACATTGCTTATTTTTGTGATCACATTACTTGTTTCTGTTCGTGACTTTATTATATTTAAAGTATTTATAAATTTATTAACCTCAATAAATTGTGCATATATATATACTAAAAAATTACGCATAGTACTATTTTTTTTTATACTAAAAATTTGTGCTATGTGTGGTTCTTTTTCTAATAGTTGTAATATATGTTTATAAAAATTAAACATTTTTTTAACATAACTATTTACTAACAATTTATTTTTCTTTGTTTGATTACTAAGAAGTTTTAATGATTTTGTTTTATTATAACTTTTACTCATATTATAAATATATAATATTATGTTGGCAATAATATATATTTAATTATTTTTCTTGTGTTATATTTATACTATATATTTATACTATATATTTATACTAATATTTTCAGGTGTTATAGTTATTCCATAGGGTTGTAAAGTCTCATTTATTTTATCTAAGCTTGAAAAATCTTCAGTATCAATAATAGTATCTATATCTTGTAATATTTTTAAAATTTCTAAATTATTTAAAAATTTTTCGTCTAAATTACGTAATAATTCTTCTAATTCTCTTTCTTCACTTATGCTTTCTATGCTTCCTTCACGAATTGGTGTTAGTAGGGGTTTTAATGGTGAGAATTTTCTTGCTGCTGCTGGTAATAATCCTGCTGCTGCTGCTGGTAATAATCCTGCTGCTGCTGGTGCTGGTGTTGCTGCTGGTAATAATCCTGCTGTTGCTGCTGGTAATAATCCTGCCGTTGCTGCTGGTGCTGGTGCTGCCGCTGCCGCTGCTAATGTTGCTGAACGTGTTACTCGTCTTGATGGTGGTAGTAATCTTGGTGCTTCGGCTGGTACTGGTGCTGGTGCTAGTATTGGTATTCTTGGTGCTTCGGCTGGTGCTTCAGCTGGTGCTAGTAGTTCTGGTGCTTCAGCTGGTACTGGTATTTCAGCTGGTGCTGGTGCTTCAGCTAGTGCTAGTAACCCTGGTAGTAATCCCGGTGCTGAGCGAGCTTTTACAAATGGTGGTTTTACACTTTTTCTATCTCCTTCTCTATGTAGTTCTCCTTCTTCTCTATGTTCTCCTTTTTCTACTGCTTCTCCATGTTTTCCTTCTTCTCTGTCTCTTTTTTCTACTGCTTCTACTTCTTCTCTATCTCCATCTTCTTCATCATCCTTCTTTTCTTCATCATCCTTCTTTTCTTCACCATGCTCATGTCCTTCATCTTCATCTTTATCTCCTTCTTCGCCATGCTCATCTCCTTCTTCACCATGCTCATCTCCTTCTTCACCATGCTCATCTCCTTCTTCACCATGCTCATCTCCTTCTTCACCATGCTCATCTCCTTCATCTTTATCTTCTCTATGTTCTTCTCTTTCATCTTTATCTTCTAAACTAGTTCTAGTTGTTGCTCTTAATAAAATAGTACTTAATAAAAATAAGCTAGTAGGTATTCTAGAAGATTCTATTTCTTCTTTACTAGGCATATGCTTATAATATATTATATATTATATTATTATATTATTATATATTATTATAATAATATGTAATAATATGTAATAATATAATTTAATAATATTTAAACTAAATTTTCTTTTAATGAAGCAATTATTTTTTTATTTATTTTACGCCCGCTTGCCAGTTTTATATTTTCTAACTTATCCAGATTACTACTTTTAAGAGCATTTAATAAATTTTCCATATTTTTAAATTCATTTGCTAAGGCTAATGCGGAAACGCTACTTATATCAGGTATTTGCATTAACATAAGTTGAAATATATTACTACTATTTATATGTGATTTTTTTGTTGTCTTAAGTGTGCTAATATAATTTATGTTATTATTTTCGCCATTATTACTTAAATCATTATAAAATCCTGGTTTATTTTCTCTTAATAACTTAGAAGCAAAAGCCATTAATATATCCCCCGTTTCTGTTTGATTTAAAACATTAATAACCGAAAACCCTTTATAATAATTGAGAGAAAACAATGATGAATATAATGTACTCCTAAATTTTGGATTATATTTAATTATTGCTCCTTCTAATAAATAAATTATATTGTGATTATGTAAACTACATTCATTTAATCTAAATGATTGCTCACTATAACGTCCATCTTTAATAGATGCTTCTAAGTCAGAGAGAGACTTTCTCTCAATAATTAATAGTTCTTTAGTATTTACTTCATCATAAAAAACATAATCACCAATAGTTAAATTTTTTTGAACAATTGTAATTTTAGTACTCGATGTTTCATTTAAAGAAATAATATAATCTACTAATGTTTTAGGTTCTCGTAAATCTATTAATAATTGCATAATTATTATACTAATTAATGTATATTAAAAATTATTTAAATTAGTATTATTTATACTTTAATAATAGTAATTTATTGGTAACTTATTAATCTAATAATTTATTAACCTAGTATATTTCTGTTGCGAACTGGATCATATAAAGTTGTTGCTTTTTTACCTAAAGATAGTGCACAAACTTTATTGTCGTTATAACTTCTATTTCTTCCGCAAGCATTAAAATCATAATTTTTGGGTAAATTATTATATTTGTATCCAACTATTCCTGTAACATTTGGTCTTACACCAACGGTCGAATTTAAACCTGCCATTGAACCGAAGACATTTGTGCTGTTTGTATATAGATTACTACCAAATTTTGAAATTTTCTTGCCAGGCATCTTTTATAATACTATATTATTATATTTTATTTTGCAAAATATAAAAATTAATTAAATAAATTGTAAAAAAATAATAAATTATAAAAAAATAATAAAAATTAAAATTGTCTTAAATATATTAATTTATAATTATATTATTTAAAGTAATATGATTTGTGGTGAAGTCAAATTAAATAATAATAATTGTTTAAAAGATATTAATAGCGATGAAGAATCTAATTCTGACAATGAGTTACAAACAAGCTTTAACCATTTAAAATTAGATAATGAAGAATTAATTTTTAATCCATATAATAGCAATAATAATGAAATTAGTGTTGCCAATGTTCAAGAATTATTATCAAAATACGGAATTTTTACTAAACCATTTAATATTGAATTATATAAGCGAGCATTTATTCATAAATCTTATACAAAACGTCCTAAATTAGAAAATTCTATTGCCAATATTGTTATTTCCGATAAACCAGAAAATTGTTTACCACTTAAAACCAAATCAAATGAGCGTCTAGAATTTCTTGGTGATGGAGTTTTGGAACTTATTACTAAATATTATTTATATAAACGTTTTCCTAAAGCCGAGGAAGGATTTATGACTGAAAAAAAGATTGCTTTAGTTAAAAATGAGCATATTGGAAAATTAGCACTTGAAATGGGGTTAAATAAATATTTTATTATTTCTAGACATGCTGAAGATAAGAATATTCGCAATAATTTAAAAAAATTAGGTTGCTTATTTGAAGCATTTATTGGTGCTATTTTCTTAGATTTTAATCGTATTTCTATTAAAGATGAATATGGATGGTTTGAAAATGTATTTAATTGTGGTCCCGGACTACAAATGGCACAAATTTTTGTAGAAAATGTATTTGAAAAGCATGTAGATTGGACTAATTTAATTAATAATGATGATAATTATAAAAATAAACTTCAAGTAATTATTCAAAAAGAGTTCAAAATTACTCCTGATTATGTAGAGTTAAGAAGTCCTAGACTTGATGACGATGATGATAATGATAAATTATATGTAATGGGACTTTATATTTGCTTTGGACAAAATATTCATAATGCCAAAATTAGTAATGCTGTTAACTTTGACAAATTAGGTTCATTTAAAGCAATTCATGAATTACTAGAAAAACAAGACAAATTATTAGTGTTTTTAACAAAAGCAGAGCATAAGATTAAGAAAAAGGCCGAGCAAATTGCGTGTGATCAAGCCATTAAATTAATTGAAAAATAGTGTCGTCTTTATAATATAATATTATAAATTTAACAATATTTTTACTAATATCTTTGGATATATATTGGTGACGAATTACTAAACCTGTTTGCTTTGTAATTTAATAAAATCAATATTATAAATTAATCTATAACATACAATTGTTACAAGTAGTATAAAATAAACAGAACTAATATAAGTTATTCTATTTGTATTTTGTAAATATTTTTTGTTTATATAATTGGCTAATGTTTTACTAAATAATTTTAAAATGGGGGTTACATTATCTGTTTGATTAGTATTAATATTAGCTTTATTATCGTGTAATGTATTTATTATACAACCATTAAAAATTACCCAAGTAATAACTAATGCTAATGGTATCCATGCTATATATTTAATGTATATTAATGGTAATATTATAAATATTATTGGTACTATTATAATCATTAAATGATGTACTATTTCAAAGTATTTTTTTGTTAGCATAATATTTTTTATATTACAACTTTATTATATTTTACACGCATATTTAAATATTATTTAGCTATTTTTTAATTTAAAAATAGCTAAATACCAATACTATATATAAATGGAAAATAATAATGCTAGTATTGTATTACATAGCGGATTAGGTGATAAATTATTAGATTTGACAGGATTTTTTATATTGTGTAAATATCTTAATTATAAACCAAATGTAACATTTGATAAGATTATATATAAACCTTGGGGCAATACTAATTATGATATGAGATTATTTAATTTTAATGAAATAACAATTACTGATGATAAACATAATTTTTATGTAATTTCTCATAATGCATCAGGTTCGATTTCTCCATATAAACTTTATGAATTTATTAAACCTTTTTTAAATGAAATAACATTTGAACAAATATCTAATGATTTTGTTGAATATTCAAAAAAAATAATACAACCTTCTGAAATTATATTACAAAAAATACCGAATAATATAGAAAAAGCGTATGGGATTCATCTGAGAAAAACTGATAAAGTTAATGACTATGGTGATATTAGGCATGAAAATTTAACAAATGAATTCATAATAATTATAGATAAATTATTAGAGGATGTTAAAAATATAATTATGGATGAAGAAGAACCTATATTTTTTATTGCTAGTGAAGATAATAATTGGAAACTTGAAATAATAAATCATATAAATAATATTTCAAATAATAATAATAAGCAAATAAAAATACTAAATGTTGATTATGATAATAAAGATAATTATTGTAATTATAATAGCGTTTTAGATATGTTTTGTTTATCAAAATGTAAAGAAATTTTACAAGGTGTAAAATATAGTACTTTTAGTATAGTAGCAAGTTTGTTGGGTAATAATAAACTAAGAAATTATTCAAAATATACAAATAGTTATGGTGTATGTTTAATACATAGTTGGAATTCTGCTGTAGAAGTAAATAACAATAAAAATTTCGATATAGAATTCCATAAACAAATTGCAAACACTATTGTGAATCTAGAAACTAATATAAATAAAATATTTACTTAACAATTTACATGTAGAAGATTAATAACTAATATTATTAAACATTAAACATTAAACATTAAACATTAAACATTAAACATTAAACATTAAACATTAAACATTAAGTAAAATATTAAAAATACTTCTTCTTATTATTATATATTATTTAATTATATATAATAATGATAAATGAAACTCTGGAACAATTAAAAATAAAACCTATACCAAAAAAACCGCAACAATTTCAAGTGTTAATACAAATACCCAGTGAAGGTGTTGCTCCCAATATTATTGATAAAACCAGCGAACAACTAATAAATAGGGAGCAATTTTTTAATGAACTCCAAGAAAATTTAGGAGTTGTACAAAAAGATTATGAAAAAATGAAAAAAACAACTTTTGCCAAACCTTCACCTTCCATTAAAGATTCTATTTTACAAGAACCTAAACAAGGAACCAAATCTATAAAATCAAAAAAAACATTGGGTCCTGAAAATACTTTAACACAAATAATGAAAACAATAGAAAAAATAATTATAAAAGAACCAAACGATGAAACTATGAAAAAAGCAAATGTTGAACTTCCTTCCAAAGAACGATTAACACCTAAACCAGAGCCAAGTAATCCAGAACCGACAAAATCTAAGTCCAAAAAACTAAAAGGTGAAACAATAGATGAAACCTTAGTAATTCCAAAAGATCTTCGGATTGGCAGAACCTTATATATAAATAGAATTCCCAAGTTAGAACCCAATGTTTTAATAAAAGCACCCAATTATTATTTATACAATAGAGAGATTTTCATTAGTTTTATTAATTCTTTATTTGAACCCTATAAGCAACAATTATTAAAAGAAGAAAAAGAAATGGAACTAGGCAAAACATCCATTAGTTGCTCGGCAAGTGAAAGCAATAACTTTTCTCTCTTAACTCATCAAAAAATTGTGAGAGATTATATAAATATTTATACACCTTATAGAGGATTATTGTTATATCATGGTTTAGGTTCCGGTAAAACTTGCTCTTCTATTGCTATTGCCGAAGGCATTAAAAATGACAAGAAAATTCTTATTATGACACCTGCATCTTTGAGAGATAACTACGTAGAAGAACTAAAAAAATGCGGTGACTATTTATACAAAAAAAATCAATATTGGGAGTTTATTAATACAAAAACACATCCTCAATATGTAGAATATTTAAGCACACTATTAAAATTACCGCAAGAATATATTGCTAGTAATGGCGGTGCTTGGTTTGTCAATGTAAAAAAAGAACCAAATTATGATTCTCTTGATTTTGAAGACCAAAAAAAGATTAATGCTCAATTAGACAAAATGATTAATTATAAGTACCAATTTATAAGTTATAATGGTCTTCGTAGTTCACATTTAAATGGTATGACAAATGGAGGCACAATCAATCCTTTTTCTAATAAAGTAATAATAATAGATGAAGCACATAATTTTATTAGTCGAATAGTTAATAAATTGACTCGAAAAACATCATTATCAATGAAATTATATAATTATTTGATGGATGCCGAAAATTGTAAAATTATATTACTAACAGGTACACCAATTATTAATTATCCAAATGAAATTGCCATTTTATTTAATATATTACGAGGTTCACTAAGAAGTTACAATTTTAAATTATTATTAGATAAAACTACTATGACTAAGGAAAAATTAGAAGAACTATTTTACAAAGCCAACATTTTAAACTTCATTGACTCTATTGAATATAATTCTGTAAGTTATGAAGTAACTATTACTCAAAATCCTTTTGGGTATGTTAAGTCGGCCACAGATAAAAACAAATTGGTTTACACAAGCGATGTTTTAACAAGCGACGAATTTTTAGAAAAAATAATGTCAGCATTTGAAGGGCAATCTCTCAAAATAGCAAATAAAAAAATAAATATTAATAGTTTTAAAGCACTTCCAGACAATTTTGATGATTTTAAAGCACTCTTTATTAATCCAAATAATACTATCAATAATCCATTTATGTTTAAAATGCGTATAATTGGACTAACCTCTTATTTTAGAAGTGCCCAAGAACAATTAATGCCTAGTTACGACCATAGTGATCCTAACGATTTTAAAATAATTAAAGTCCCTATGAGCGATTTCCAATTTGGTGTTTATGAAGAAGCGCGTATTCAAGAACGCAAATTAGAAGAAGCAAATAAAAAGAAAAAATCCAAGAAAACAAAGGGGGGAGCACAAGGAGACGAATTATATAGCGACAGCACATCAACATATCGCATATTTTCTCGTGCGTTTTGTAATTTTGTATTTCCTAAACCAGACATAAAACGACCTATGCCTAATGAGGAAGCAACAATAGAAGCCACTTTAGAAAATATTAGTGACGAAGGCATTGGTGACAATATTAGTAAAAATATATCAGAAGAATTATTAGATGACTTAAGTGTTGCGGAAAAATTGGAAAATATAGATGGCAAATATGATGCTGACGATATAAAAGAGTTAGAAAAAGATTTAGCAAATCCAAAAGTAAATGATGGCAGTTATAGTAAACGCATTAGTGAGGCATTAAAAGAATTGGAAAAATATTCACACAAATATTTATCAAAAGAAGGATTACAGCGTTGCAGTCCTAAATTTTTACATATATTGGAAAATATTATAGACGACGACCATAAAGGTATTCATTTATTATATTCACAATTTAAAACATTAGAGGGCATAGGTATTTTTAAATTAGTTTTAAAGCAAAATAATTTTGTAGAATTTAAATTAAAGAAAAACGAAAAAGGAGAATATATGCTAAATGTAGGCGAAGAAAATATGGGAAAACCAATGTATGCGGCATATACTGGGTCAGAAACTCCCGAAGAGCGTGAAATCATTAAAAATGTATTAAATAGTAATTGGAAATTAGTTCCTTCATCAATAGTAAAAACAATTCAAACATTAGCACCAGATAATTTTTATGGTCAAATTATTAAAGTATTGATGATTACTTCATCAGGTGCCGAAGGCATTAGTTTAAAAAATGTTCGCTATGTCCACATTACAGAACCCTATTGGCATCCTGTAAGAATTCATCAAGTTATTGGTCGTGCGCGACGTATTTGCAGTCATAGTGATTTACCTAAAGAACTGCAAACAGTAAATGTGTTTTTATATTTAATGGTTTTTAGCGAAGCACAATTGTCAAGTGATTTATCTATTGAATTACGAGTAAAAGATATTTCGAAAAAAGATAAAAAGAAGGTATTAACAAGTGACGAATATTTATATGAAATATCTAGCATTAAAGAGGAAATAAATGCTTCACTTTTACAAGGCGTTAAAGAGTCAGCAATAGATTGTAGTATTCATACTAGGTCATCAAGTAAAGAAAAAGATGTTAAATGTTTTGTAATAGGCAATCCAAGTGAAAATAAATATATATATACTCCAAATATAGCCAACCAAGATAAAGATGAGGGCATGAAATTAAATAAGAAAACAGAGCTATTAAAATTAAATGAACTAGTAATAAATGGTAACAAATATGCCTATAATAAAGTTACAAAAGAATTATTTGATTATGATAGTTATTTGAAAGAAGAATTGTTGCTTTTAGGTAAATTAGTAAAACTTGATGATGGAACCCATAGATTCCAAAAAATATAGATTTTTTTTGATTGAAAGGAAAATTATAAAATTTAAATTTTTATTAAAATTTTATAATTTGTTATAATTTGTTTTAATTTATTAGTTATTTTTTATTCTCTAGGATATAGTTTATTTACTCTTTGAACTTCAGCTAATCTATAATGAGCATAACCAATTAAAGATAATAAATAATATAGTGGAACATTATGTAAAAGTTCTGTTATTTTAGTTTTATCTAGTTTTTTATTTTTATACATTGCATTGTCTAATGTATTTTGTAATTTTATACCTTCTTTATCATTGTTTTTTTCCATTGTAATAGTATAACCTATAAATTTAGATAAGTCATTATTTATAAAACCTAAAGGTTCATCTGGATGAGCATCATACATTTCATTAGGAATAATATTATAAAGTGTAAAAATTTGTTCTATTGCGAAGTTTCTATCTATATCTTCTTCACAACATATATCTATATTTTTACATACATATTTATGAATTCTTTTTTTAAGTGTTTTAATAGTTCGTTTAACTCGCTTGGCACTGGGCATATATACTATAACTTTATTTTTATTCTATTTTTATTTTATTCTATTTTTATTTTATTCTATTTTTATTGTTTATATACTTAATTTGGCCATTATTAATTTTTGATTGTACAAAACTTTTTCCATTTGTTTATTTAAAAAATCTAACTTAATATTTAGATTTAAATTGAGTTCACTATTATTTTCATTAGCTACAAATTTTTTAAGATTACTATTTTCTCTACTAAGTTCTCTTGTATTTTCTGTTGTAGTTGCCGTTGCTGTACTTGAGAAACTATTTATTAAATCTTCCATATTTAATATTTTAGTTTTATTAGTAGTAGTTTCTTTTTCTAACATATTTATATTTTCTTCATTAAATAACGGCAAAAATGTATCAAATTTATTTAAATCTACTACTTCTAATTGATTTAGATTTTGATTTTCATTTGAATTTATATTTAAAACATTAATGCTAGTAATAGGCACATCATTATTTCTTTCTCTTTGTATTCTCTCAAGTAGTTCATTCATACTATTGTTTTCTAATGGAGTATCTTTTGTTTCACTAAAATCAATTGTTTCGGGAACTTTTTTAGTAATTAAATTACTAAAAGATACCTTCTTTTCAAGCAACTCTTTGTCAAATTCTTCTGATTTCTCATTTTTGTAAATATCTTTTATATGTGCTGGAACTAATAATGACTTTTTAAAACTATTAATATCTAGCATAATATTTTGTAAAATAATTTTATTTAATTGCATAACAATATTTTTAGAATCACCAGTTTTATAATTAGAAGTAAAAATTTCTTTGTTTTCGTTAAATATTTTAGTTATATTACTTTCAAAAATCGCTTTTACATTTGGAAACTTTGACTCTGGAATATTAACAAATGCTTTATTGCTAGACAATATATTCCATAAAAGTTCTTTATTTTGTTCGCTCACTAATATATTAGACATAAATACAATCTTATAGTATTTAAGCACATTAGTTTTAACTTAATTTAAACCTAAAATAATTATTTTAACTTTAAATAATTAAAATAATTTACAATATGCCTTTTCTAAATCACAAGTTACAAAAATATATAATGTTAATATTGTCAGTGTTAATAGCGATGTAATAATTATAATATTAGCTACAGCAAATCTTATAGATGTTAATGTAGTTTCTTGACTAGTTACTTCAGATGTATTATTTGGTTCTTGCATTAAAGACTTCCTACATACAATACATGTATTATTTTTCATTAACCATTGACTATAACATTTACTATGAACATAATAAACTCCACAATGAGTTATTGCGTTTAAATTATTAGACTCTTCTAAACATATTAAACAATTTTGCATGTTTAATATATAAACATAAAAATATAAACATATTTTATATTTATATTATAAATCAATTTTTTATATTATCATATATTAGTTAAGTATGTTTGCTTTATTATTACTTATTCAAACAATCTTTTCGTATATTATTCCAACATATAACCCTAAAACACAAGTTCATTTACATTTAGAAAAATTTAACAATGAATTAAATTTATATCATATTGGAATTAGTTTTAAAAATGAAGATACTATTTTAAGATATGATTACAGACCATTTTGTGACCCAACAAAATGCGAATATAAAACAATTAATAATATTGGTGTTTCTAGTACTGGCGTTATAAATAATGAAGTAAGATTAATTGATAAAATATACAAATTTTATATTCCAGAAACTTTGGCTAATAAAACTATATATTGGGGTGAAACTAGCAAAACATTAGATGAAGTTGTTGAATTTGAAAAAACTCTACAAAAAAAATATATACTGGGTATTAACGATTGTCGCCATTATGTTAATCGTTTTTCAAGATGGGCACTAAATAAACGCACTCCTATTTGGAAATTAGATAAATTATGGAACCAATCATATACGTAATTATTTTTCAAAATAATATTATTTCTAAAGTATATTTTTATTGTTTATAAAAATATACTATATTATGTTATATATTTAATTTTTACGTCTTCGAATAGATTTGTTTCTACGTCTTCGAATAGATTTGTTTCTACGTCTTCTATTACTAACACGTCTTGATTTTCTAAAGCGTTTCACACGACCCCTTCCCATATATTTATCAAGTTCATCGTCTAATAATTTTTTTTGTGCCTCGCTTATTGGAATGGGATCCGGCGGTCGGTCCCAACTGGGCATCACGTCGCTATGACCGCTCATTTATATATATATATAAATATATATAAATTATTCTAAATATATAAAAATTATTCTAAATATATAAAAATTTAATTAATATAATATTATTTTTACTATTTACTATTTACTATTGATTAGTTATTATTTTTCAAAATAATTATCCAATGTTCTTCGAATTAGTCTCTTTGGTGGAGGTTCGCCATTTATATATGCATTTATATACCTATTAAAAGTATTAAAATTTAAAAGCATAAGAATAAACACGACTACTATAAATAATATATTAAAATTTTTGTTTTTTATAAATCCCATAATATTATAACTTTATAATATTATTAAAGAATTATAATTATATATATAGTAATCTACTTTTTACTTATTCCTAAAAAACTTCTTCCAATTTTGCTTGTAACAAACATTCCTAGACCAGAAGCTATTTGAAAATAAAATATATCAGTTTTCTTGGTACAGCAAAGTAAATAACCAGATAAAATAACAAAGACTAAGAAAAACATCCAAAACAAGCGAGTATAAAAATCCATATTTAATATTTTATATAGTATAATATAAACTAATATAAAATATTTGTTTATTATATATGCGGAAAACTAAAAAAAATAGAAAACGCACTACTTTAGCTAAAATAATAAGTAAATTATATTCAAAAAGAAAAGGACGAGGAATTGGTGCTTCAAGAATTAGTATTCGCAGGACTCCATTGTCAGCAAGAGCGGTGAGTGTGGAGACGGCGTTGGCAGAAGCGATGAGGGCGGAGGATATGGCGTGGGATGCGCTGCGGGATGCTAAGGAGACGGCAGCGGTGGATGCGGCATGGTATGCGATGAAGATGGCATGGGATGCGATGAGAGATGCGAAGGAGGCGACGGCGGAAGAGGAGGAGGCGAGGGCGGAGGCGGAGAGGGTGGTGGCGTTAATGAGGGCGAGGGTGGCGGCGGTCGTGGCTGTGGACTTGGCGTGGGAGGCAAGGGCGGCGGCGACGGCGGCGGCGGCGAGGGCGAGGGTGGCGGCGGCGAGGGCGAAGGCAGAGAGGGGAGGGCGCCAATGGGCGGAGAGGGCGACGGCGGAAGAGGAGGAGGCGGCGAGGATGGAGGCGCTGGCGGCGTCGGCGGAGGTGAGGGCGGCGTACAAGGCGGCGACTGCGAGGGAGACAGCAGAAAAAGCGGTAGCGGAGTGGAAGAACCTTTCCAAAACCTTTCCAAGATAACTTATCTATAATATAAACAAATATTTAGAATTTTTTATTTAAATATTTGTTTATGTATAATAGAACGCGAGTCTGCTTAAAACTTTTTAGAATAAATATTCATATAACCTAATATATAATTAACAAACATAATACTTTTATATTTAGTGATTTTTCATTTTTATTTTTATATTGTTTTAATATATAAACAAATGTCAAAATCAGAATCAGAATGGCGCGCGCCATGTTATAAAGGTAGACGAAACGCATGTAGGAGAAAACAAGCGGCAGCAGAGGCAGAGCGTCTTTCGCGTTCAAGCTCGAGTTCAGGTGATGACACACCTAAGCGTGAAAAAAGCAAAGAAACCATTCGCCACACAGTAAACCCGTATAGTCAAGCCAGCACTACTAGTCAGTCATGGAGTGAAAGAATATTTGGCAAAGGATTTAAAACTAAAGCTAGAAGAAGTAAAGGTTCAAAAAAGAGACGCGGTCGCGGCAAAAGAACAGCAAGACGTAGTCGTAGACATTAAATTATAATCAAAATATTTATTTAAAAATTGATTTATTATTATACTAACTTTGTTTATAGTATAATAATATGGAGTTATCAAAATTAACTAAATCAGAACTTCTAATAAAATGCGAAGAACTTGGAATTAAAAAATGTAAATCTAAAAGTAAAGATGATTTAGTTAAATTAATTGAAAGTTTGTCTAATGAAAATAGTGAAGCATCAGTTAGCGAAGCATCCGTTAGCAATAATAATATTCTTAGTACGACCATTAATAATCCTAGCATAACTATTGAAAATATGTGCGGACTAGAATACTTAAAAACATTAGACCCCAACTCTATTGATTTAATATTAACAGACCCACCATATATTATATCTAAAACAAGTGGACTAGATAAGCATTACAATAATGTTAAATACAATGAAGAAAACAATATTAATGAAGTTAAGTCAGAAGAACAATGGATTAACTATAAAGAACAAAATAATATTGAAGATGATTCACAAAAAAACAATTATATAAAATATGGTTCGCTATATGGAAAAAAATATTGTGTTAAAACCGATTATGGAAATTGGGATAGTGATTTTACTTTGACTATTTTAGAAAAATTCATTGAACATTATTATAAAGTATTAAAAAAAGGAGGAACTTTAATAATGTTCTTTGACTTATGGAAAATCACAAACCTAAAAGATTTACTAGAAAAATATAATTTTAAACAAATTAGATTTATTGAATGGATTAAAACAAATCCACAACCAAGAAATAGTAAAGTAAATTATTTAACAAATGGTAGAGAGATTGCGTTATTAGGTGTTAAAGATGGTTGTCCAACATTTAATAGTGCGTATGACAACGGAATATATTATTATCCATTACAAGGCGGAAAAAATAGATTTCATCCTACACAAAAAAGTTTGGCACTATTTGAAGAACTCATTAAAAAACATTCGAATGAAGGCGATATAGTATTAGATACATTTTTGGGGTCAGGAACTACAGCCCTTGCGTGTAAAAACACTAAACGCAGTTTTAAAGGATGTGAACTTAATAAAACATATTATGATAAAATAGTACCACTTTTATAATTATAATTATAATTTACTTACAAATTGTTAATAATAAAATGCTCTTGAAACAGCGTAAGCAATTTTTCAAAACACCAACGAAATTTAATACAATCACGTTTATTATGAACTTGAAATTCACCAATAGTTATTCCGTCTATGCTAATAGACGAACTTTCATTCCATAATTTATTTTTTACATTATGACTAAATTTAATAGCATAATTTGACCAATTTATATGCTCTTTTAAAACTATAAATGCCAATAAATTTTTATGTTTATTATAATAGAGTATTGGGCAATCAAAAGTATGCACACTATAGTGTTGTAATAAATTAGCAATATTATTTATAATATAAAATTTTATTTGCTCTAAACTAGTAGTTGGATCAATTTCAAAAAATTCACAAAACTTCTTGCGCGAGGGTTGCCCTATAACTTGTGGACAGACTTTGCCATCTTTTTTAGTTGTTTTAGCACTTAAATGGATTGTAGAGTCATCTACACATTCAAAATCATATTTGCTTCCGCGACTAGCACAGTGTTTAATAGCATAAGGAAACACGTTTTTTAGATTACTGAGTTTATTTTTGAGAGAATGTGCCTCGTCTAAACTATATTTGTAATTTCCGTCATAAGGTGTGTCATAATATAAACATAACGCCATTTCAAATATTTTACCCAAATCTTCAGTAAGCACTTTTTTTGTTGTTGTCATAATTGATTATATAGGTTAATACTATTATTATAGTAATATTTATACTATATTCAATTTTAATTATACATAGTATTTTATTATGAAAAAAATTGATTTATAATTATACTATAAACAAAGTTAGTATAATTATAAGCATAATGCCTTTTACAAAAGCAACCAAGTTTTTATATAGCAAGACGCTATTTAATATGTTATTTTTAAATAAAGTGGGGCCTCTTGGGCGATGGAGTCAAGAGCGATGTGCTATTAAACTAAACAAGAAAATAGATTTAGCAAATGAAGACAATTGTGGTCATTATATATTAATTAAATTAGATTTAACTAAGACAAATAATACTAAAATTTCTAGGGTTAGTCCATATTTAATTGCTGAACACGAAGAACAAGAGCAAGAGCAAAAACAACAATAAGTTAAGCCTTAATTATTATACATTAGTTTTCTGGTCGTAATTTATTATAATAACATAAATCATTGTCAACAAATATATGTATATCTTTATTTTTATTATAACACTCAACAATATAGCGTCCATCCGCATCCAACATATCTGTTATCCATCTTTCATTTGTATATATTTTATAAGGTATTATATACATAGCAGTATCAATACGCCAAATACGTACATCATCACCATAACCATATACTCTATTAGGTTGATTAAATGTATATAATTTACTATTATCAATAATTTTCATTAAATTATACATATTTGGATGTACTATATTATCATCATCTAAAAAATGTACTAAAGCATTTGGATTCGCAATTCTATTTAATCCATAATTTCTTTGTGGATTTCCGCCTACACCAGTCAAATCTGTATGTATATATTCTTTGATTTTATTATTTCCTTGGTTTTCAAATATTTTTGGATTATCAGTTATTTTACTGCCATCATATACAATAATCCACTCATCTATATATTCAAAATTCATATTTTTTTCAATTTCTTTTAAAAGATGAACTCTATATGATGGTGTTATAATTGTTAATTTATTTGTATTTTTAAAAATTGGTTCATTTCCTCCTTTTATTAATATAAATAATTTATCATTATTCAAACCAGTTGAGTTTCTATTGTTATGGTCAAATTCTATAAAAAAATAGTCTTGAAAATGTTGCAATATAGGTGCTAAACGATTTATATAATCATTTTCATTATATGATTTAAATATATCTTCAATAATCAATACTCCTCCTGGTTTTAAATATTCATAAACATTTTCAATAACTCGTATTTGATCCTCAAATACATGTGTACTATCTTCAATAATTATATCATACAATTCATTTAATTCGCTAAAAGCATTTATAATACTATTTTTATTAGTTACATCTATATTAGAAAGAGTAATTCTGTCATTATTAAAATTTTGTTCAAAATCATTTATTAAATCATTGTTACAATCAAATCCGTATATTTGTGAATTTGTAAAGTATTCTTTCCACATAAGTAATGAACCACCATATAATATACCTAGTTCTGCTATTTTTAAGTTTTCATCTTTTTTTTTTTTAAACATAGAGTCATAAAATAATGTATATGGATAGCAATGTCTAGAATCACTTACATTATTTCTTTGTGATGATTTGTCAGTATCATATTTTTTACCAATTTCACATAATTCAGATGAATTACTTTTGTAGTTAATTTTTAGAGTGGTCATAATATAAAGTATTATAAGTATTATACTTTATATTATAATATTTTATAAAATATTATGTTTAAAAACTTATATAAAAGCAAGAGCAAGAGCAATCGAAAGATTAAACATTAATTAGCAAATAATGGATTCATTTTTATATGTGCATCATTATAATATTTTTTCCTATATTCTCTCATAGTTTCATCTTTAATACGTATAGTTTTAAAATAATTATACGTTTTATTTTCTTGTAATAATTCTATTATAAAATATAATGAGTACATACCGCATTGTCCATCACTAAATTGATGCGTGAATCCTTCATTATTATCGGCAATTAATTTAATATTTAAATTATGTGCTTGATTTACTATTCTGTCAATTAAAACTTGAATTTGCTTTGGTGTTTTAGTTCCATTACTATCAAAGTAAAAAATAAATTTTTTATTTAAATCTAAAAATAGTGAAATCCAATGTTGCCCTGGTTTATTGTGCGGATCAGTATTAAATATTATGCCTATTTTAGTAATCTTATTTTTAATGTGTTCCTCTAAATTGAAATTACATAATTGCTCCCACACACAAGTTGAAAACAACTCTTTAGAGTCAAAATCTATTGGCGATGGTCCAATAAACTTGAAATAGCTATGTGATTTTTCATATTGTTTCATTATTTTTATTATATCAACACTGGATAGCCAAGTATTTGGTTTAGTTGACCATGATTCGGGAGAAAAAGGTTTAAATATTTCCTTTATTAATAATTCACTGTTATTAACTTTGCTTAATGGAGTATTTTTTAACCAGCATAATTCATCATAACATTGTTTGTTTAATTTATTTTTAAAGTATTCCCATATTTCTCTACTATTATTTGTCACTATTTTATCACTGCTGTTAGCATTCCATACATTTTTAAATAATTGTAAATTGCTTCGCGAATAGCAAGTATAATCTTTTAATTCATTGTCTATATTTTTGTTTTGATATGGCGAACATTTAAGTTTGTTAAATTGTTTATTATATTGTTTATTATATTTACGAGTTGTTCTGTGCTTTTGTCTATGTAAACGCATTTTAAATGGTGATTTTTTAAATGATTTTGGTAATAATTTTCTTGTTTTTGTAAAATTTTTATATATATTATTTTTCACATTAATCATATTAATTAATGCTTTATTAATTAATATATAATTATAAAAAAATTATTCCCTTTTTTGTGGAAGTATTTTTCTATTATATTTGTTTGATTTTCTAACAACAAATAAATCTAAATTTTGTATTTTTTTTGAAGTATCATTTTGGGGACACATACAATTAATAGTTTCAGCATTTATATTAAAATCACCAATATTTTGGTTACTTATACTACTATTTGAATAATCTTTTAGTTCATCTTTTATTATATTTTTCATTCTTTTTTCTTTTAAATGTAGTATTAAGTTTAACACATATAATAAATAATACATTTTATATTTTTCATTTATATTAGTATTACTATTGTTATTGGCATCACTATTAGTAGCCAATAATTTTTCTAAAGTAGAAGTATTGTATTTTAAGATTTGTTCTTTATATACTTTAATGTTGTCTTCTAAATTATCAAAAATTTCTTTTAATAAACTATTATTGCTTAGTAAATTTTCTAATTTATTTGTTTTAGCATATTGAACTTGATTTGTTAAATATAACAAGTCTATATTGTTTATAAATGATTCAATCGGTTTAACTTCTTTGGGTTCTTTAACTTCTTTAACTTCTTTGGGTTCTTTAACTTCTTTAACTTCTTTAACTTCTTTAACTTCTGTAACTTCTTTGGGTTCTTTTTGCTCTAAATCAATACTTACTACATTCATTTGTTTTGACTTTTTAATTTTATTATTTTTATTATTTTGTTTCATAATTATGTATTATAATAAATTTTATTTTAAATCTTTTAATTGAACTCGTGTTGAGTTATAAAATATTTCATTTCCAATTGAACTTGATATATTTGGATTAAAATCATTAAAGCTTTCTTGTTTAAATAATAAATGTGCGTCTAAATTAGCATTATGTGTTGTAAAATTAATATTATTTTCATATAAATTGCTAGAAGTATTTGGAAGATACGCTACTTGGTCTGCTTTTTGTAAAGCAAAAAATTGGTTTCTTAAAGTAGATTCTTTATCAACATTTGTTGCAAAACCAAAAAAATGTGGTTTTCTAGTTCCTGGAAAAAATGTGCTATTTACATCATATACTTCACTATTATTTATAGGAACTGATGATTCAACAAGGTGATTATAAGTAGGCATTAATGTATATTTTGTATTTACTGGTCTAAACGAAAAATTCATTCCTAAATTATTTGATGGAAAATTTCTATTTGCTATTGAATCATTTATAGTATTATGTGACTCAAAATTATGTAAACTTACATTATATAAATCATTTGTTGTTGTCATTTTATATTATAAATACTATATAAATTTATTTAAACAATTTGCGTAATAATTTGATTCTTATAAAAAATATTTATTATTTATATTTAAATAAATCAATTCTATTTTTTATAAATATATTTAACGCTTGTAGTCTTTGGCAATATTAAAATTATTAAAATAATGTCTATTGCTTTTATTATTAATCATTAAATTACGTCTATTTTCATATTGCTTATTTTTAATATACTTAATTTTATTTTTTTCTTGTGTTTTTAAATAATTTAAAGCAAATATATTTGACATAGCATTGCTATTAGTGGTTACTAAACTCATCAGAATTACTGCAGTAGTCATCATTATGAGTGTTAAATAATTTATAAAAATATAAATCAATTTTTTTATAAATAATTTAGCATTAGTTAACATTAGTTAGCATTAGTTAGCATTAGTTAGCATTATTTAAATATTAATAATAACGCGATTGGGTTCTATATCCTTGAGCACTAAACCGATTTATTGGAGTATTACTTACACCATTACGACGCTGAAGATTTGTATTTATATAAGATTGATATTTCCAAGCATCTTGTACTGCCAATTCTTGTAATTGTGAAATTGGTGTTTGTAATTTTTTTAAAGTATTTCGACTAAAGTTATGAATATTATTATTTAAATGATAAAACAACTTTTCACGAACATCTATATTATCTTTAATAATATAAACTAATTTTTCTTGCATAGTTGGATAGTCAGATAAAGTAACTAATAATTGTTTAATATCATGACCCGAATAATAAGTAAAATTATTAGCAGCAGCATTATCAAAAGCATGAGGGAGAATTTCTTCATAGCATCTTTCTAAACATTCCCAATTACGACCTTTATAATTAGATAAAGACTCAAAAAAGTCTGTTAAATAGTCATCATTACTTATAATAGTTTGAACTAAATCATCATAGCTATTCCAGCGTTTCATATAGCATAATTTAATTAATTGTTTTTGTAAATTATAATTAATGCCTCGTCCTTGACGTTTTTTGATTTTATTAATATGTTTTGTATTATTATTTTTTTTACCCGTTTTTTTACGTTTAAGTGTTTTTTTTACCATATGTATTTATATATATTAATATATGTTAATATATGTTAATATAAATTTTATTATTATAAAAAATTACAAGTTATAATAGTATATATTATTTTGCATCACCAAGATTTGTTGCGTCATTGTCAAACCAAGTCATTTTAATAGTTGTAATATTTGTTTTTATAATATTATATGACGTGCTTAAAGCATATAAACTCATTAATTTATAATATTCTCCATTTTGAATCCAACTAATAACTTCATAATAATTACTATAGCGATGTGATATGTTTATAATAGCAGGTATAAAATTATGAATTTCTTTAAGTCCAATAGTTTCAAATTCTTTCCAGTACACATTTTTCCCAAATAATTCATAATTATACTTATCTAAAATATATTCATCCATAGTTTCATAACAATCACTAGGATAATTATATAAATCTAAATAGCTTGTAATATTTTCACTATTCATAACAATAGTTTTAATAGTTTTTTTTATTGAACTAATTAATTCTTGATCTACCATCATATTTATAGTCTTCTTATACTAATGTTAAATAATTATTTATAAGTCAATTTTTTTATAATCTTTTCATATTATGTCTTTCTAATTTATTATTAATTTCTATTATACATTCGGTAGTGGATCTTACAAATAAATCAGGAATAAATGAATGAATTAATGATTTAATACAAGAAATAAATAATATAAAAGAATAATTTAAAGAAATGAACATATGTTCAAAATAATTCATATTTGAATCTCTCAAATGTTTGAATTCTATAAACATAATATATATAAAATAATTATATATTATTTTTATATATTTTTTATTATTTTTATATATTTGTATATATAATATGTATATACATTATTTTTATTTTTTCAATACACTATGATATAATGTATAACCTGAGAATAATAATAATATTATTGTTATTACAATGTTTCTTGATACACTATAAGGCCAATATGGTAAAAAATATGTTATTGCTAATGCTAATAAACCAAATAAATATATAATATTATTGTATTCAAAGTATTTTTCTACATTTAATAATGGATAAAAACCAACAAGATGCATTATTATTATTAAAATAAAAATGCCTATTAACTTTTGTTCTAATATTTTATAATAAGTATCAATTATTCCAACTATTCCAATTAATAAGAAAATTAAACTTACATATTTAATATAATTATTAAAATAAAATATTAATAAAGAAACAATAGGAACTAAAACCCAACTTAATTCGCCACGAAACAATTTATAATGATAATAATATACATTATTATTTTTGAATGTTATTTTCATTTATAGTAATTATATTTATATATAAATTATAAATTATAAATTATAAATTTATAAAATATAAATTTATAAAATATAAATTTATAAAATATAAATTTATAAAATATAAAATTATAAATATTTTATATATAGTTTATGAATATTGAGTTATTACAACAAGCACTTGAAAACGATGATAATTTAAATATTATAAATACAAATATTCAAGAAATAAAACAAAAGAAAAATGAAATCTTACAAGAACTCGGATTAAATCGCGAAGATTTAAAAAGTTATCATAAAAAACTAAATGGTTATATGTATATAGAGAATATAAAAGATTTAAAGTACGGGAGAAATTTAAGATGGATAAATTTGAACAAAATAGATTCTATTAAAATAACCAATGGAGCTCTATTATGTGATATTAAAATACACGACAAAGGACTAGCATTGGTATTAAAAGGCTATAATCATAATTTTATTACATTATATTTAAACGAAAATATAATATTTCAAAAATTAAATAGCGAAGAAGAAATAATTTTAAAAGCAGTAGACTATTTACATAAACAAACTTAATAGTTGTATAAAAAATTGATAAGTTAACGTTTATTATTTTTTCTATGTACTCAATAATATTGTTTATAAATGATATACGAACCTTGTACTTATTTAGACATATATGAATTACCCAATGATGTTAATAGACTTATAGTTGACTATCTTTTTAAAGACTATAAATTTCTTAGTACACTTAAAACAACTTGTAAATCAATGTATAAAACAATTAGTGTTTTTGCTATTGCTAAACTAATGTTGACTACTAAACTGGGTTTGTTTAGTTATCGTGAATTATGTATAAATCCCGAATGTTATGAAGACACTTATGATGTTTTTACATTTATTCATAATTATTATTATACACGTTATTTACATTATAGACAATATGCGTTGAATGCTACAACTATCATAGTTAACGCAAAATATTATAATATATATTCTCATTATTGTTGTGAGTGCTTAAAAAAATTTGTGCTAGTTGGTTCTAACTCAAATGTAATAGAAAACTATCAAAACTCTGAACAAGTTAATATAATATATTAAAGTAAAACAACATAGTATACATTAAAAAAATTGATTGTTTTTTTATCGATTATTATATAATCTATATAAATATACAAACTATTTATACGAAACGCCTATTATATAATGGGCATCACTTTTTGCGACTTAAATGATGATGTTATTGGAATTATTATAAGTCATGTAAAACATTATTATTATCTTGCTATGCTTAAGAGAACTTGTTTAAGTAACTATAATAGTGTTTCAAAGTTGTCAATTACCAAACTTTTGTTATCATCTAGACTTAGTCACTTTTCCCCAAGAACATTTTGTGTTAATATTAATTGTGCTCGTGATACCAATGAAGTATTTAAAAATCATTATCGCAATGGTTATGATAGTTATGTTCATATTAAGCAATTTGCCTTAAAAAAAACAATACTTTTAATTAATGATAAAAAGTATTGTCTTAATACACATTATTGTGGTGAATGCTTAAAAAAATTTGTTTTAATAGGAGATTTAAAAAATGTTAAGCACAATTATGACTATATAGATGAAGTAAATATAAGTTACGCAAAATGTAAGTATATATTTATCTAAGAGATGTTTATAAAAAATTGATTATTTATTTTTTATATTTGTTTATAGTCTGGACAAAAAAGCAAAAGCAATAATTATGTCAAGAGATCACGTTTCATTTTCAGTTGCCAGAGGGCTGTTGAAGGAGTTTTTTGAGAAGTTTGTTCCATCTAAGAGAGATTATTGTATTAATCCTGATTGTGTGAAGGATACAGAGGCTGCCGTGTTACATATATGGGAGGCTCACTCACAGGCATATGAACATATTGATAGGCAGGCAGCGTTGAACATTACAACTGCTTGGGTAAATAGAAAGCCACATTGGATAAGGTCTCATTATTGTTGCGAGTGCTTCAAGAAACATGTTTTGGTAGGTGAAAACAAGAATGCTTCGCAACACTATGGGAATTATTGTGATGGAGTTCAACAGGTAGAAGTGTACTTTCATAATGAACCTTGGCCTTCTACATGGTTCAATTGTGTTACTGGGGAAGATCATGTGCTAACCGAGTATCAAGAAAATGTCTTGGCATACAACTAAATAGTTTATGTGTCTTGATAAAAAAAATTGAATACTTTATTAATTTATTTTTTTTACTATATATTTATAGTCTATACAAAAAACGACAGGCGACAGGCGGCAAGCAAAAAGCAATGATGATGTGCGAAGTTTGTGCGTTAAATATTTGCGACTTACCAAGCGAACTCATATTTATGATTGTAGACAATATTGAAGATAAAGACTATCTTGTAAACTTGAAGAAGACATGTATGTTGTTTAGCAAATCTATCAGTCAATTTTACATTGCTAGACAAATAGTATCAAGAAAGTATGGACTATATACTATTCTTTTAAAAGGAAGACAGAGTTGGTGTATGAATCCTAATTGTAGTGATGATAGTAAAAGTATTGTTGAATATATATGGAATTATGGTCAAGGAAATTATACACATCATACACAATTTGCGTTAAACGCAACAGAAATAGTTGTTAACGGAAAACCATATAATTTTAAGTCTCATTATTGCTGTGAGTGCTTAAAAAAACATGTTTTAATAGGTGATAGAAAAAATGTATCACAACACTATGGAGATTATTATAAATATAACATGCAAGTAAACATATCTTATAATAATAAACCTACTCCTTCAACATGGACCAATCAAAGAACACTAGAAAAAGAACCATTATTTGAATGGCAAGTGATGATGTTTGAAGAATGACTATAATTTGTATATGTGTTTGTTATAGATTTAAAAAATTGAATACTTTTTTTTGTATTTATTTATAGTCTGGACAAAAAAGCAACAAGCAACAAGCAACAAGCAAAGAGCGAAAACCAATGATGATGTGCCAAGCTTGCGAGCTCAACATTTGTGCTCTAAACATTTGCGACTTGCCAAGCGAGCTCATTGCCCTCATTGTTGACCGCCTTGGAAACAAAGACTATCTCGTGAGTTTCAAGGAGACGTGTGTGTTGTTTAGCAAATGTGTGAGCCAGTTTTACATTGCTGGGCAGATGGTGGCAACATTGTATGGAGTGTTTACTGAACGTTATGTTGACAAGCGTTTTGAGAACCAGTATGTGATGAGTGACTGTGTAAACGCAAACTGCTACCATGATACTGAAGCGGTGTGTGAGTATGTATGGAATTATGGGTACATTCGGTACTATCATCGCATTCAAAAACCCATGCAGTCAACGACCATGTTTGTCAATGGAAAAGAGTATCCAGTCAAGCATCATTATTGTGCTGAGTGCTTTGTGAAGTATATTCTAGTTGGGTCAAATCCAAACGTGTCACGGCACTATGGAAACTATTGTAGCAACGGCGACAAGCAAGTGGATGTGACCTTCAATGCGGAACCAACACATTCAACGTGGATACATTACCAAACAGGAACAAAGGAACCATTGACCAAGTGGCAAGTAAATGCTCTCAATGGTAAGTTTGATTAGTCTTTGTTTAATTTGTGTTTAAGTTGTCTTGTGTTGTGTTTTTTTTTTCTTAAAATTATAGTTGATAAAAAAAATTGATTACGTTTTTTGGTATTTATTTATAGTTCTAAAAAACAACTATGTCTAGCATTAATTCAAGCGACCATGTTTCATTTTCGGTAGCTAAAGAGAGGTTGCAAGAGTTTTTTAAGAAGTTCGTTTCAACCAAGCGTATATACTGTATAAATCCTAACTGTCTCAAGGAAACAGAAATGGCAGTAGTACACATATGGGAGGCTCGCTCAAAAGCATACAAACACACTGAGCGGCAACCAGCGTTGAATGAAACAACAATGTGGGTTACTGGAAAAGAATATAGTTTTCGGTCTCATTATTGTTGCGAGTGCTTCAAGAAATATGTTTTGGTGGGAAACAATAAGAATGCCTCGCATCGCTATTGGACTTCTTATGACAGACGACAACAAAATGTGCACGTGATTTTTAATAGTGCTCCATACCCATCTTCAACATCTTATTATGGGTCAGGCACCGTGCAACCACTAACCAAGTTTCAAATTAAAATGCTTGGTCAGTAGTTGTATGTCTTATAAAAAAATTGATTACTTTTTTAGTACTTATTTATAGTATCAAAAAAGCAAAACAAACAAATCTTTAAAAATGATGAATGTAAGCAATATCTGCGACTTGCCAAGCGACATTATTTTATTCATTATTAAACAATTAGGCAATTACGAATATTTAATTGGTCTAAACATTACTTGTAAATCGTTGTCTAAGTTGATTTCAAAATTTGCCTTAACAAAGGAGATGTTTGCTATGTTGTTTAGCAGATTTAATCCATATGAGTTACAGAAATATAATCCTAATCGTAAGTATATGGCAAGATGTGTAAATGTGCATTGTAAAGAAGAAACTCATAATGCGTGTGAATATATATGGGAGGCTCACGATGGACTTGGTTATTTACACAGGAAACAAGATGCACAAAATACAAATTTAATGGTAATTAATAAGAAAAAATTCTGGTTTCGCTCTCCTTATTGTTGTGAATGTTTTAAAAGACATGTTTTAGTAGGAAACAATAAAAATGTTGCGCAACATTACGGAAATTATTGTTATGGAATGCAGCAAGTAGTTGTAACCTTTAACACTACACAACCATCAACTTGGTATGATTGTGCAAGAAATTGGTATGGACCATTAGTGGAGAGACAGGTGCGCCTTTTAAATGGTTATTATGAATCGTCTTATAGAGAGTGTCCTCTATGAGGACATTAAATGCTTATTTGTTTTGTCTGGTGCTTAGTGTAGTGCTTTAATATTAATTTTTTGCTTTAGTGTTTGTTTTTTATTTAAAAGTAATTTGCCATTTAACGTTTTAGTCAATTTATTTTTATTTGTTTTGCTTGTTTTTAACATCATTTTTTTTTTACACGAAAATCCATTTATTTTTAAATGCTTACGTTGTAATACACTATGATTACATATTCCAATGGCACGACTTTCTTTGTTACCTGGATTGGGAACTTTTTTTATACAACTGCATAATTTCTTTGCTATTATTTTTTCAGCCATTTTTTTGATAGAACTTAGAGAGGTGTTTGAATTTATTTTAATATTATAATAATTTAAAATATTAATATAATCCTCTTTTGTTAAATTCATAAATTATTATATATTATAATTTACATATATTTTTTATAAGATTATACATATATTTTTTATAAGATTATATATATATTTTTTATAAAACTTACATATATATTTTTATAAAAATATATATATAATTACTATGAATGCAAAAAAAATACTAAATTATACATTTATAATTTCTATAGCAATACAAATATTTACATTTTTAATAAGTATTCAAGGTATTTTTACAGAAATTCCTGTTGTATATCGTTTAATAAAAGACTTATTTTTCTTAGAATTATTTGTTCAATTAATTGAAGGAGTATTTTACATATGGTTAGCATTTAATGTTTTAAAACTTACTAACATAACGCCTATAAGATATTTTGATTGGATGATTACAACTCCTACTATGCTTATTACATTAATTTCCTATTTAATATTTATTAATGCTAAAGAAACAAATCAAACGCAAGGTCTAACTTTATATTCTATTTTAACTACTAACTCAAATGTTATTATACCAATATTGCTTTTAAATTGGGCAATGTTGCTTTTTGGGTATTTGGGAGAAATTAAAGTTCTTCCGGTGCTATATTCTATAATTCTTGGATTTATACCTTTTGCCATATATTATGCTATGATTTATAGCAATTTTGTTAAAAAAACTAATAGTGGTTATATATTTTTCTTCTATTTTCTTATTTTTTGGTCTTTATATGGATTTGTTGCTGCCTTACCTTATTATGTCAAAAATATACTATATAATATATTAGACCTTTTTGCCAAGAATTTCTTCGGTCTATTTTTAGCATATATAATTTATACTGGAAACTATTAAATATATACTATTATCAACTATTATTTATACTATAAACTCTAATGTAACTATTAATATATTTTATGTGGCAAAATTATTTTATAATGTTATATTAGAATTACACAAGTGCTATGTTAATAGAAAGCGCTATTCCAAATAGTGTTAATTATGTAATGGTGTTTGATTTAGATGAAACTCTTGGTCATTTTTCTCAATTATATGTATTTTGGTCATTATTTACAAAATATATTAATAATAACAATGAAATGTTATTTTTTGAACTATTAGATACTTTTCCTAAATTTTTGCGTCCTAACATATTAAATATACTGAAAAATATTAAGCAAAAAAAGGAAAAAGGATTATGTAATTATGTCATGATATATACTAATAATAATGGTCCAAAATCGTGGGCAACTATGATTCAAAATTATTTTCATCATAAATTAAAATATCACTTATTTGATAGAATAATTGGAGCATTTAAAGTAAATGGACAAATTATTGAAGTTTGTAGGACCTCACACGGAAAGTCCATGAAAGATTTAATAAATTGTACAAAATTACCATCAAATAGTCAAATATGCTTTTTAGATGATCAGAATCATAACGAAATGTATAATGAAAATGTGTTATATATAAACTTGAAACCATATAACCATAATATTAATTTTATAACTATGGCATCTAAAACTTATGATAAATATTATTCTTATTTTCCTAGTGCTAAATCAAAAAAAGATTTTATTAATTATATTGCTAACAATACACAAAATTATAAACTAGAGTATTTAAATAAATCAAAAGTAGAATATAATATTGAACAAGTTTTTGGTAATGTTTTAATAAAAAAAATAGAGGCATTTTTTAATTCTAAACCGCGAAAATTTACTAAGAAAAATAGAAAAACATAATTTAAACAATTAAGTTTTATTAAATATATTTGTTGTAAAACTACTTAGTTACATTAGCAATTAATTCATTTATAGTATTGCTTATAATATATTTAGCATTGCTTTGTAAATAACTTTCAATAGAACCTATTATTGTACTTGATAACAATAAAAATACACCCGAAGAAAATACCAATTGTCTGTCAAATTCTCCAAATTTGCGTTCACTATACGTAATAGGATTATAATATATAACCAACAAAGAACCTATATATATACGCAAAAACGACTTCAAGTGTTCTAAATATTGTGGTGCAAAACCACCAACACCTAGCAAAACTATAATATATAATAAAAAACTTGCTCTTAGTGAATATAAAAAGAATATTTCATTGACTTTCTTGATCTTATACATTTTATATTTATTAATATGTACAAATATTAAAAATACTTATACATATTTAACATTATTACTATTATGTAAAATATTTATAGCATTTTTATAAACTTGCTTGGTAACCTTCCAAAGTTGCCCAAGACCCCCCAAAACTTATGCATTAAAAAGTTAAATTCCACTTTTTTTGAAAAATATAATTTGAAAATTTTTTGGGTTTTGGACATTTATAAATGTCCATTTTTGATTTTTAAGAATCTTTATATACTTTTTGAAAATTTTTATGTGTAAAAATGAATTTGTCAGCATTAAAGTAATGAAACATTTTAAAAGGTTTAAAAATTTACCAAACCATAAATTTTTTTCAAGAATTTTAAAATTTTTACGCTTTTTTTATAAGTATAAAATACTTATAAAATACTTATAAATTTTGCGAAATTTCGCGACAATTTTTTAAATATTATTTATTTGTTATGATATATGTATTCGTATAATAATTTTATATATATTTTTTTTTGCTCGATTTCAAAAATACTTATATTTGGCGTGAAATTTTTAAAAAATGATTTAAGAGTTTTTTTTATAAGTATATTATACTTATAAATGACTTATAAAAAAAACGCAAAAAACTCCATTTTTTATGAATGTAATTTATGTGATTATAATACGTGTAAAAAGGGCGATTATACTAGACATTTACAAACGCAAAAACATAAAAATAACGAAATACTTATAAATGGCGAGCAAATAATAAATAAAATTTTTGCTTGCGAATGTGGAAAAAAATACAAACATAATCAGAGTTTATATAATCATAAAAAAAAATGTACTAATGAAGTTATAAGCAATAAAAAGGATGAGCCAAATAATCAAGTTATTTTACAAAATAATGTTGACCAAAATATGATAATGAAGTTAATATCCGAAAACAATGATATAAAAAATTTATTATTAATACAACAGCAACAATTATTGGAACAACAAAAACAATTAGGAGAACAACATAGACAATTAGTTGAAATAGTACCTAAAATAGGTAATATAACAAATAATACGGCACATATAAAGCAAAATTTCAATATTAATGTTTTTCTAAATGAGCAATGTAAAAATGCGATAAATATGAATGATTTTATAAAGCAAATAAAACTAACATTGGAAGATTTAGATTTAACAAAAAACAAAGGATTGGAAATAGGATTAAGCAATGCTATTATTCAAACCATTAATAAAATGTCGCTATTTGAAAGACCATTACATTGTACCGATCCTAAACGTGAAACATTATATATAAAAGATAATGATTTATGGGAAAAAGATAGTGATAAAACGAAAATAAAAGGGGCTTTACATAATTTAAATAAAGCACATTTTAAATTAATTCAAGATTGGATTGCTGAAAATCCGGACTTTAAAGAAAATGATGCTAAACAAGACTATTTTGCTTATTTATTGAAAACTTGTTCTGTTAGTTTAAAGACGATAGATGATAAAATTATAAAAAAAATATGTGCTTGTAATAATTTGAAAGACAATTTAAAACAATTAGAAAATATTACTTGGGATTAAATGATATTAATTGAGATTAATTGACAAAAATAATTATATATGTTTATATTAGTTTATAATGTTTTTAAATTTATTACGACCACTACTTAATTTTATTTGTATCATAAATAAAGGCATGAACTTTATTTATCCGTATTTACCTCTTATAAATAGCGTCATAACAATAATATTTATAATATTGGGAATTACTGGCGCAATAATGTTTGGTATGGGTATTAAATTTAAAAATGTTGCTCGCAATGTTTATAGTTCTGTTCATTTAATAACAACTTTTATTTGTATGTTAATAATATTTCATCTTACATATTGTCCACTAGTTATTCCAAATAATCATGAAAGTAAAAATGAAGTTCCACCGAAAGAACCAAATGTAATTCAAGATGGCGGAGGAGGACTTAAGATGCCTGGATTTAAAATGCCTGGATTTAAAATGCCCATTCCCAATTTACCAAAATCTATTACAAACGGTGTTGGTAATATATTTAGTTTTATAAATAACTTGGTTAAAAATAATACTATACCATTTATTATTGTGCAAGTATTATGTGTAACTATAATAGTAATAGTTTGTACTTTAATGTCTGCTATATATGGTGGTATAGCTAAGGCTGGTTATGAATTGCATTGTACTGCTAGCAATGAAGTTTTTAATATTCCATGGTGGGGAAATTTAGTAGATTTTTTTATGCATATACTTTTAATTATATCATCTATTTATGCAATAATATACTTTATTATTAAATTGTTTACAGATATTTTTACTTCAATACCGGGTTCTAGTTCAAAATCTCTTAATACTGAAAATATGACTGATAAAATGCCTTCGGGAGTTCGTAAAAGATTTGGAAAATATTTTAATATTATGAATGACTGGCCAATAATAAGAGGAACATTTATTATATCGTTATCCTATTATATAATACAATTACTTTTAAGATTGTTTGAAGATTTTATTTCTTATATTATTGTTTCATTTTCTAATTGGCAAAAAGCAGAAACTGAATGTAGTGATGAACCAAATAAAAATTCAAAAACAGATATGGAAAGAATGATTACATTAATTATTAATATAATAATATTTATAGTATTAGTTATAATTACTATAGCATTGTTGTTTATTAATATTGTTTATAGTCCTGTAATTATCCAATTTCTTACTATGGGTCCTAAATTTTATATTCCGGCTGCTGTAGCAATATCTGGCCACGTAGATTTAAAGTCTATAACAAAAATAGTTTCACAAGCAACAAATGGAAAAGTAAATGAACAAAAGATACAAGAAATTTCAAATAAAGTATTAGCAACGCTAGAAAATAGTGGTGAAAAATTTGATTTAAAACAAATGTTTGGTAGTATTAATAATAAAACTATAGACTCTGCTCCTGCTCCTGCTAGTGCTCCTGCTCCTGCTAGTGCTCCTGCTCCTGCTCCTGCTCCTGCTAGTGCTCCTGCTCCTGCTAGTGCTCCTGCTCCTGCTAGTGCTCCTGCTCCTGCTCCTGCTAGTGCTCCTGCTAGTGCTCCTGCTCCTTAAACTTCAACATAATATTTAAAACTTATAAAAAATATAATATTTTTAAAACTTATAAAAAATATTATATTTAAAAAGAAGAACCAAAAGCACCTCCCAATGCTCCATTAGCAGCCATTGGTTCCATTGAATCCATAAAAGCATTTTGCATTGCCTGATTTTGGAAATTGTTTCCACCTCCACCCCCACCTCCTCCACTATTTATCATATTAGGTAAAGAATCAATTAATGAAATATTATTTTGTGGTGGTAATTGATTGACACGTGGTGCTATAATAGTATTATCAAGACTATCTGCTCTACTTGCTTGATGAATTCCTGGTTGACTTACTCTAATATTTCCTTGATTATTTCCTCCTTTTGCTTGAGTTTTTCCATTCCATATTTCC